TGATAAAGCAAAAACAGCAATTACAGATATTGCTCCTAATATTGCATCTATCCATGATTTATCAACTTCAGGGGATTTAGATGGACTTAATAATTTCGAGGCAACAATCTCTGATGATAATCCTCTCGCAGGAATATCAAAGGGTGTAATTGGAATCAACAAATTTTTCGCATATCCAAGTACAGCTTTACATTGGGTTGGAAATAAAGTTCATGATGGAATTGTATCTGGAGTTGAAAAGATTAAGACTGCGGCAAGTGCCACGGGTGAATCTGTTTCAGAATTAAATGATTTTGCAAAAGCAGGGGATACTGATTCGTTGCTTGCATATGAACCTACAATCGATGATGAGGTTCCAGCTGGTGGGTTCTTAAAGGGTGTAATTGGTATTGCGAAATATGTAATGGTACCTAGTGCTTACATGCATCGTATTGGAAACAATATTGCTGAGTTCATGGGAAATACAATCGAAAATGCCAAAGATATTTTAACCGCAACGAAAGAGTACATTTCAACTTTAACATCCTATACAGATACTGATAAGGATATGAGCGGATTCAACAAAGAAGAGATAAATACAGATAGTCCTGTTGGAAAGATAATCGGAGCTATGATTAAAAAGCCAATTCACATGTATGTTACCATCATGCGTGGAATTAACGCGATTGGGGATTGGTTTAGTGATAGAGCTGAAGATCTCGGAAATGTTGCTAGTAACGTAGCAGATACCGCCAGTGGCGCTCTTGATACTGTAACAAGTGGAATCAGTTCTCTTGGGACAAATCTCATGAATTTAGCACGAGGTGGTTCTGGAATTGGTCGACCTATCGGTGGTCGTGGTGTAGAACCTGAAACTGTAAATGGATATGATTATTACTCACAGAATGATTCTAATTGGAAGAATCAGGCATACGTATCTAAAGAATCAAACGATGGTGCAACCATGGGCGATTCCGGTTGTGGACCTACAGCTATGTCAATGGTAGTATCCCAGAGCATGAACTCTGGTGTTGACCCTACATCTATGGCGAAACTTGCATCAAATGCCGGATTTAGAGATAATACTGGTACAAATGCTGACTTCATTGATTATGCTGGAGATACTTATGGATTAGCACATCAGGATCAATTGAATCCGAGTGCGAAGGATATTAAGAATCAGCTTCAGAATGGGCAGGCCGTTATCTTAAATGGTGTATCCAATAACTCAAATGGACCATATACTGATGCTGGTCATTACGTTGTTGCTGTTGGATTAGACAGTTCTGGTAGAGTTCTTGTCAATGATCCAAGAGGAAAAGAATATTCGAAGCCCTATCAAGCATCTGCACTTGCAAAAGGTGCTGCAAAATCTTGGGCTTTCAATGTTGGAGGAAATGGTCGAGGATTCGTTCCACAGATCAAATATCCAAAGGGAACCATTGGTGGTCGTGGTGTATCAGGAGATTGGTTATCAATCGTTAAATCTGTAAAAGCTCTTGTTGCTGCACAGAAACCGAAATACGACCAGGGTGGTACAATGTATATTACTTACAATGGTAAGAAATGGAAAATGCGTCCAGACTGTTCTGGACTTGTTGGAATCATGCTTCAGATTTATGGAGCAATTCCAGAAGGAACAAACGTGACATCAAGTTCACTCTGTTCAAGTGGAGCTATCAGTGATGGCTTTACTTATGGTGGATGGCCTGGTTGGGATAATCTCCAGGAAGGCGATATTATTACACGACATGGTCACGTTGAAATATTTTGTAGAAATGAAAACGGAACCCATTATGTATATAATGGTGGATCAACCGATGCCCTCTGCAGTGCTGGTGCAACTAAAACAGGCCATAGTCAGGGATATGAAGTTGTATGGAGACCTGGTGATGCAGGGACCGGATCGAATGTTGTATCTACAGGAGATGCAACTGTATCTACTGATAGCAGTTCAAGCAGCGATGATATTGCATCAAATGTTGCAAGTGTATTTAGCCAGTTACAGTCTGGTGCATTAGAGGTTGCTCTTGGTACAAAGAGTGTTGATGACATAGACTTCACATGGGGAAGTAGTTCAAGTTCGTCAAGTACCAGTACAACGGATACTTCATCATCAGCATCTGATTCATATACAGCCGTTGGAAATGATACAACAAAGAATAATATTTGGAGTTTCTTCAGAAAGAAGGGACTTAGTGATATTGGTATAGCCGGAATCATGGGTAACATGCAGGAAGAGTCTGGATTCCAGGCAAATAACTTGCAGAATAGTTATGAGAAATCACTTGGCTATACTGATGATACTTATACGAAAGCCGTTGATAATGGCACTTATAATAATTTCGTAAAGGATGGTGCTGGTTACGGATTAGTTCAGTTCACATATTATACACTTAAGCAAGGTCTTCTTGACTATGCTAAGAAACACAACCTCTCTGTAGGTAGTGATGATGCGCAGCTCAATTATATCTATAATGACCAAAAGGGTAGTACTGCATGGAATGCTGTTAATAGTGCAAGTTCTCCATATGAGGCTGCTAAACAGTGGATGCTTAAATATGAGAAACCCAAGAATCAGGGATATTCTGCATACAATCAACGTGGAACTGACGCCGAAGCACTTTACAAATCAAGACCATCTGGTGGTTCTGGAACTGGACCTAAGATTGCTTCAAGAAATCCGCTTCTTAATAGAGGAGGATTTGGAAAGAATAACCATGGTGGATTTGGTATTGAATCCTCTGAGTTTGAATCATTTGATACAACAAATTACGGAGTTTCCACAGATAGCATCACCGAATCATCTACAAATGATGAGAAGATTATTGCACTTATGGAAACCATTGTGAGCGTGTTGAAGGATATCGGAGCAGATACAAGTAAGATCGAAGACATTCAAATCGATAGTAGTACCTCTGTAAATAATGGTGGAAATGTCGTTGTTACAAACAACACAGACAATTCAACAACCACTACGACAACACAAGCCTCAAAATCAACATCCGATTCTCGTAATGCAAAGCTTTCACAGCAAATTGCACGAGGATATTAAATAATTATTCCAGGGTAACTCTAAGTGGTTACCCTGGATTTTTCACCCAAAAAACAGTTGATTAAGCTTATAACCTTACGAAAGGAGGGCTTTATGAAATGACTACGAAAAGCCAGTTAACGAAAACAACTGGGACAATATCAACGTATAGTGGAGATGGTGATGGTATAAACACAACCATGCAACTTTTTGGTCTCCCCTATCAGTTTCTTGATACAGTTGATCAAAGAGCTCCCGGAATATCTACTGAGATTGGTCGAAAGTATGTAGAGAATGTAATAATGCACGCACCAATCCTTACAATCATCCCGGGAAAACCAAAGTATCTTCCAAGTGCAACAGATAAGACGGCTGTTACAAATGCATTCCTTGAAGGAGAAAGTGGACGATTTGAGTCTATCAAACAGATGATTACAGATGCTGACAGTGCTGATGAATTGAAGCTCTATGATTTTCAGAGTGCATTCATCGAGTATTATCAGTACGTGAATGTCTTATGTAGAACAGCCGCTGGATTTTTGGAACTTGGCGGAGATACTGGGTATCTTATAAATAACTCGAAAGTAAATTTCTTAAGTTTTGATTGGAAAGATTACCGATGGAACGGTACAAAGTATTCTTCAGCAGTTGGAACTCAAACGAAGAAAGCGTGGAGTTCATTAACGAAATCTATGGGACTTACTGTGAAGCAATCTGCAAAAGCATTAAAAGCAGCATTAACATCAAATACGAGCACAGAGGTTACAAAAGAAGTTACAAAGAGTACAAGTTCAAAAACGAAATCATCAACTAAAACAACTGGATCATCGACTTTGGATGCTACAATAAGTGGTGTTACAGCAAGTAGTACAAAGAAAACGAGCTCTACAAAGAAGACAAGTTCAAGCTCAAAGTCTTCAAGCTCCTCTAAATCTTCTAGTTCTAGTAAGAGCTCTAGCAGTTCAAAGTCCAGCTCTAGTAGCAAAAGCTCAAGTAGTAGTAAAAGTTCTAGCAGTTCAAAGAGCAGTAGCAAGAGTAAATCAACTAAGACGAAGACCGAAACGGTGACTTATTCACCAACTTCATCAGAAGTAGATCTTACTGATAAATACGCAGGTATGGATTCAGATCTTTTAACAGAGGTTGAAAACGGATTACAGAAGAAGAACTATATTCAGTTTTATGTAGATCCGGATAGTTCTGCAATGTCATATGATATTGGCAATAATACTACACAGTCTATGATGAAACAGGTTCTTGACAGTGCATCTTCTTCTGTAAAAGATTTAGCATTCCTCTTAGACTCTGGTGGAGTTGATAGTGAATCCATTCAGCAGCTTGGTGATAAAGCGCTTAGCACGATTCAAAGTGGACTTGGCGCTACTGTTGGTGGCGTAAATGAAGATGCTGGATCTCTTCTCAGTAGACTTCTTACCTGTGGTAAAGCAGTCGTTCGTGGTGAAAATATCATGATGCCTGACATTTGGTCAGGATGCACCAGATCTAACAGTCATACAATCACTGCACATTACAAAGCTCCTTATGGAAACAAACTTTGTTTATACATGGAAGTTATTGTACCTATGATGCATTGGATTGCGCTTGCTTATCCGCGTGCAACAACAGCAAACAGCTATGGTTCACCATTCCTTGTAAAAGCTTACATGCCTGGAGCTTGGACTGTAAACTTAGGTATTATCGATAATTTATCGATAAAGATGGATGTTTCTGATGGAAATGTCAACTCTGATGGACTTTATTGCGAATGTGATGTAACTGCATCTATTACAGACCTCTATTCTGATGTTGCAATGACACCTGCAAACAATCCAATTTTGTTTATGAATAATACGAGCTTGGTAGATTTCTTAGCAACTGCTTGTGGACTGAATCTTATTCAGTCTCAACTTAAAACCAAGGCTTCTATGCTTTGGAATAACACGATTAGCAATATCAAAGATACACCAAGTAATGTAATTGGAAAAGTAACCGAAGCTATGGATGAAGCAATCTTTTCATTCCTTGGCTTATAAATATGGAGAAGAAAGGGCTGAAAATTATGACACAAAAGGAAAAAGAATATCTTGAAAAGTACGGAGAAATACCAAATGACAAGGAGGGAAGATTAAACTACATCTTATCGCATGTGAAATCAAAACATGCGCTTGATTCATTGAAACCAGAAATCAATCGAATCAAAAATATCAAGTGGAAAACTGTTACATACACCATTTATGTAATTCCAAAAGCATCTCCAAGACCACGGAGATCTGCAAATGGACATTTCTATGTAAGTGGTGCTGCTGATAATAAGAGGTTCTTTAAGAACTTCTATAAACAGACACTTGATACACCCATTATTGATACACCTTGTATTTTCTATTGTGATGCGTATCTTCCAATCCCTTCTGATATGAGACTTGTTGATCAGGTCTTAGCAGAGATGGGGTTGATACGACCACTTAAGAAACCAGACTTTGATAATCTGGCAAAGACATATTCTGACATGGTACAAGGTGTTCTTTTATATGATGATGCTCTTATTATTGAAGGAATCTCCAGAAAGTGGTATTCTTGTAAGCCACGTATCGAGATCAAGTTTAAATACATGACCTCATATGATTCTGAGTATAATAAGAAACGAATACTTAAGGCGGAAGAAATCGCTCAAAATAAAAGAGAAAGGAATTAAAAGATATGGGTTTACCAGGTTTATATGGAATTTTCGGCGAAGATCTTTATGAAATAGAAGAGCCGAGATTAAAAGCAAATACGTTGATCGTTCTTGATGATGCTGCAAAACCAACAACTTCAGTGAAAGTTTGGAACGATGAGAAGATGGAAGTGAACATCTCATTATCTAATCTTGGAGAAGATTCTACATCAAACGGTGACGCTGCATTTAGCATGAAGAACGGAATCACAAATTCCGGTCTTACTTCTATTGAGAAGCTTGCAAATGTTTACCGGATGTGTATTGAGTTTGAGATTTTGGATCTCCGGGATGGATCTATGAAAGATGGTGGTACTTTTATGCAGGAGTTTGAGATGGCTCCGGCGATGTACACAGATGGCATTGATTCAGAGGATAAGATCTCTGTAAGAACAGTTCTTACCAGCGGTGTTGTGAAGTTCGTTCGTAGCTATCGAAAATCTACACCAATCGGAGTTCGTCAGAAAGCTCGTGGACTTGTTCCTTATCTGCTTCGGATTAAGGGAGTTCATATTTTACAGGCAAAAGCGAACTCAATCAGTGGATATGTTTCCGCGAATACAATGGACAACTATTACAAGTCAGAATTTTCTGACATGATTCATCCGGATTACTACAATCCGAATCCAATACCATATCGTAATGGTCAGCATCCGGCTGGTACATTCATGAGGCAGAAGCCTCCGGTTCGCCATCATGGAGTTGCAGAATACCCACTCTATGAGAAGTTTGTAACGATTTACGATTCTGAGACAGAAGGTATTACCTTTGATGATATCTCCTTTGATGAAGATATTACTCAGATTACAATCCATGTTACAACAACACTCAACAACTATGTGAATGTGTACGACACAGATACTGTCCAGGCACTTCTGGATGCAAATAATACTTCTTCTGATGATAATTCACTTCCAAGTGGAGATCTTGAAGATGATAAGAGCGGACTCTCTGATTACAAAACAGATCCTGGTGATAATGGAGTAGAACCTCCGGTAGAAAACACGGATTCTACAGATGACAATTCTGATGATTCCGAGAAGAAAGATGATACATCTTCAGAGACCACGGATAATCAGGGTGAAGGGACAGTAGAAACAACTCCTTCAACAACTGAGGGAGAAGGTATCTCTACTCCGAAAACTGATGAGTCTGAAGTGAAAGAGGAAACCGATTCTTCTCAGGAATCTGGTCAGGCATCAGAAGATGGTGATGAATAATTAATTTTCAATCACAAAATACAATATATTAGCGCGAGGATATGCTATGCCCATATAACAAACCTTGCGTCGAGGGATGACGCCCTCACCTAAAAACCTCAATTTCCGTGTATGGAAAGAATGCATTGCGCGGTGAAACCCGGATGGCTATGAGCAGGCCGTCCGGGTTTTTACCCGTCAAAAACAAAGGTATAAGCTGATAAGAAAAGAGGTGAGAACGAAGTGTCTACACTATTGAATGAGCAAAAGATGATAGAGGAGAATATTTTTAAGTTTGAAGATCGTCTTAATTCTCCCCTTCGTCGTTTTACCGATAAATCATTTGTGCCAGTTCGTTATTGGCACATCAAAGCAGACCAGACCACAACAGATGCTGGGTTTGGTGATGTTGCTGAAATCTTAGGAAAAGAATCCCCGATTCGATTTCAGGTAATTAATAATCTCCCTTTATATGGGCTTGATAGTTTGATATTAAATATCAATACCGAAGACCAGGGACTTGATTCGCAATATGAAGGTGAAGCAATCATTATGGCTGGTACATTAAAGCCACTTCAGAATGATTACTTTATGATTACGCATTTACATGATGCTTACATTTTCCGTGTTACGGGTGTTGAATACGACACCGCAGTAATGGAGAATTGTTATAAAATCAATTATATGCTTGAGTATATTGATAATGAAGAAGCTGAGCATCTTCAGAACCAAACTGTTGGTGAATATACTTGTATTATGGAAAATATCGGAACCGAAGATCGTTGTATCATTGAATCCGATGAAAATGAGAAGTTAAAGAAAATTGATGCGATGTATGATGAAATCTGCAATGCTTATATCACGTTCTTTTATAATGAACGGTATAATTGCTTCTTGGCAGACTTCGAAAACGAGAAGAAGTTATTTGATCCACTTCAGCTTGAGTTTATCAAATCTCATCAGCTTTTCCATAAGAAAGCACAGATTGATTCCTTGTTCTTAACCGAGCAATTTGAAGATCCGAAGCGGAAAATCAAATATCAAAAATCAATTTATCGATTCTTTGAAACCAGAAAGCTGGATAAGATTAACCAGTTTAAATATATCACCTTTAATGGCTCTTATAATAATCAAACTGCGTTTTATCGCTGGATTGATCGAACTGTTGAAGTACTTGATATCCCAAAGATATTTGATCCGTCTGGACTTAATACTTACGCTATCATGACCCCCGAGATGGTGGAATCCATTCGTCTCAATGGTCCTGTAGATAATAAGACTTTCGATCTGATTCAAAGATATGCAAGAAAGGAAGAACTCACAATTGACGATATTGATCTCGGAATCTGTGATGAAATCATGGATTTAGATGATGCAAATCTCCAAGTTTTCTTTTTTGTCCCTATTATCTTATTCATTATCAAGGAGATTGTCTCAGAGAACTTGCATCGTGAATTTACGATGTAGAAACCATTTATTAAATGACATAATATAGAAGGAGGAAAAAGTATGAGAGACATTAGTGCTTTACATCCTACATTACAGACAAAAGTTGCTGAATTGCAGGCAGCTTGTAAAAAGAAAGGAATCACAATCGGTATTAGCGAGTGTGTAAGAACCGTTGCTGAGCAGGATGCTCTTTATGCAAAGGGACGTACTGCGGCAGGATCCATTGTAACAAATGCGAAAGGATCTTCTTACTCATCTATGCATCAGTGGGGAGTTGCATTTGACTTCTATCTGATCATGGATGTCGATGGTGATGGAAAGACATCAGATGATGCATATAACAATGCATCCGGACTTTTCGATAAAGTTGGTAAGATTGGTCAGGAACTCGGACTTGAATGGGGTGGTAGTTGGACGTCTATCAAAGACAGACCTCATTTCCAGCTTCCTAACTGGGGATCTACCGCTACGAAGTTGAAGTCAACCTATGGAACACCGGAGAAGTTCAAGGCTACTTGGGCTAAGACTGCTTCTAAGTCATCTTCCAGCAGCTCAAGTTCTTCTAGCAAGACTACATCAACTAGTACTTCTACTAAGGTTACAACCTACAGCAAGAATCTTGTTGAAGCAGCTTCAAAGAAGAATTCGGACTTCGCAGGAACCTACAAGACCACTTCCAACTTGAATCTTCGTCTTGGTGCTGGAAAGACCAAGGGTATCATCACGACAATTCCGAAGGGAAGCGAGATTACCTGCTATGGATATTACACACCGGACAGCTCAAAGGCTACCTGGTATTACGTTGCTTACGGCAAGTATGAAGGATATGTTTCCGCAGCATACTGCCAGAAGAAGACGAAATAATAATTTTATGAGAGGGATATGATATTCATATCCCTCTTTTTTTATTTCCATATGGATTTTTACAAAGCTTTAATAGTTAAGAAAGGAGTGAACTTTTTTGGCAATAGTAATGGATCGAGACCGAATCTCGAAATGGAAATGCCCGGATTGCGGATCTAGGCATAAAAAGAATATTGACATTATCGGATCTAATAATAAGAAAATTGGATTCGCCTTATTTTGTTGCGATTGCGGCCATATACAGCATTTTGCATGGACTGTTGGAGCAGCAAAAGCTATGTGTGGAATGAATAATGGAGCAGTATCAAACTGTGATGTGAGTTGTGGAGTTGATCCGGAAGAGATTAAACACTGCAGAGATAGGAATTGTCCTTATCGTCCACAACCGGCTCCAAAAGGACCGAAGAAAACCGTACGACAGGAAACTGTAAAACGTGACGAAGACCCGAACAGATTACCACCAGTACCTAAGCCGCCAATTACACCGGATAAAGTACTTCATCGGGTTCCAAGAGACCAGAATAATCCATCATTGATTGCTTCTATGGGTGTTTCACATGATGGAAGCGTTCTTGGACACAACGGTCAGATTTTACCAGATCGACCACCATTAGATCAAACGCAACTTCATGAAACCATTTTACGAGAATTGGAGAAAGATCAAAGGTTAAATCCACATCCGGATACCGTTCCAAATCCAACTTCTTATATGAATAAATTACAACAGGATATGGTACGTAAGCAGGAAGCAAAAGCAGATTCCTTTGAGATTCCAGTTATCAATGGGAAATATTCAGAAGGAAAAATCTAAGAAAGGAGTAATATATGAACTTAGATCACTTTAAGGGGTTTGACTATAATTCAGAAGAAGCAGATGAAGAGATCATGCTTTCTGAGTTACCTCTTTCTATGATTAAGGATTCTATTAGACAGCAGTTTAGTGATCCTATTACCTATGGAAAGAACGACTTTGTACAAACCTTTGAAACACGTTATACGATAACGAAAGAAAACATGGATGAAGAAAACGAGGAGGAAATCACACAGCTCTATGATCAGTTCATGAGCTTTATGAGAGATATCTTTAAAGAGAAACTCTCTATCGGGTTTCCTTATCTGGAAGATATGCCAGAACATGAGCAGCTTGAGCTCATACACTATACCTATCGTTTCTTCGTCATTAACTTAAAGCAGAACTACTTAACGTTCGCTTACAACTACATTTTACAACATAAAAAAGAACTGGCAGAGATGCTGCCGAAGAAGAAAGATGTCACAACGAATTCCTTAAGAGAAGTTGTTGATGATGAAGATGATATCACAATCGTTGCTGGTATCACCAAGTGTATGGAATACATTCTTCACAATAAAGATATTTCAATTGATGAGTTCATGGAACTCTCTCGTGGAGATGGACCAAACTTGGAGAATGATTTCATTAATGAAAAATATGATGATTTTAATATTAACGGAAACTTCATTCTGCATTATGCTGATATGCTGGATGATATTACACAGGTCGAAATCGAGTCTCAGATCAGAAATAAGATACTTTCAAAGTATAGAAAGAAGAAACCTGTTGAAAAACCTGAGGAAACTCCGGATACGCCGACTTCTGAGATTTAATTTCAAATACCATAATACCTAGTATTAAATGATATTTAAGGAGGAAAATTAAAATGTTCAACAGACAAAATCCGGCAGCATCACAGCTGCCAAGACAGCAAAGAAGTAGTATTAACACAAGTTTACAATCGTTTTATGCAAGTGATAACTCGATGCAGTTCAGCGTCGCTCTCTGGAACGACAAAGTTTCTATCTCTTGGGTACCGACATCCGGACAGGATGCGAATGGTATTCACAGATATGACTGGCAGCATCGTATCGGCACTGCACTTTCTATACAGAAGTGTGCAGCACTTGTAAGCAAGTTTAAAGCAAAATTTGAAAAGTATTTAAACGGAAGTGATCCGATTCCGGTAGACGGAACATCTATTGGTGTTCTTGTTGGTGGTGTTCAGAACGGTACTCCGGGAATGTTTATGATTACATTATACCCGGAAGATAACGGCAGTGCAGCTTTCGCAGTTTCTCTCGTGAGAAATATCAACGACATGGGTGTAGATCCGACACAGGTGGTAACCTTTAAGTTTGGAAAGACATCCGTTATCGTCGACTATGACCCGACAAAGGGTGGTCAGATGATTTCTGAGGATGTAAATGATTTTGATATCTTCTTCAAGATTCTTTCATCCTACTCCCTGATGCTTGGTATGGTAAGTCATGAGAGCCGTTATCATGGACAGTTTGTAAGAAACAGAAGTGGATTCAACAATAACAATCAGGCAAACAACACCAGCGGACAGTCAGATTCTGGCTGGTCAGCAGGAAGCGACTTTCAGACAACGGAGTATTCCGTAGATGAGATTCCGTTTCAGTAAAAAGTAATATTTTCTGGGATAAGTTTCTGGCTTATCCCAGATTTTTATCATCATTTAGAGGAGGATTGAAATGGCTGATAAAGATAGAGTCATGACGTTTGATTCTGTATTCCTAAATAGTAAATCGGTTTTTGTGGAATATGCAGACCTCGTCAGACCCATTTATATTACAATATTAAAGACACTTTCGGTCGGCGAACCAATCAAACAATACCCAAATTTCACATTGAATTTTTCAGAGATCATTGGGATGAATGATGAAGAATTAGATGATTGGTATGTCAGTAGACCTTATAAGAATCTTCTCATGAATTTCGTTTTAGTAGAGGATATGGATAATGTTCGAATGAATGATTTAGAGATGATCTTAGATAAGAATATTGAGCTTGTTCCAGAGATTTTAAAGATTGCAACTCCACTCAGCGTTGTGCAAGCTCTCAAGATTTTATTCGGTACAGACAATGGACTTTCCAAGAAAGCAATCATCTGGTACCCTTACCACAACAAAGCAATTTTAGAAGATATCCGAGAATTATTTTCTGATATTTCTCAGTTTGTTGAAGTAAAGATGGGACCCATCGAATCGGCACTTGCCGAGGTTCCAGATGATTCTACTTATATATTCTCTGATATTACAAATGTCGGAGTATTAGAAGATGTAGGAAAACTCGATTACTCTTCGATTATCGTTGCTGAAGAGTATGGATACAATGTGGAAGACGGTGAATTTATCGTTGACATAGAGAAGTTAAAAGAGAAGCATGTATTTAAATTTGATCGATTCTTTGCAACAGAATCTGCTAGTTTATGATAATCCATGAAACTCTCTTTTAAACAAGATTTTTAGTAAGGAGGATTTTTTATGTCGAAAGATTTCTTTTCCGACAGTGGTAGTGTCGGTACGATTAAGTGTACTGAATCACCGAAGCTTAATGTAATGGAGCGGGATGATTTTCTCGAGAGGGCTTCGATTGTGTTTCAGGCATATGAGGACATTTTAAAGAAGACGCTCGGTGCATACGGGTCGCCGACAATTATTTCAACTTACCCGTACAAGCATGTGACAAAGGACGGTTTTACCGTTTGTAGAAATATCGAATTTGATCAGTTCGAGGGTTCTGAAGTAGATAAGGTAATCGGTGGCATGATCACTGATATCTGTGGTCGTTTGAACTATTCCGTTGGTGATGGAACAACATCTGCCATTATCGGAACTAATAAAGTATTTCAGGCATTCATGAATGCAATGCGGACAAATCCGGAGATTACAGATGTTCGCCCGAAAGAGTTCATGGAAGTATTCCAGAAAGTTACGGATTCTATCGTAGAGAAACTCAATGCTTCTGCTATCCATCTGAATCCGGAGAACTTGTCTGAGGGTATTCGAAAGATCGTTCACATTTCAAGTAATGGAAATGCTGAGATGGTTGACATCATCACATCTATTTATGATGAGATTGGTTTCCCGGCGATTGTCTGCGAAACATCAGACACATCAGAAACCTATTACGAGATTACCGATGGTTATAACATCAACGTAAAGCTCGGCGATGATGTTTATATCAATAATGACAACGATACTGCATTTTTCAAGAATGCGGATGTTTTGATCTTCGGTCAGAAGGTAACTTCATCAACATATGAGAATATCATCAAACCACTTAACGATGTTTGTCGTGTATCCGGGCGTAAACTGATTTGTTTAGCACCGTGGTATGATGACAAGTTATTGACTGGAGAAATCCGGAGATCACTCTTAAAAGAGTTAAAAGAAAAGCACACTATCAACCTGATCATCGGCTCTTATTTTAGCGGAAATGACATTGCAAAGCAGCAGATTGCGGATCTTGCAATCGTTCTTGGAACGACAGTTATTGATCGTGATTTAGAGGATATCATCGTTGATAAGATGGATAAAGCTGCTATGGAAGGAAAAGGAGAATCCGAAATCGTTAATATCGTTAACATCTTTGATCGTGCGATTCCGGGAATCCTTGTAACAAAGCAGAAAGACAGTGGAGATCTTGTACGTTCTGAGGCGGTTGTTTATGATGAAGACCGTCTGAAAGATACCGTGTTAGACCTCGGCTTTTGTGATACTGCAACAATTGGAAAGAAGAGTTCCGTATTTAAGGCATCTCATTATGATGATGAGCTTTATAATACAGCACTTCGTAATGCAGAGAATAAGCTGGATGAAGTCATCAAGAAATTTACAGAGCTTGGTACTTATACCCGTGATGTTTATGAAGCACAGAACCGCGTTTGCTCGTTGAAGATGAAGATTGCAAAGATCTATGTCGGTGGTGAATCCGATATGTCAAAAGACTTACTGAAGGATTCTACAGAAGATGCGATTCGTGCAGCGGAGTCCGCTTATCGCTATGGTTACGTTCCGGGTTGTAACTTTACAATTACAAAGAGTGCAGATGAGTTAATTGCAGACCCGGATTCCACTCCGTTAGAGCGTACCATCGCTTCTTGCATTGCATCTGCATTTAAGTCTGTATACTGTGATGTCCTTTGTAATGCATTTGGAGAAATTTCTTTCCCGATGATCTATTTAAAAGAGGATGTCGATGCAGTAATCACATTCATGTATAACAAGATGAAGATTAACACAGAAGAATCTGTTCTCCGTGATTTAATTGCAAAATTTGTGGAGAGTCTTGATTCCAAGAATTATACAATTGGTGAAGAAGTTTCCATTCCGGGAGCACTCCTTCTTGTAGAGCTTTCCCATATCAAAGGTCAGGTATTTGATCTTGATATTATGGACTTCTCCGATGATGTCATTAACAGTGTAAAGACTGATGTGGAGATCTTAAAAGCAACATCAGACCTTCTTTCTATTCTTGTAGTAGGAAATCAGGTTCTGGTTGCTTCATGGAACCACACACATGTAAGAAACAATTAAGGGAAGTGTAGGTGAAGGATATGACATCATTTCAAACAATTGAGCAATTCTTAGCAGCTCCTTTTGGAAAAGAGGAGGTAAAAAGTAATGAATACGAAGATAAGTATCAAAATCTTATGAGAAATAAACGAATTCAAATGGTTGCCCATACACAGATAGATGATGATTATCTCCTTCACCTTTCTGTAGGCTCAGATACGAACCTGAAAGATTCGTATGATGTGGTTTTGTTATTTTTCACGGATAATGAAGAACTTAAGAAAGAACGGACCTTCCGTAACTATTATGTGAAGTTCTTCTCTAATTCACCATCTTTCATTTATCAGTATGCAGCTCTGTATAAACAGAACGGCTTCCTTATTGATATGCTTTATGAAAAGATGGACCAGGAATATGCTGATAAGTTGCCAGAGCAGACAAATCAGTCTCATAAAATGAGTTATGACAAGTCTATTTATTCTGCATGTCGGTTTTTAATTGACCAGAAGATCAATGCATTCAGCAAATTCGTACAGGGATTTATGAAGAAGAAACCGGATGAGTTCTTCCGTGAAATTCGTGATTTCCAGGATATAAAGATGACGAGTGAGATTCGTACTATGGATCGAAAAATCAACAAGGAATTGGAAAACAACAAGAAGCAGAGGAAAGAGAGTCGTGCTAAAGGAAAGCGCGTTCCATCAAAAACCCCTGCTACAAAGATTAATACAGCGAAACGTTCTACTGTAACGAATTCGAAAAACAAAACTCATGTCACACGAGCAACTAAGGGTCGTAAAAAGCTCAGTACACTCGACAGGAAACGCTAATATAAATTTTACTTATATATTATCATTTTGAGAGTAATAAGTAACTATAAACTCGGGAGGTGATTGCGTCAATGAGTAGACGGAAAAAGGAACCGAATACTGAAGAGGAATTACGATACGCAAACCGAAGTGCTGAGATCAACACTTGGAAGCCAAAGAAAGGAGAAGTGATAACAGAAAGCGACGGCAACATTTTCATCGTACATTTTGAACGGGTATTTGGAATACCAGAGTTCAAGAAGTACAACAACTTTTGTGTGAAGAAGTCTTCTTATGAGGAACATCTAAGAGTCTTTTCCAGTTACATCGACTACTTCATCAATCGGTATGACCCAGAGAATGAACTGGTGACTGCATACCTAAAGATCAAGTATGAGATTGACAAAGTGGGAGCCTTCACACGCGAAAATCCACAAGCATTAATTGACTTGATTTATGAACTAATCTTCACACCATCAATGTGTCAGAAGATTCGTGACATGGTACATGACAATTATCTCGATGACATCGAGAAAGTTTCACCAGATGTAACCTATAAGCAGAATACAGACAAACGATATTTGGAGTCTTTGGAATTTAAGAATATTCATATTGAGATTCTGCTTCGGATATCATTTGCAATGAAACTGATTGTACCGGTGATGTTTCATTATTTCACGAAGAATAAAATCAAGCCAGATGAGTTGAAACCGAAGAGAGACGTATCAATCATATACGATTTCTTTTCACCGACATTGGAGCTGTTTCAGGACAATGTCAACATTTTCAACAAACTGTTTGTGTATGTCAAGAGAAAGGTTGTGGATTCGGCATTCCACAATGAGAAAATCTTTAGACAGCGTGAGATATTCGGTGATGACCCAGCGTTATTGATTGAGAAATTTATCAAGAAGCAATTCATCAGTGAGAATATTGTGAAGTACCGGTTCAACAAGAACTGGGACCCAAAGAAGAAGAAATATGCTGAGAACCCAATAGGGTTCAACAAAACCATTAGTAAGATAGTGGCGTAAGGAGAACTTAGTTCTCTGGAAACACCTCTCTAATTGCGGGGACATCTCGTTTAACATTCAACTACCAACCAGAAACAGTGATGATTCTGGGGCAAAGGGTAACTCCGGAGATATGGTAACCAAGGTTGAATTTAGAGGTAATCGGCGCAAGAAAGTATCTCACAATGATGAGATATGACTTCATCGACTAGGGAAAGCTAGAAATCGACATTTGGAGAAATCCATAAATACATTTGTAGGTCGGTTGAAAATAAGGTAGATTGAAATATCTACACGAAGCGAGTAGGCCTAAGATAGCAGGCGAAAGGTAGGTTGAAACAAACCGAAACGGGAGGTATGATTATACTTGGTAATAGAGTATAATGATAAGGATATAGTCAGTTCACGTTGGACGTATCAAGTATCAGCTGATATTCTTCTTAAAGGAGATATACTCCAAGACATTAACTGAAATGACTAACATGAGAGATTCTGAAGGACTCTCTGCATCTGATAAGATGGAGATGAATCTGACAAAGATTGATAAGGGAATTATCGACTTGTCCGAGATTAATAAAGATGAGACAATCAGACGTCTTTTGAGACAGAATGACGTTCCAATCTCAGATTCAGAAATTGAGTACTACATGAAGAATCAACACACAAGTGATATTCAGACTAATTTAATTCGTTCGATTTATTCGCAAAACTTTATGAGTTACCGTGACCAGTTCATGGTACCTTTAAAAGAATTTTGTATTATGGAACTTATTTTGAAGAAACGATTGATTTTGAACGCCGGATATTTAAATGAGACAGGAGAATGGGATAGAAAGGATGTAGTTCTACCCTATATATTGACAGGCAATATATCTGGAAAAGTAAATAACCGTATGGTCAGAAATTCAAAGCTCTTATCGAAGATTGAGGAAGACGCGGATTACATATACCTAGTGACTCAGAAGTACCGAGAGTTAGAGGAATTGAAACCAGGTTGTATAAAATCATTACTCAGTACGTTTATCTACACAAAGTTTACGTACGTTTCCTATGAGGAACCAAGTCTTACAGGGAAAGAAATCATTGCACCTGAAGACCAGATTTGTCACGAACTGATTCAGTTCTTGAAAGCTATTTAGAAAAAATGAGGAGGGATGAATTTCGGTTCATCCCTCTTCTTCATCGGCGAATACATATATTATGGGGTATGTGCAAAGGGGCATCATTGAAGGGACAGATTTCGAGCGATGAAACCAAAATTATACGATAAGAAATAAGGAGGAACTAGAGACATGAGTAGTAGTATCAAAAAGGGATTTGTAGATGCAATCAATGCTTTTGCAACACCACAATCGGTAGCATCTACAGTATTAAAACAGATTTGTCTATCTGAGTATACCTTGGATAGCATTAGAGGGTTGATTATTGACCCAATCAAATCAAAGTTTGTTCCAAAGGAGATTGCATCTTCAATGGATGACTTTGAGAAAGACTTATGGACGCTTCTCTTTATGTGTAAGGAGAAAGTGACAAGGGATATTTTTCAGTTCACCAATGACAGTGAGGTGGATGAGATTATCGAGTATTACAAGAAGGACCCAGAGGATGCATTCTATTACAAGATTCTCTATCGTACACCAGATTACACAGCAAAAGCTGGTGGAAAGACCATTGTGATTCCATACAAGGGTGCATTCCTTTATGTTTATATACAGAAGGATACAAGAGAGTGGACATTCTATTTATCAATCCATTTTGTCGGACCGAATGCATTCAATGTACAGAGGGAATTCAACCAGATCAAAGAGGATGTCGTTCATTGGATTGATGTAGAATCAAAGAGTGAGAAATTCCGGAAAATCATGGTAGTATCAGAGAACTCCAGAGGGATGCTTCGCTCTTCAAGTTCAACAGTACCGAATACAATCATTGTAGACCATGTACAGAAAGAGTTGGATGAGATCATCGAGATGGTGTCTCGTTCAGAGAATCTTGAGGATGAGTTTGGTATCAATAAGACAATTGGTATCTTACTTCACGGACCACATGGAACTGGTAAGTCTACTATCGCAAGATATCTTGCACTTACTCTCGGTAGAGTCTTAATCCTTACCACATCAGACAATCTGATGAATGCGATGGATTATGTCCAGAACCATTCTAGTCGCAAGTTCATTCTTCTGATTGAAGACATTGACTTCATGTTTACTGACAGACGCAAGAAGAAGCCAACCCGAGCTAAGAAGACAGAGGAGAATGAGGAAGCATCAACTGATGATGATATGAATAAGAGAACCAGCCTGTTATTCCAGGTTTTAGATGGTGTCCTCTCTAATAGTAATCTCATCGTCATTGCAACTACAAACTACTTTGATCGTTTGGACCCAGCGCTTGTGAGGGATGGACGATTCGATTATAAGATTGAACTGAAAGGTTTAGATTATGAGACCGCAGCAAAAGTTTGTGAACGATTTGCAGTAACTCCAGAAGAGATTGATTTGTCTTCTTGGAAATTGCCTATTGCTCCGGCAACGCTTCAGACGGTACTGCTTCGGTACAAAGTTACCAATAAGAATACTTACGACCCAGAGAAACTCACCGACAACGGTGAAGAGAATTAAGAAAAGTGGAAGGAATACGTGTGAGTTACGTATTCCTTCCTTTTTTATCCACAATAGTGGTTCATTACCTGCTTGAAGTATTCTGCTTCCTCTATTGTGAGGAATTTTTCCTTTACGGATTCTGTGATGAGATAAGTCTCACCTTCAATTCCGTACTCTTCAACAGACTCTTCCACTTTCTTTACAGCAGTCTTAGCTTTCTGTTTCCACTCAGACTTCATCTTGTCAAGTACCCTCTTTACAGAAGGATGTGAAATCTGTACTCTGGAGCACATATAAGCATTATAGTAATCCTCATGCTTATGGAATTCTGCTCCATAGATAATAGTTTCTACAGAAATACCACCGTTAAACTTGTCAATGTCTTTTCCATCCTTGCTATAAGCAATTGCCATAACAACCTTGTTGTTGTACTTGTATACAACACATCTGGTTGCAACAGGGGACTTTGCCCATTCGTAAGCAAGTCGGAATTTGATGTGATATTTTGCAACTGCTTCCTGAACTGTGTAAGGTTCTGAAGTAAGCTGTGTAACAGAGATTGCATCCGGATGAAGTAATGTGTATTTCTTCAATCTGGAAAGAATCCACTTCTTTGCTGCAACATCAATCAGTTTGCATCCAGCTCCAACAACAACTGCACCTGGTACATATTTTGCAAGCGCTTTACACTCTTTTCCAATGATAGATAAAGCCTTTCCTGTCTGAGCTTCCTCATAACAAGGATAAGCCATCTTAAGGGTTTCCTCTTCTCCATCTTCCAAAGCAGCAATTGCTTCATTTCGATAATCCAGATCGATATCACCAGATTCATACAGCGCTTCTACGCGCTGCTTTTCTTTTTTGGTATAAGCAAGTTTCTCTTTTGCTACTTGCTGCATATTCCGAACGATAGATCTTGCAGTAGCACTGTTTACATCATCTACGGATTCCAAGAATGTGCATAATTGGTCAAGTTTCTTATCATACTGCTCGAATCCCAATTTTAACACCTCCTTTATACTCGATTTGCTTTGAAGAATTTTGCAATGTTTGGTGCTCCACCAAAGATCACATTACAGATCTTTCTCCAAAACTTTGTAATTTTGTATTTCTCATCTTCGGTTGCATACAGCATCTCATGATACTGTGCTTCCATCTTATCAAGCTGAGCTACCAGATCATCATGTAACTCCGGAGGATAATCTCCAGACTTGATGTCTGCCTTGATTTTCTTTATCGTTTCTTTACAACGTTCCTGATTTGTTCCATGACACTCATACATACCAAGGAAAATCTCTTCAGAGAGTGTATACAGATCACGGAATACATTGATTACTTTTCCTTCTTTTAAAGGAACCGGTGAGTTTCTTAATTTTCCAAGTCCACTGATTAACTCATTACCATATCCATAAGATGTAGCAAAGCTATCAGCAAACTGCTCACCTTTATGATACCCAAGATCGAAGAACTGCATAGGAATAGAGAACGGAACAGCAAGCAATGTTGTTAATGCGTAAATAACGCTCTTTCTAAATAATCCCTTGTTGAGATATTTGTCAAGAGCCTTGTTGTATTCCTCTGCTTTCTTTTTCCGCTCCTTTGGTTTCTTATACAAATCATCGTATTCTTTCTTTACTTCATCCATATAATCTAACTTAACATCGTTAAGATCACCAATTGTCTTATGAGTCATAGGATCAACTACACTTGTTCCAAGAGTTAAGATTGCATCTGTTAAGAACTCAATCATATGGAATCTCGAATAATCGAAGTTGTGCCCAATCTCATGCAATAAGATTGCCAAGACTTCGTTTCCATCCATATTTGTAGACTCATTTAAGAGACCAGTATATGCATAAACAGTAAGAACCGATTTTCCAGAAGTATCGTAAAATCCACGATCACTTCTCTTTTCGATAAAATCTTTTGACTCACCAAAAAGCATGTAGCTGGAAACGGTTACTGTAAATGCATTTAATGTATCACTTGGTATCCAGTAAAGAATCATCTTCTTAAATCCGAAGATCTTACAGAATAATTTCTGGATTTCCTTATTTTCCGGATACTTATTTGGATTGGATTTGTATTTCTCAATCCGAGCTTTTTTAATAATCTCGTTAAAACAAGATTCGATTTTAACAAATTCAGGGAGCTTACCGTAGTAAGCTTCCATGAATACCTGATTGTTGTTTTCCATGATACACCTCCTACTTACCGAAAGAACGGTAGAAATCACGCACGCGATTTACAGTAGTAGGATTCATCTTTGCATAGATGTAATGATCTTTATCCGGAGAAATGATTGCTTTTGAATAGTCATCAGTAAGACCAAGGATATTTGAAGCATCCATATCCATGGACTCCAGGAACGCAGAAACACCACCGTCTTTCTCTGAAATATCAAGTGCTAATTCAGAGAATGGAATTGCGATATCTCTACTTCCTAATTCACCACCCTCAGCAGATTCTGTAATCGGAAGATTCCCAGTCTTTACCTTTGCTCCTCCAATCATCTTTGCATCTTCGAATCCAGCATAAAGAACCCAGTCGTAAGTTACAACTAAACGAACAACGATTGTCGGTCTTCCGTTTATGATCTTCATCTGACCGAAACATCTGCATGAGAATGCCGGAATCATACCACGAATAATCTCGTTTGCAAATCCCTTTCCAACATCATTTCCAGCGGATACGATATGTCCATACAGTTTATTCCCCTGACGTCTCGGATTACGGATCTTATGTGATCTACGAGTAAGTTCGATTGTACGGATCCTCTTTTCAGATAACTTCTGACCATCAATCGATGGATACGGATGATCCATTTCACCAAACCAATCATCATGAGCAAGTTGAGACTGGATTTTCTCCAGCTGTAAAGCATCCATGATGTTATCTCCAAGATACTGACGTGTATTACGATTCATAAACTCAAAGACGTGTAAACAAGAGTCAAATTCTACCCACCAATCGCCACCAGGACCATGCTGAACATCAAAGTTGATCTTCTCATCCCCAGGTGACGTCTGCTCTGCAAAATAAAATAGAGCCTCTGCAGGTTCACTCATATTATCACCTCATTTCTTTTTTACTATGGTTATACCTTTGTTTTTCCTATGAAAATAGCCTGCAAAGGGAAAAAAGAAGGGACTGTCGAAACAGTCCCTTGTTTGTTTTTACATTACTCCATGAATAATGCTCCCAGTATTCCTGAGATAATACTAGCGTTGTACCTCTTGTTAAACTCCGCCCTTTCACATTCCATCAATCCACTAAGCACTTCTGCTGTTTCTCGTGCTTCCTTGATCTGCGTTAATCTCACTGATGTATCGTTTAGCATCAACGAGAGTTTCATGTACTGTGTCGGTTTGTCATTGAAGCATTGAAATTCGATTGCAGTTAAGTATAACTCCTGCTGGATGTCCTGGTCTTCGATGTCCTTCTCGGTGATGAACGTTCTTGTGAAATCGATCTTTTCATTGACGCTCAAGGTTTGAATTTGTTTCATGATGTTTCCTCCTTCTCTTGCTGCCCTTTTGTATTTAGGGAGATCACGGCAGCCCCTAGATTAGTTTTTGGATGGACAAGTAAAAACCCTTACCATTTATATCCATCTAAAAGATATTACATAAATGAAAATTGAGCCTATTCAATTTCCTATTATCTTTATGTGAATACAATAATTTCTTGTCATTATTAATTATTAACGCAACCAGATATTAAGGTGAATATAAGGGTTCACTTACAATGAAGACATCTTTATAATTCGAACATGAAAGGATGGATTCAATTATGAGCGTTTATTACGAGCCCGCATTTGGGCTGGATAAATTCCGAAAACCACTCGTTTACGAGGATTGGGAGGCAGTCGCAAAAGCCATCTTAATTGTATTATTTGGAAAAGAAGGATTCTACCCTTCTATCCCGGCACTTGGTATGCATATCCAGGATTATACATATAGAAAATTCTCAGACATTGATACAGATTTTTTACAGGCACAGCTTACTTATCAGCTGTCAATCGTATCGCCGCTGTTTAGTTCTGGTGATCTTAAGTTTGTAAAAACAAGACTTGCAGGAGATGATTCTCCAGTGCTTTTAATTACCATGCCGATTTATCGAAAGAAAGAAAAGAATACAATTGCAATTACTATTGTGGCAAATGACGATGCTATCACATATAACTATGCTCTCGTGAGTGCAAGTGTAATTTCGGATTTCTAAAAGAGTAAGGAGGCAAACATGGCAGCACCTTATATACTTGATGATTTATATAAAGAAGCTTGTGAGCACACGAAAGTAGAACCTACGAAGGAGATTACAGAAACTGAATCTACACTTTGGGGTTTAAATGATATTCTTAGAATGCTCGCATATGATCAGGAGTTATTCAAAGCTCTTGTAAAATTATCAAGAGATGACATTTTGTCAATTCAAAGAAAAGCCATTATTGAAAATACCATCAAGAATATTGATCGGTATTATTAATGAATTAATTTAAGGAGGTAACAAAATCATGCGTGATGAAGAATTAGGTGTATCTCGTGATACAAATATCAACGTAGATGAAATCTATGCAAACGCAACAGCAGAAAATGGTGAGGTTAGATCACAGTCTGCTGAAAAAGAGGATAAAGCGGCTATGACTTTACAGTCACTTATTAGTTCGCAGAGAAAACCATTTGAGTCAGTTCCGGCAAAAGAATTTCTGGAAGAGAAAAAAGAGGAAGAGTTGTCTCCGCTTGAGGCAGCAATCAAAAGCAAGAAAAGTGCATCTGGATTTGTTGGTGAAGAAGACGATCCGGATGAAGAGCGTCTTCGTCCACTCTCTGATTCTGATCGAAGAAGAGATGACATGGAGCACAAGCTTGCTGAGATTGATGATCTTACAAAGAAATCAAAAGCGGTCATCGCTATCAAGAAACCTCAGACAAAGCCGGAGTATGTAGAACTCATGGATGACATCTCACAGGTTCAGGTTGATTCGGAAACCGGTGAAGCAACTTATGTACCAAACTCAAAGTACATCATTGCAAAGACACCTGAAGTTCTGGCAGAGATTGAGAAACTTGAGAAGAATAAAGCAGAAGGTATCGAGCCGGAAGAAGGTCAGCAGGAATACCTGGATGCTACTGAGGTTATGAACGATGCGCGTAAGCAGAATCTTGTTCATATCTTAATCGACAAGACTGGACTTGGTCCGCAGATCACATTTGATGATGAGGAAAAGAAAGCAATCCAGTCGACCAACATGATTCATCTTGTGGAAGTAGAAGACAAGGATCTTCGTATGGTAGAATTTGATCGTCAGGATCAGACTATCTCGTTCTTACAGGCAATCGACAAGTATCAGCTTTCAGTATCGAAAGCCCCGATGTCATTCCCGGCTTCTGGATTTAAGGCTGATATGACCGGACTTACCTTTGGTGAGTTCGCAGATATCGCACTCGATCCGGGTGACGAGTCTACCGATTATATCTCTTTTGATAAGATGAACCGGAGATTATATACCATCTACAATCACATGGTAAACATCTCAATTGGTGGCTTTAAAGACTATGAGGACTTCTTAAAGAAGTTTGCATATGTCGATGTTCCGCTGGCTATTTACGGTCTTACGATTGTAACACAGCCGGAAGAGGATGAGTTGGTTCTTACCTGTAACGTAGAGTCTTGTAAGAGCAGGATCCCATACAAGTATCAGCCACGTTCCATTATTGACTTTGATTCTGCAGATATAAAATATCTGGATGCCATTCGTGAAGTGAATGAATGTGCTCCGGAAGATCGTATGAAGGTAGCGCTGGAATCGCCGGTACGTAAAGTACGCCGTATCCAGATGCCTTACTGCAAGTATCTGGTAGATTTTCGTACAATCTCTTGCTACGAGTATCTGTATGGCGTTCTCGATTATGTCAACAAGATTCAGGAAGAGGTTGATAAGTACGAAGACGACGACCCGGCTCTTTATGAGCTTAACAAGAAGGTTGCATTAATCCCGATCTTAAACAGCATCGGAATGATTCTCATTCCGAAGAGTGACGGAAGTTACTATGCAATCAAGAAAGTATCTGATATTATGGAAGCCCTGCTTTCTATGAAGCCGGCAGACATTGATATCTTATGGGCAGCATTCCGTGAATATCAGGCAAAATTCTATATCGGATTTAGCCTTAAGAATATTGAGTGTCCGAAATGTCATCACAAGACCAAGAGCATCCCGATTACTCCGGATGAACTGGTTTTCTTGATCACCCAACGGCTCGGCAGTACCGAGATTTCGTTCGACAATTTCCGATACTAATAAACGACATGTTGGGTTTATTCAAATCCGAATTGAGTATAAATGATATTTTGTGGGGTCTTCCTAAGAAGCGCTTGTTTGAATTACGAGATGCTAGAATTCAGCAGCTCAAAGATGAACAAGAGGCAAATGAGAAAGCAATGAAAGACGCGGAACGGAAGAATATACGCGATCAAATTCTGTTATGACCATATAAATCATAAAGAATGGTGGATATGGAAATGAAGAAAAGTTTAACAGATTACGCTGCAAAACTTTCCGGATCTAATATCGAACTCCTGGAGGAGATAGTCGGTACAAAGTATCGTAAATTTATCCGCTTTTATGAAATCTTAAAGGATCAAACGGATTCCATTAAATCAATGGAATACGAGTTTAGCGATAAAACCGAATTATCGGCAACTGTGACTTTTACAAAGTCCGTATCCTTAGACAACAAGAAAGACTTGATTGCGAAGATGGAAAAGGCAGGTTATACGATTACATCAAAGATCACGGGAAAGAAAGTGAAACTCAAAATCAAGTATGAAGAGTAAAGATTATAGGCATGGATGATAAGTCCATGCCTTTTTCTTTCTCATTTTCTTATTCACATCATGTTAACGACGGGTACCAAATCTCAACATGAGATTTGTTTATATATTATCTATTTAGAAGTACCATAAATGAGATTTTTAAAAAGGGGGAATTAAGGATGCCCGAAATCCAAAAGTATAACCTAAAAGAAAAATTACTTGAAGCAGATGAACGATACAGAGGTGATCCTGCTGTAGCCGGAATGAGCTCGATGACACATTTCCGATACAATAATAGTACACGAACGCAGATGTTCACCTCACACTTAAATCAGGTCGTAAATTCCGTGTCACCAGAAGTTCCATTCGTTATGTCTGGAGCGGAAAATGTTGTCGGACGTAACTCATCAGGATACAAGAAAGTCCATGATATGAAAGTCTACCGAAAGGTAGTAAAGTTCGAGGACATTCTGGAGCACCCGTTTGTTTATGTCCTGTTTTTCTGGGATAAGAAAAAGAAGCGTTATGATATGGTCAAAAGAAAGCCGACAGAGGAACTCGGTCAGAATTATGGCTATATGTATAACAACGATTTTATTGATAGCTTAGAAGAGGGAGATGAAGTAAAAGATGGAACGGTTCTTTATCGTTCTACATCATATGATCCTTATATGAACTATCGATTTGGTGTAAACCTAAATACGATGTATACCTTTGATCCATTTACAGCAGAAGACGCAGCAGAGATCAGTGAGTATGCATCTGTAGCCTTAAGTACAGTACATCCACAAAAGATTGCGTGGGGTTGGAATAACAACGATATCCCACTGAACTTATTTGGAGACGATGATCATTATCAGCCTCTTCCAAATATTGGACAGACTGTTGAAGGATACTTAGCATCATCCAGACCTCTTATCAACGAGCAGGTCCTTTACGACTTTACACATCGTAATTTACGGATGATTCGTGATGGTGATTGTACCATCCTTTATAACGGCACCGCTATGGTTGTCGATTATGATATCTTCTGTAATGATCCTGATATTCCGGATAATTCATTCAATCATCAGATTATTGATTTACTCCATGAACAGGATAAATACTGGAAGAAGATTTATCAGACTTGTAAAGAGATTATGGATTCTGGAAAACCTTATACAAGAAAGATCGATTCGCTCTTTAAGAGAGCAAGAGATTTCATTGACCGGAATCCGAACTTAAAATGGAATGACGGAAATTCTGTATTTGGTAACTTGAAGATTCACGCTCATATTATGGAGATTTCTCCACTGTCCGAGGGTGGTAAGTTTACTGCACGATATGGAAATAAGTCCGTTGTATCAAGAGTCTTAAAGAATGAAGACATGCCGTTTAGCTCTGATGGAAAACGTGTCGACGTGCTTCTTCATCTTCCATCTATTACAAACCGTACCACAGCATTCGTTCCACATGAGATGGAAATCAACTGGATTACAGAATGTGCAGTAGGTGAATTGGCAAAGATGAAGACACTTCGAGAACAGGAAAAATTCTACTTTGAAATTCTCGGAGCATTTAATGAAAAACAGGCAGCGAAGTTCCATTCTATCTATAAGAGACTTACTACAAAAGAGAAGAAAGAATTCATGAAATCTGTGATTGATACCGGTGGAATCAATGTCCATCAGGATTCAATCAACGAAGATCGTTCAATCTTCTATAAATTACTCGATATTGCACAGAAGTATGATTTTGCGAAATCGGTTACGTTATACATTCGCAAGTGGGGACACCTCTATCGTATTTGTCAGTCTTATCGTCCAGGCAAGATGTATTTCATGCCACTCAAACAGACAGACTCTCGAGGATTCTCTGCAAGAAATACTGGTGCAATTAATATGAAGGGATTACCGGAGCGTTCTTATAAGAATAAGAGAAATGAAGCTCCGTTCTCTGATACGGCTATTCGTTTCGGTGAATATGAGTCACTCAACTTCTTAATTGGTTTGGAACCAGATGAGTTGGCAGTACTTCATGGATGTTACAGATCCTCACCGGAAGCTACCAGTGATTTAACCAAATCACAATTTATGGAGCATGGTCTTAAGAATATGAAGCGCTTCTATAAATCAAGATCAGCAGAGATCTTCTCTGTATTTTATAAGCATCTTGGTTTGGAGCTTCAATTCAATGATAAGAATAAGCAGATTACCGGAATGGATAACGAAGCCATCCGGATGCATACGTATAACGGGAAATCATATATGATGACCGATTATGAATTCTATCAAATGAAATTGAAAGATGAAATTCGGACCGAAATTCTCAATCAGAATGTGGTCATGCAAGGGAATAATCTGGAACGTCAAGTAGAAGAAGAGATGAAACATGGTAAGTCATTCATCATGGGTCCAAGGACTGAATTGAATGCTTATGGTAAGATGGAATTACCAGAAGAAGTTGATACTGGATATATCTCTCTTAAGAAGCGTGAACAGATGAAACGTGAGGAGGAAGCAGAAAGGCAACGTATTTTAGAAGAAGAGCAAGCTGAAAAAGAAGCAGAGCTCTTGGAGGAATCTGACGAGACCTCTCCAGATTCCGAGGAAATTGTAACAAATAGTTAAGCCGCATGATGGCTTTGTTGCATTGTACTTTGCCATAAGTATTGTGTAGCCTCCTAAAGAATTATAGAGCAGAAAAAGAGGGCAGCGTCATTAAACCGACCTGCTCTTTTTTTCTTGTCATTTTATGAAAGGAAGTGATGACGATGCTGATTAAAGTAAACTTAGACAGCGCTGACGACATCTTTAAGTTAAACAGAAAAATGAGACTTCCTAGATATGAGAACTTAAACTTCGACATAGGTATAGACAAAAATCAATTGATGGATGGGAAATCTCTTGCGTGTTGTGCAATTTCATCTGCAAAGAGAATGTATTTAAGAATTATTGGAGACGATGACGAAGTAACTGCATTCATAAATGACATAAAGGCTTATATTTAAATATATGCAGATTGTAACAGATGATTAAGGGTAGACGATAAAGAATCGCCTCGATTATCCTTGGTATGATGTGGCTGTGTTGGAGAGACCTGAGATTGAATCAGGTCTCTTTTCAACCCTCAATTTAGAAGATAGAAAGGTGGTGACATCATGAAAGTATTAAATATACAAGAAACAAAAGAAGGAATTATAGATTTTTTATATTCAAGAAATGCATATGTAAGAAGAGTTCATGGTGATCCCCAATTTGGTGGCGAATTTCAAACACGATGTCCTTATTGTGGAGATTCCCAAAAAGAATACAATACTGGTCACTTCTACATGAAAGTTATAGTTGGAAATAATAGCGTGATTCCAGTGCATTGTTTTAAATGTGATTATAGCGGAGTGTTTACACCTGAAACGTATGATTTGATGGGTGGAACCTCCGAGGAACTTAGAAATGGAATCATTTATTTGAATAAGAAAGGCAAATACATCAAAGGAGCTTCTGTTATCGAAGATAAGTATCGTTATTATGAACGAGTTATACCAGAAGAATACAGATATCAAAAGAAGCTCGATTATATAGCAAATCGAATGGGAAAAGATTTTACAATGGAAGAATATCAAGAGATGAAAGTGATTACTTCCTTATATGATTTTCTCATTGCAAATAAAATCAAAACCTCTCTATTTAGCAAAGAAAAGAGATTGCTATTAGAGAAAGATTATGTCGGATTCTTATCGGCTGGTAACAGTCATATTTTATTCCGCGATATTACAGACACTCATAATATGCCTTGGGTGAAATATCCAATTGATGAAGAATCCACAACGAATAAGGTTTATTATGGACTTTCAGCAAGTCTTGACATGTTCACAGAAGAACCAATTACAATCAATCTGGCAGAAGGTGTAATGGATATTTTAGGAGTTCATCATCACCTTGATACGAGAAGTGAAAACGTATTAAATTATGCAATCACGGGCCAGAATTACAACAGTATCATCCTACATCTCATATCTATTGGAGTTGTAGGAAGTAACGTAACACTAAATATTTACTCTGATAATGATCTTATCTATTCTGATAATGGAAATCAGAGATCAAGTGAAAAGATGCATCGTAAATACTTGGAGAAGTATAAACCAATCTTCAAGAAGATCAATCTTTTCTATAATATGAAAGGCAAAGATTATGGAGTAAAAAAAGAAGGTATCATCGTAAAGAAGATACAAATATAAAAAAAGAAGAGACGCACCAAACCGGATGCGTCTCTTTTTTACCCAAATGTTAACAGTTCTTAGCCACCGATGACGACGTCTGATAACCAAGTATCATCGTCATCATCAGGGCCATAATTACACATACCCATATTCAATTTCAGTTCGGACTTTCTCAATCAATCGTCCTCCGCTGCCGGTGCATCGCCGCCTTCAGCATCTTCTTCATAATCGAAATCATCCTCAGGACCGAATCCATAAAGCGCGTTATTCACCATTTCGGTGTTCTCTGCCAACGCGTCAATGCAACGCTCCTCAAGCTCGTGTGCTTTCTTTGTGCAGAGTGCAACATATGCGATGTTGCCTGCTGTAAGCACTGCGGCTCCGATTGCCACGATCTTGTTTTTCTCCTTCAGGTCTGTAACCGTATCAGAGAATGTTGCCATGTCTACACCACCAAGCTTTGCCAGTTTCTTTGCAGCATGAGCTGCTCTTGTTTTATCGAACATAATGTCCTCTCTTTCTCCTACCTTTCTTAAGGGACGGTAGGTATCCCTAGTTACCTAGATTATTTTTCCAGCGCCAAAGTCAAGTTCAAACACATTATCCTGTGTGAACAAGACCGAGGAATCCTCTTCCTCTTCTTTGTAAATCTTGACATACTTTGCATCATTAATCTGGACCCTCAGCATGTCATCAACTTCATCGACGATTTTAATATCGCCGTCTGATACCAACTTCCAACCATCTTGTACCAAATGGATTCCATTCGGATCACAATTCTTAATGGATCCAATTTGATTATCTCTTAGGAAGTCATCAAAGAACTTCGTTCTAAAGTAACACTTACGTGTGTTGATGTTCCCTCCTCCGAGATTTATTACACCATCCGTTGGATTCTCTGTACCTTTCTCACAGACGAATCCTTTCTTGACAATCCGTTTGGTTCCTCCATTCTTCGGAGACTCTCTTGTCACTGTGAAGAAACCATTCTTCTTCAAGATATACGTGACGGCGTATTCTCCGTCTTGGTACATCCGTCGAGCCTCACAGATAATAGTCCCACTGCTTTTTATATAGCAGATCCAACCATTATCTGTTTCGACCCGATTAGGAGTCGCTGATAAAACACGACTCAGAGGCTGGAACTTAGAATCTTTGATTAAGATTCTTGCAGGTTCCATAATAGCCTCCTTTCTTACTGTTTGCTGACGAAATGAAATGCAACGAGACCGAGAGCGAGTACACCAAGGCTTGCCAAGATACAGTCATGATCCTTCTGTGCATCTAAATACTCTTCGAACATATCCATTTCCTGTTCCAGCTTTTCCGGATCATCCGGTACATCGATTACTAAATCATTGAGTTTAATCATCTTACTTTTCCTCCTCATTCATACCGTATACCATCTTGGTTAACTCCTGGTTACTCTCTGTGAGCATCTTGATCTGCTTGTCCTTCAGACGCTCAATCTTCTTATTCGGTGTCAGTAAACCTACGACACCACCGGCGATACATGCAAGTACGATAACCTGCTTCGGTGCAGTTCCACATGCTGATCCGATTACTAAACCGACATTTGATATTGCCTTTGTGATCGTATGCTTTCCTACGAACTCCGGACACATCTCATAATAGATTTCATGGGATTCTTTCAGGTTCTCACAGAATGCATCAATTGTTGACTTTGTTACTTCTTCATTTGCTTTAAACATAATGACTCCTTTCTTTTCCACCCTTCTTGTCATCGGCGTTATTGATGGATGCCGGAAATTTGTTGTTTGTAAGGTTTTTCTTTCTCCTCACTACACAGATATTATATAAATGAAATATCTGAAATTACAAAATATCATACATCATCTTCCAACAAATCCCTTATGTTTTTCACGTTAATACTATCGTGATGAAGCAATATAAATAATCCCAACTCATCTACTTCAAAGTCTAATTCATAATTCGTTTTATCTGGAATCAGTTCTCGGATTGGTTGTATTTCTTCAAAATAAGAATATGCCATTCCATATCCGATTTCTTCTAATGCTTCTTGCACTTCCTCATTAAAGATATGAATAGGAAGAACCGCACTCTCCTGTAATAATCGGAGTGCAAGTTCTTCCTTGTGTAATAGAATTTGTTTGATTTCAACTTCTGTTGATGGAACAAGCGCAGTTGTTCTGAAACCATCAATTGACGTTTTAAAACTCTGGAGCTCTATTTCTAGGTCTCCAGAGTTCTCTTTTAGTTCATCTATCTTTTCCATAGATGTATCCACGATCTTATAATAAAATCCTTGCCGGATATTTAAGAATAACATCGCTCGATGTTTATTGGTAGTGAATGCATATAATTGTGGTTCTAACCCTTTGATTAGCTTGTAAAATAAATGTACTTTCATCCTTAAATCCCCTTTTGTGTGATTACCCTTGTATGAGTTAAGACATCCACGGTTTGCAAGAATATTAACTCATTCTTTGAGATTGCAGTTCTCTCATGAACGATAATAATATCTGGTAAACAAACCCTTCCGTCAGTTTCTAAGTAATATAGAATCCTCCCATGAACATAAATATCTCGTATGGGATGAAACAGCTTTCTCGGTCGGCGATACCAAGATCCATTTATGACTGCTTCAATAGCGGAATCTACTAATTCATCATTGAAATAAATCGTAATATCACCATTCCTTTCTTCTATTCCTATAAAGATAATATATAAGTGAAACCAGGATTTCTTAAGGGATTACGTAGGTTACACTATCAACAGCTCTTGTAATTTCCGAATATTTTAAGCGCTGATAATTCCTTTCATTATGGAAGAAATCTTCCTCTTCCAAAATAAGTACATTTGGCCACTGACTTCCCTGACAAGAGAAAGCAGTAAGTGCATAAGCATATTCAAAAACATCCATATCAGGTGCAATCCAAGCATCATCTTTTGAGTATCCAAGTTTAGCATTAAGTCTTGGAATATCCACCTTTAAATTATGAAATGCTTTATCAGAATAATCCGGACGGAAATCAATAGTCACAGATTTATTCGTATAGGTTCGTTTCTCAATATAATCAACAAACCCAGTCGTTCCATTGGTGAGATAAATCTCACCTTTATATTTAATATACTTCCCCCAGTTATTTCTTCGACATATAATCTTTTCTCCATAATGTGGAATTTCAAGATGTGAGAAATCCAAAAAGTTTTCTCTAAATATATCATTGATTTGTCCACGTAAACGGTTCGTTGCTGTAATAATGACATCAGCATGCTTTAACATGTAATCTGTCAAGTTCTTTCTTCTTATAACAGCACTCGTTCCATATACTCCTTCTTTTAAATCCTCATCATTTAAAATTCGCTGTGCTAAGTAAATGATCGGGTTTCCTTCTGCTTGTCTCATAATCTGATGTAAAACAACATCTGGGTCTTTTAAGAAGTATGGTCTTCCAAATGGTGGTGGTAACTGATTATGATCACCTAATACCAGAGTAGGAATTCCAAAGCTTAATAAATCTAAAGCATTTCTTTCTGGTATGGTAAATCCTTCATCTACCACAATTAACTTGATCCCTTTTGGAAGTTTATCTTTTAAATGCTGCACCCATTTTGTTTTCGGCTTTCCACTATCCGTTAATATCATTCTTCCCTTTTCATCTCGTTCTACATCTTTTTCATATGTATAACAAGTAGCATGAATAGTTTTTGCAGGGAGTCCATTTCTTATCATTTGTGAAACGGCTTTTCCCATATAAGATACAAATAAGACCTCGTCTAATTCTAATCCCATGCGCTGGATAAAATACATAATGCAAGTGGTTTTTCCAGTACCAGCTCCACCTGCAACTTCAAATACCTGTCGATCAGGGTGTTTCCACCAATGCTCCATGTCCATAGTAGCATAGAGCTGATCGTTATTGAGTTCAATACTCATTCCTATCCCTCGCTTTCTTCCTTAAAAGACCGTTTTCCATAATAAAAATTAAAAATAATTATAAATTACAAATAGAACTATATTGTAAGCGAGTACGGTTATGTGCAGCCATGGATTGGCAGCCAGAAGTGCCGCGCCCGCTAGGTGCTGCCGGAAGGGCTCCGGTGGCGATGTATAAAAATCCGTCATTATGAAAGAGCCACTGTCGCGAATCGGTTCGCCGCAGGTCTGGCAATGGCGGTTGACGGCGATTTACCCGGGATCATGGGCGTCGCCGTGTCATGGAAGATCTCGACGGCTAGACACGTTAGCTGGTGATGAAGCGCGCACACCGAGCCGGGACGTGCAGGAGTGTATCCGGTCTGTCGAGACGAAAATGAAGAGGAATGGTTTGCTGCCATTCCTCTTTTAACACCCATTTTTATAGTAGAAAAACAGTAGCTTAAGGAGGAAGATAGCCTATGTTAACAACAGTTGAACCGAATTGGGAGTTTGAGGACTGCACGGGTTATCTGGTCGGACCATTTTCTGGAGGAACTGGTAGTGACGCAAAAGTCTATGCTCCAAATTTGATGGCAAAGATTACACGCTCGACAAAAGTAGTGAAATCTACCATCAGCTTAAAATCTGCAAATCAGATTTTCATTAATACCTCTACAACAAGACCAAAAACGGCAACGAAAGTAACATCTGTAAATTACATTAACGCTACCGTAACGGAAAGTGTTGTAAAGAAGAAATCTAATGAAGATTTGTATGAGAAATATCAAAGTGAGATGCCATATCCTACCCCGATCTACTATATCCCATTTGAGATCGAACTTCCTGCTGGGGAAGAGATTTATCTTACAGATTATAATGGTGATATGACAGGACTTCATGTGACCGTTAAGAATGGAGGTTGATGAATCGTGATTATTCCAGCTACTACAAGAGAAGACATTGACCGAAATGGTGGAAAGACATTAAGTCATAGAAACTTTAACATCGGTGCATATCTTCATTATACGAAAAATGATGAAACGATTAAGATTCCTATGAATCATATCGTAAATAAATACAAGGAGTATTTTGATCCTTATATCGTTGAGGTTGAGATGGAAGCCGAAGATGAGAGGAGATATCGTTATTCTCCAAAGAAATTATCTATGGATATCTATCAGACAACTGAATACTGGTCAATTATATTATACATCAATGAATGTCATTCTATCGTTGACTTTACACCTGAAGGATATATAAAACTCATTCAGGTAAATAAAATTGAGGAGCTCTTAAATGAGATTATGATCCTAGAAGGGCTTCTTTAAAAGGTGGTGTAAAAAGTATGGAAAAAAGAGAACACGACGATTACCCAGAGTTTTGTCCAAGATGTGTTTATCGAAAGATTTCAGATAATCCTGATTGGTTTGATATAAATACTCAGACCTGTTTCCATTGCTTTAGAAGATATTATGCACCATCAGCAAGGTGTCTTACAGACCCATCTAATTTTACATTAGATTATTCTGTGAAAGAAAGTGGTGAGAATCATGTCAACTAGATATATTCACTGCAAATTCTGTTCCAAACTCTTAAATGATGAAGAGCAGTACGCAGATCATATTCAAAGTAAACATCCGGAAATGATTATTCCTGGTATGGTTCCAAGACAGTTCGTTTACTATTTAAGAACTGGTAAAACACATGGCTCTTGTGTTATGTGTAAACGTGATACCACTTGGAATCCAAAGACAAATAAGTACAATCGGTTCTGCCCTGATCCGAAGTGTAAAGAGAAATACCGTGAGGAATTCAAAAACCGGATGATTAGTAAATACGGAAAAGTCACGTTATGTGACGATCCTGAACAACAGAGAAAGATGCTTGCAGCCAGAAGAATTTCTGGAAAGTATCAGTACTCTGATCATAATCCAAATCATAAGATTGGTTATACTGGTTCTTATGAGTTGGATTTTTTAATTTTCTTAGATCGTGTTATGGACTTTCCTTACGAGGATATTATGTCTCCTTCTCCACATACCTATTTATATGAGTATGAAGGGAAACAGCATTTTTATATCCCAGATATGTTCATACCCTCCTTAAACCTCGAAATTGAAATCAAGGATGGTGGAGATAATCCTAATATGCATCCTGAAATTCAGGCGGTTGATAAAGTAAAAGAACGGTTGAAAGACGAGGTTATGGGGGACAAAGCAATTCCTTTCAACTATCTGAAAGTTGTGAATAAAGAATACAAGAAGTTTTTCAAGTATTTGGAAGTTGCAAAGAATCAGGTAGCAATGGGCGTTGAGAAAAAAATTTGGATGCCTTAGGAGGTTACTTATGCTAACAGAATATACATTTCAAAATTTGGAAAATTCAAATGATATTTTCTGGATATTTGCTCATTTGAGTAGAGAAGACCAGAGATTCGTTTGTGATCATATTGATGAATTGATGAGGAGAACAACGTCTCCGAATACATTAATTCATTTTCCGGTGAATATCATGGAATCTGAGGAATTCAACGATTCTATATTTTCACCTTGTGTTGTATTATCCCGACTTGTTCGGAGATACCAATCATTTAACAAACCATACGCCGCCAGTGTAGAACCAAGAAGCTATGAGGTGTATGTTGCATCGGATTTACTTCATATGGTAGATGCTTTTGAGGAATATCATCATGGTCCGAGAAACATGGGAATCATTCGTTCTATTGCGCAGATGAAGTTTGATTCTCCGAGAAATATCATTGATATTATCGGAGCTGCTGGAAGCATTGTTGGGACGGATGCTGATGGTGGATACCAAATCATCTTCCATGCAATCTCTCAGACTGTTGATATGTTAAAAACATATCTCAAGTTAAAGTATGCTTCTTTTGAAGCAAATTTAGATTGGTCTGAATATGAAGATAATGCAAGAAGTCTCGTTGAGACTGAGTATTATCTAACAGGTGAGAAAGATGAAGAAGACGTTCAACATCTGACCGCTTGTATGTATTACATCCTTTCCATCTACAACTTTGCTGGATGGCTTTCTGAGGATGGATATGGACCAGCTATCATCTATGAGCAGTATCTCTTTAAGAGATTGCGTTATATTTATGGAGATGATAAATTCCTCCATGAAATCTATTTACAAGCATACAGCTGGTTTACCAATAAACTGGTGCAGGAAACGATAGCTGAGCATGATCTTTCATGTATTCATTCTTCAAAGAATATCGTACGGACTGCAATCACACCAGTTCAAAATCATATTGAGCGCGATCCTTTTACAATGAGTCAGATGCTTGAATATAAAGAGATTAAAGAGCTCATTATGCAGCTGGAGAATCAGGAAGATAGCTTAATCATTGATGCAATTTGTCGAAAGACAAACATCAAACGAGATACACTCCGGATTAGTCCGGATATTGATGAAGAACTTCTTACCATGTATTTGGCAGAGTTTAATAAGGATCATCCTCTTGTCCTTCCGGATAAGACATCACATTCTTATTTCATCATTAAATACGAAGAGCATCTTTATGCGTTATTCCAGATTGAAATAGGTGGAAGACCTGTTCCTGGAAATCTCTATGCAATTCGCCAATCCGGATCAAACCGTGAGGAACGTGAATACACACTCTTACAGTTTAAGAAAGATCCGATGGCATCTTATATATTTTATTATTAAAGAAGGTGAGAAACTATGAGTCAAATTTCAACGACTGAAATTACTGAAGCTTTTAGCAATCTGATTGCCCATGCAGATGAAAAGAATCTTCATGCATTAGATACTGCTTCTGCAGCACTTCAGACTGCAATCGTGAAAGCAACAGGAAAGAAAATATCAGTACGCTTGATTAAGCCTGTTTTAGATAATAACTTCTTTGGAATGGCGATTACGCCGGACAAATCTACCATTGAAAAGATTACGGAAGCAGTCATTAATCAGGATAGTACTATTGATACCATTCGTGAAATCTGGAAGCGAGCTGCTTCTTGGAGACTGGATATTGATACTGGACTTCTTAGTATCTTAACAGCAGAAGAGTTAACTGCTCTGACGTTACATGAGATTGGACATATGATTGATGGAGATTCCGTTCCGACAAAACTCCATGAGATCGTTCAGTTCTCTCTTACAACAAGTCCACTTGCTCAGAAAGCAATGATGACAAATAAGCCATTTACCAAACTGGTTTCCTTACCGGTTGTTGTTGCTTGCCAGTTCTCTTATGATAAGAATGGCGTAAGAAAAGAAATCAAAGCCGATAATATGGCTGCAAGAAATGGCTATGCTGGACAACTTGTGACAGCAATGGGAAAGATCGAGCAGTACCTGAAAAACAGAAAGCAGTTAACAAGTCCTGTAGATGAGCTTGGTTCTGCTGTCAATTATACAAATGAAGTATTTGATCAGCTCAGCAAGAGAAAGACAGCTCTTGCAAAGAAGAATCTTCTTGATTTAAAGAAGAGGGTTCCGAGTGCTTCTTATGTATTTGAATCTGCTGATGAAAGTTACAAGATGTTCTTTATGGATGCAGCTGGAGAAAATGACAGTGAGAGAAGAAGTGCATACATCGCAGATCTTGCTTCTAAGATTGCTCACGATGCATACTATGAAGAGATCGGTGGAACAAAGACAATGAAACCAATTGATAGAAATCAGTTGGATTATATCCGGATTAAAATCAGTGATATGAAGACTGTGAATGATAAGATGATGATTGTCTCTTACATTAACAGCAAGATTGAGCTGGCTCAATACTATCTGGATACCATCAGGAACCCAAAGTTTGCAAAAAAATTAAAGGTTCCACACAGTGAGGAGTATCTTGTTTATGTAATCAAAGAGCTTTACAATCTCAGAAAGATTGCATTAGCAAAGAAACTTCAGGAAGTCAATTATGACATCAGTGTTATGTATCCGGCTGGATACGAAGGATAAAAAAAGAGAGGATGAATGGTTGTGTTCATCCTCTCCTTATTTTCTCGTTCACACTACGTTAGAACTTTTAGCAAGAGCATCTGATGGATAAATCCCGATTGCTGCTTCCCTTCGCTCTACAATCTTATATCTTCTAAGAGACTCCAGCTCAGATTTCAAATTCTCAAGATCAGTAATTGCATTTGCTGTATAATGAGAAATCTTTGTACTTGCATTCAGTGTCTCTGTGTCTGAGATACTCCTCAGATAACTCAGCAGAGAATCCACTCCAGTTATCGTCTCTGTTACTTCATAGAGGGAATTTGTGTTGTTTCTTAATTTCTCTTCCATTTAATACTTCCTTTCGTGTCTTTAATTACTTTCACCAATATTAGAAATTTTAAAATACTTTACCATTACCTGAGTATACTTTAACCCACGCAACCAAACCGGTTCGTTACTATGGTTAACCAGTCCTCACCACAACTATTCTTAACTGTTCGTAACCCTACCTATACTTAACCCTTCCTCAATATACCATTGCAATACTTTACTAACGACACTGGTCCATACCATCACAGCACATATCTATATGCAACTATACCAATACGCTACGTAATAGCACTACACCCATGCGTAGCATTTCCTCACTGTACCGTTACCTCACATTTCGGAGCGTAACTGCACCATAACTACACCATGCTCTACTAGACTAAACTATTCTGGTACATCACGGTTCTTAACCTAGCCTCTCCGTAACGATACATCACTGTTCATATCCTAGTCACACCGTTACTCTACTAGACCCAACCCTACTATTCCAAGCTATTCCTATACCACGCAGGACCCCACTATAATATACCATCACGAAACTTTACCATCCGATGTCTGGCGTTATCATTACAACACCAACTAAAGATTTTCTAAAATACTCAACAATCGTCACACAACCATACAGCACGCCAGATAACCATATCAACACAAAACACTACGCCACTCGGCTATGCCACCACACTACCTGACAATACCATTACGATACCCAACCAATCGCTACTGTTCCAAGCCTTACATCTCCTTAACTATACAATGACTTGCTTTACCTCACCTTTACGGCACAAAGCCATACAGTACCTCACGTGACCACGCCCGTACTGAACGTCACATTTCCCTCTTTACTGGACCATACCAGTACAAAAGCGGACTACACTATGGAAAACCTTTGCTTAGATCTGAGATTCCAGGGTTTCGATATCATCGAGTAAATCATCAATGGACGTGATTGCATCTCCCAAGATTTTCATGAAGGTATTTTCATTATCTTGGAAGAAATCACGTTCTTGTAAAGCGTCAAGTTTATTTGCTATTTCATTTAGCTCTTCTTTGACTTTTGGTAATTCCTCGGTGTTAAATACAATATCTTTTTCTGATGTAATCTTTACTTCCATTTCACACTCCTTTCTTCACAATAAAATCAATAAGCTCCAAAATTAGATATCTCTTAATACTCTGCCAAAACAAAACATATCGACAATTTGCGTCACTAAACAATACCCATACTACACATTCCTTTCACCACTTTACTTCACCTATGCTGAACACAAATATGAGATACTTTACCTTACCTATGCGAAACGTTGCTCCACAGTACGAAACTTCACTTCACCGACACGGAACAGAACAGTGTTCTACTCTACCCTACCTTTACGTTACAAAACTAGCGTCACCAAACTACACCATTACTTAAGATAACTCTACTTTTCTATACCTCTCCAGAGCACAACCCTCATCACTAAACGATACCAACACTTCACCTGGCAACACTGAACTGAGCATCAGACTACCAATTGCATATCTGAGCATTCCTCACTAAACAACACCAATACTTCACTGCACGCCACATAGATCAACTACGCCAATACATCACAGCACTGTACCATCTTCACTATACCATTACGTCAATGCACTATACCATTACGCCACGCAACAAAACATCACGTCACTAAGCATTACCAGTCTATACCACTACATCACCTCGACAGACTCAACTTATCCTTAGCGAGGTCCGAAAAACCAATTGAAGAAATCATCGACCTTATCTTCAACCCTTCTAAAAAGACGATGTCTACGATTTCTCATTATCTCCCTGAATACTCGAAACTTGTTATTCTTAAGACGGAATAAATATTTCAGTCCTCCGATTTCACAAGCCTCTACTCCACAAGTAAAAATGATATCGTCGTCTGGATGATCTGCTACGACATAATCCAATGCTTCTGGATTTTCTTTTACAGCATAAAAGTATATTGATTTTGTCCGATATTTCTGTGTGATATTTGGTAAGCATAACCCATCCGTTGAAACGACATGAATGCATTCGTTTGTTGATGGTTCATGAATATATTGAATACATGCTGGGCAATTCTCTAAAACTTTTGACCTCCTTTCTTCAGTCTGCTCCACAACAGAGATTAATCCCGGATTCTGCTCTAATACATAATCAACTTGTTCATCCGTTGGATCTTTGATGAAAATGATTGCATTCGGATTCTGCTTCAATGCCAGCTCATAGAAGTACTCCGTTGGAAGGGTTATATATCGAAGCATCATGCCATCTCTTTTTATCGCTGCTTCTTTGATACGATACGTTTGAGATTTTACATAGATGATTGCTTCCGGATTTTGTTTCACTGCAGCAAGACAAATTTCTTCGGTTTGATTTTGTACATAACGAAGGACCAACCCATCTGTCATAACTGCAAGCAAGCAGATGTCATCCGTTTGATCCCAGACATACTGCAATGTATCTGGGTTTCTTCTAATTGCTTCATAGCAAACCGTTCTTGTTTGATCTACTACATACTTTAAATTATCTGCATCTCTTTCTACTGCCATGATACAAACTTCTTCAGTCTGTTCACTTGGTGCCATTTTACTAAGTAATTCACTATTAATTCGAAAACTTAATTGCCAACCTCTTTCTGCCTCTGTCTCAAATAAACTCATATTTTTTTCCTCCTAAAGTGACAGTAAATGGTGAAGACCAACCATTTTCCGATCAATTACATAGGCCAGTCTTCACCATTTAAATTTTATCTAAACTAAAAGAATACGAGAAGGTTAGAGAGGAAATCTTAAACCTCCTTAATTAAATGTCTCTGAATTGATATTATTATAAATTTCTCATGCTTTTCATATACCATTTTAACGACGTTGCTGCCACGCTTTAGAATGTCACGATTGTCATAAAGTGCCCATTGCCAAAACACTTTGTTTTTACATTCACAAATCATCAAAATCAAGTATATAAAAATCAAGGTAATTATAATACTATCAATCAGGTTCACGAGTAACAAATGAATCCATTCACAAAACTATCCATATACTAGCCACAATACATGGAATTATTTCATGTAGAATTCAGCCACAACCGGACGTGGTTGATACGAGAATATCAAAATGCCCTCCTTTCAGTACATATCCTTTCTCATGTATCTATATAGATATTATATAAATGAAAATTAAGTTGATTTTTTTAATCATCCTGTTTCCCCATGTGTTTGATAACTGGACGAGTATAGTTCACTGAATGCTCAATCCGAACTTTCTCAGAAAGAGCTGGGATCGTCTTATCAGTATCGCCACCGCGCATAAGTTCAATCTGAAACATGCTAAACATAGCTTCTGCAAGTTTATCAGCGAACACTTGATTTACATAATCCCCGTAACTAGCCGCCATTACTTCCATTACACGTCTGAGATTTGGGTTCTCTTCAAGAAGCCGGATGATAGGTGAATACTGAATCCGCTCAATCTCACTAACAGAATATAGTAGAGCTTCACCGTATTCATAATCATCATCTTCAAGCATTGCATTATGATATAGATAATCGACGAAGTTGTACATGCGTAACCGGAAATCGTCCATTACAAATTCATACGCGTCCATCAATGAGTTAATGATAACACCGACCTTATGCGCTGCATCATTCCATAAATTAATATCACCAGATGTGATATTTGCTGCGATATCTCCACTTGAAGCAGTGATCTCTTGTAACTTCACCGTATCAACGTTATCCAAACCATGAAGCTTATAACCAAAAGAAATATCTGGAACTACACACTCAATCTGACAATCCTCGTACAAGTTTTCTGATGTAAACGTGTTGTATCCATGTTCAGCAAGCTCTGCCGGAATCACAAAATGTGTTGTCATGTAAAAGTCAACACATGCCTTCAGTAACGCTTTCTTTAAATCTGTCATACTTGCAACGATATCGCCATTTGTTGCAGCTATGATGTCTGATACTACTTGGGCAAGCTCATTCCAGGTTGTTGTGTAATCCAGTGAAATACGCTCCTTTACATCTAAGGTCTTTCCCTTTTTGTTAAGAAGGACAGCATCCTTCTTTATTAACTCCCGGAAAAACGCAAAGCAGTAATTACAGTGGAATTCACCATCCAAAAAGATCTGTTCAACCCAGTTCTTATTGATGATCTCTGGAGTTGTGTAACGATTGAAAATTCCATGTGTCCCATACGAACGCATCTGAATCTTTGCCATTGCTTCTAACATCTCGTTCTTTGTCAATTCACTCATGTCTCATTTCTCCTTTTCTTAAGAAAGCTTTTCTATAGACTTCATAAAGATAATATATAAGTAAAATTTGCATTTTTGGACAATCTCATAAGAGAAATGAGGTGATAACAATTAAAGTCGAATTATTTAATTTTGATGACTTCGTCGGATTGAATCACTTAAAAGAAGTCACTTCTCCAATTGTATTTGCAAGAGGAGGAGTCGCAGATCCCGGTGGTTTATTATCCAACGAAATATTTGGTATCGATACTCGTTCCAGAAAAAATAGATATGCGTATGTGACCCTCTATGGGCACTTTTTTCATCCTCATGTCTATAAATCATTAAGGCGATTATATAGAAACATCGAGCGCATTGTAAATGGAGCTGAGTATTATTCCATTACTCCAAAAGGCGAACTCGTACAAGATGATGAGAACGGGCAAACAGGCATCGAATTTATCTATGAGAATTGGGAGAAAATCAATTGGAAATTGAAGATAGATGAAGCGTCTTCTGCAATGCGTGATGAACGTGTTGACCTTTTGACAAAGACCCCAAAAAATCAAATCTTTGTAGATAAGATGATCATCATTCCTGTCTTTTACCGCGACATTATGCCGGGAAGTGATGGAGGTGGAGAAACAGATCCACTGAATAATATGTACACAAAGCTGATTCGTTTGAGCAAAGTGATAAGAGATAAAGACATGTATGACTTTACCCTTCATGGAACTCATTATATGATTCAGAAATTACTTTGTGAAATTTATGATACCTTTAAGCGGAAGCTGGAGAAAAAGAATGGTATCATACGAAAGTACTTAATGGGAAAGAACGTAGACAACTGTGTACGTTCTGTTATTTCTTGCCCTTTGTATCATGATAATAGTCCGGAAGAGACTGGAAGCCGATTCGGTATTACTGGAGTTCCCGTTTCACAGATTTGTGACTTGGATGCTCCTTTTATGGTTAATTGGTTAAAATCTTTCTTCCAGAGAAATTTTATCACAAACAAAGAGCAGGTTCCAATCATTAAAACCGATAAGAAAACAGGGGAGCAGAAGATTGATTATATTGCTTTATACAAACCGGAGCTTTATTTCTCCGATCAGTATATTGAAGATATGATGACTCTTTACATGCATGATCCTGAATCAAGGTTTGACCCCATTAAAGCACCAATTGCAAAAGATGAATACAATGATGTGTTATTTACAGGAAAGCGAATGGACCCAAGTGGAACACATGAACTTTCCACAATTTCAAACCGTCCGATGACTGTAAATGACATTCTTTACATGGCAGCGTATGATTGCACAAAGAATCAACATGCGATCATTACACGTTACCCTGTATCTGATGCTTATGGAATCTTTGTCTCTGAAATCAATCCAATTGCAACACTCCAAACAGAAGTCGTTCAAATCAATGGAATGATTTACAAGCATTTTCCAAAGCAAAATTTCCTGTGTCCACGAGAGAAGAACGCAACGCAGTTCATAGATACACTGCAGTTTTCCAATTCATATCTTGCAGGACTCGGGGGTGACTTAACCCATCACTATAGGTCACCTTAAACTCTTCTAATCGCGGGGAAGTCTCGTTAAGTCTAACTACCAACTTGGAATGGCGACAGTCCAAGGGCAAAGGGTAACTCCGGAGATATGGTAATCAAGGTTAAGAATAGAGATGATCGACGCAGCGAAGTATCTCATCGAGATATGGGCTCAACGGCTAGGGAAAGGCAGATAGCAATATCTGAACCGAGTAGGCTCAATCATAGGGCGAAATGTAGGTGAAACAATCCGAAACGGAGAGTGTTAATTATATTAACGAAGATATAGTCTAAACTTCATACGAGAGTATGAGAAACCAGATTGATGATGGTGATCAGGTTACAATTAAATTCCTCTGGACACAAGAGGCAAATGCTGAATGTGATAAGGTCATGAAATCGAAATCCTTCTTCATCTCTTCAAGTGGAGAAAATGTAAGAAAGATTAAATACGAGGTGTATCAGACATTTTATGATATGACTCGTGAACCTTACACAGATAGCCGTCATGTTCCAGAAGAATTCAAACGTGAATTACTCGAAAGGGATCCAAAAGATTTCGATTTTGCTTTCCTTTCTGATTTATTCGCCGATAGGAAAGTTACAGACAAGAATGGAAAATCTACAATTAAGAAGTCTAAATATGAATGCACTGATATCGTTTCATTAAAAGCAAATGAGTATCATAATCCACGTGCTTGTGAAACGACTGTTGGTAGAATTTGTTGGAATAAGATCATGATTGATCGTTTAGGTTTCCGTAGATTTTTCCCATACAACAATGAAGTATTAGTAAAAAAGAAAGCAGTCAACTATGAGGAAGAAGTAACACAACTTCTTATCTCTGATAAAATTACAACGACTGATTTCCGTAAATACATTGACCATCGCGATTGGTTAGGGCTCCAGTTACATGGTCTCATTACAGTATCTCTTACGGAGAAAACTGTAAAAACCCCAGTATCAGTAAAGAAGCTTCGTGATGAACTTTTCAAGAAATACGAAAAGGAATTAGCTGAGGGAGATATTCTGACGGCTAATAAAATCGAGAAGCAACTTATTGATGCGATGGTTGATATTATTAAAGATGATCCGGGATTTGACCTTTACAATTCTGGAGCTCGTGGTGATATCAACAACCATATGAAAAATATCTTCTTGATGCGTGGTGCTGTTATAAATCCTAATACTGGAAAGTATGATATTATGAAAACTTCTTTCAACGATGGACTTCGTAAAGAAGATTTCACCCCGGCATCCAATTCTGTAGTACAGGGGGCATACCCCAAGGCGGTCTTTTTAATATATGCCGCATAACGGCGTGAGTCGTTATATAAACCTCTCTTTACGCGGGAAAGATGTAACTTTGTCGTTACATGCAACTAGTAGCCAGTTGTACCAATTAACATATGAATTACTAACTTAGAGTAGTGATATTCTAAGGGCGAAGGGTAATGCCTTAGGTACAGTAACAAGATTCATGTGAATGGAAAATCCGCTGCGAAGACAGTACAAGATACTGTAACGTTCAACGACTAGGGAAAGCTAGACAACCAGATTGAGAGAAATCTCTAAATACTATAATAGTAGTAGCTGGTTTGAAAATAAGGTAGATTGAAATATCTACACGAAGCGAGTAGGCTCAATAATAGAGCGAAATGTAGGTGAGATATCTAATGATATCAAAAATCCCAAATGGAGAGCTCTCAAATATTTGGTAATAGAATATTTGAGATGAAGATATAGTCTGTTATGAAATTAGGCAATTCATAATGAGGTACTTCAGATTCAGGATACTTAGCGAAACAGCTTATGGCAGGTAACCAAACAGAAGTTGTTGATGAAGATGGAACTGATTGTGGAACAGAAACTACACTTGATTTCATCTTTGATGCAAATGACATCAATGACTTTGCAAGAAGATATATTAATGATAACGGGGAAACCGTTTTACTTACAAAAGATAATGCTTCCACTTACAATGGAAGACTCATCCATATGTATTCTCCGATGTGCTGTAAAGGTACAAAGAGTGGAAAGATTTGTTCGAAATGTGCTGGAATATTAGATTCAAAATTTGTTGGTTTGGATAGTAATAAGATTGCTACTACACTTACCAACTTGAATATGAAGAAGTTTCATGATAGTACACTTCGATTCCAAAAGCTTGATATGAATGATATGTTACTTAGTCGTCAGAATATTTTTAAAGCTGATGGAACGGATATTGCGATTGATGTTCCTTACTTTGAGTTATACGTTCCGGATAGCTATTTCAAGAATAGTTTGATGGCAGAAACAGCACCTGGACAGTTACGTTTGTTTGGTATTACAACAGTTGGTATTTATAAGAATGGTGAATTTGATCACTTTGATACTTTAAAAGTACCAAGCTGGAATACGTATTATACGTATGAATACGAGCATAAGGTAATTAACTTACCAGGTATTGGAAAGACAGGCTGTACTGTCTACAGTTATTCGAAAGGGCATAAATTCTGTGTTGGAGAAGTCTTAGAAGATTCAACAAATGCACAGTTAATGCTGCGATTTGTAAACTATGGAAAGATTCCTTCAACAGTTCCATACAAAGAATCGATTTGGTTATGGAGAAAGAATCAGAAGATGAATAAAGTAAACTTTGGAGTTCCTTCTGTAATTCAGGAAGTCGTATTAAGTACGGCATATCGATGGAAGAGAAATCCGGCATATAAGTTTGCAAAGGTAATTGGTAAGAATCCTGATTGGAACCAGTTCGATTATGAGATGGCTTCTATTCGAAGGATTTGTCAGGTTACTTCAACCTTTACTGGAATGACCTTTGAGTCTTTTGATGATATGGTATCAACCGCAATTAACCGAAGTCGAAAAGGAACGCATGAAGCAGAATCTCCACTGGAAGACTTACTCAAATTATAAATACAAAAAAAAGAGAGACACCAAATCCGGTAGTCTCTCTTTTTCTTTTCTCACTTCTTACTTCTTTTCGAAGAAGTCTAACGACACCTCTTTCGGTTCATCAGCTCCACCAAATACTGAATACATGATTTTGCCTCCGGATTCCTTTGCGGAGTCCCAGTTTGCAACAACGTGATAGTTGCCAGAGATTTTCTCAACATTGATGTCGTAGCCAGCATTTACAAGATACTCAATGTGCTCCCTTCTTGGAAGCCAACTTGTACCATCCGTTAAATACGTTTCACGTTTCCCATTAGCAACGGCTTTGTTGATATATTTGATGTAATTCTCAATCTCACGTGCACCACCATCCTCGAAAGATTTTGCAGCAGTCGGAAGCTCTAATGTAACCGTTTCCTTGTCATCGGCTTCGTTATCTACTACCGCTGGATCCTCAGCATTGTTGATGCACTCGATAACATAATCGTCTCTTGAAAGCACCCGGTTGATTCCTTTCAAACCATACATCATGTGTTTGTAATCCATATAAACTCTGTCTTTGATTTCCTCAGACGGAAGATCAAACTTCATGGTTTCACCCTTCATGTAGATGTATCTTTCAGAAACCGATAAGTTCTCGAAGATGATGACGCCGCGATCCGGTGTGATATTGTACTCGAGCATTACGAGTATGTCTTTACCACCAATATACTCCATCAGCGTGAAGGTATCACCAGCTGATCTCTTCCTCAGTACGTAAACGACCTCCTTGCCCTCATTGATAATACCTTTGCCGATAAACGCTACCTCTTTCGCATGTTTTAAAAGACTCTCATTAAACATAATATTTCCTCCTTTTGGAATAAATTTATTTTCGGACCATAGTAATTTTGGCCCTTAGTTTCTTGACATAAGATTCTTTTTCTTCTCTTACATCACCAAAATATTATATAAATGAAAATGAAGAAAATCTAAATGGATAAAAAAGAAGGGATTAACTCCCTTCTTTTTATTCTTATAAAGTAGGTGCAGAAAGACCAACGTCCTCCAGACAGTTGTTAATAATGATTAAAGTTCCGTCCTTTTTCAGTCCCTTTATCCATGATAAAACAACAAGGACTTCTTCCGGAGTGCCCGGAATCGTTGCTCTTTTAATCGGTGAGACATGAATATCATATCCCTGATCCTGGAATTCCCGAATTACCTGTACTGTGATTTCATCCTTTAAGGCAATACTTTCCACTTCACAAGGACCTTTACTTGCAACATTCTCGATTTCATGCATCCATTTTCTCCGCAGATTATCAAGTTCAATCTCTCTAAGATTTGCTTCACGAGAGGCAGTACACATCTCTTCTGCAGATTTAATGCAAAATGTTCTATAGGAATTATCCTCGGAGAGCTCGTTCTCTTCTGATTTCTTCACTGCAGGTATACAAAGTGAACCAAGCTCTTCAATATACAAATCCTCGACAACTTTCCGGATATTTTCCTTATATAAGTCGAGCATGTTTAAGTCCATTCCTTTCATGATATAAAGTACGTCATGAACAGCAATGATCTCTGCATCAAACCGACTGCTAAGGAATGAAATCAAACCATCTGTCTCAAATTCCATCTCCAAATCTCTTACCAGTGTAAGCATTTCCGGTTGGTATTGAAATAATCTCCAAGTGTTATGCTTCACATAATGGAAGAAATATGTACCAAAAGATTGATCATCTTTTGATATCATTCCATAAAATACAACGTCATGAATACTTCCATTAATTAAAGCCTCACTCCGGAACCAAGGATTATAAACATCTTCGGATTTCTTTTGTTCTCCGTAAAGCTTGTTTGTAGCTTTCTTAAGTTCAGTCTTTATTTTATCAAGTTCTTCAGCATCTTTTGCAGTTACCTTAATAAGTTCACTAATCATCTTTACTAATCAACTCCTTTGTTTACATCTTCTCTTACTACGAGATGCCCATTCTCAAGATAGATCTTGTCATTCAAATCAACAAATTCACCATCCTTGGGCTTCCCTTCAAACCAATCAACAATGACCGGACACCGCTGACTGAGCATTGTTATTTTCGGGATATAAAGATCAAACCCAGAATGTATCAGGTCTTCCAGGAACTCAATGTCGATAGCACTAACTGTATTAAAATCGATCTGACATTCAGTTTCACCAGCATCAATCTTCGTGTCAATAATATTCCAGAAGAATCTCCTCTTTGATATGATTGCGTCTAAACGAGCTGTCCTTGCATTTATCCCTCCGGTTCCTCCAGTAAGCTTTATGAGAGCGTTGTCTACATCATCCTTATACTGCTCGAGCATCATATTGTCGTCAAAATTGACGAGAGATCCATCCTCTTCTACATGGATGTAAAAGAGATTGTCTCCTTCGACATTGATCTCTGCATTCTGATTCGGCAGAGATGCTAAATAATCGCGGAGCCCCTTTACGGTGGCTCCAGTTACCATTGCAAAATACTTTGGATCAAACATACTTACTTCCTCCTTTTAAACAGGTTCTCCATTATCAGCTGAAACACAACCATCCTGAGACTCTAATTTATAAGACCTCTTATCAGAGAACTCAATAATTGACCTTTCTTTTGTTGACATGATAGAACCATTGATCTGAATGTGGATATCATCATTAGGATAATCATATTCAAGTGGGTTATCACTGATTTCTACAATAGACCTATCCATTGCAACATGAATGTAGAAAATTGATTTTCCATTCAGCTTGATTCTTGCATCTTTAAAACCTCCAAACAAGCTTAAATGATCAACAAAATTCCACAGATTTACATTCTTTACATTCCATGTCAAATAGTCACCTTTAACCTCATTGCTAGAAATGATTTTAAGTTCACGATTACTGATGTGATCGGGAAGTGTTATAGAAAATAGATCATTCCCATTTACATGAATGATTGCATCAACACAAGGAAGGTCTGATAATTGTTTGATCAGACCTTCCAGTGTAACATTACAAGCTACAGTTAAATATTTCTTGTCGAATATCATTTTTTGTCTTCTCCTTCCACATTAGATTTTTCCGCATTTGATTCATTATCTACGTATACGAACTTTCCATGTAATTTATCACCTTTCTTCTTTTGATCATTCCATAAGATGTGAACGTAGTATTTGAGAGGTGTGCTCTTTATAAGCATGATGCTAAAACCATTATCGAGGAAAGGGTTTAACACAGCAATAGTGATCTTTTCACCATTGGTTTCTTTAAACTTGCAACTACCTCTTCCTTTAATGACTGCATTGAGGACCTTCTTTCTCCATTTACGAATCATCTTGATTTCAGAGTTCTTCATGGTTCCAAACATAGATTCCATGGACTTCTCCTCAAGAAAGCCCATGCTAAGCTTTCTACAGATAACTGCATCGAAATTCATTGAATCCATCCACCGTTCAGAATTGTTAAATACTTTTTCTTTGTAGGTGGATTCCGTTATATTGAATATTCCCCAAAGATTGACCTTAGCAATCTGATTATGGTGTTTCTCCATCATTTGACGCGAAACGACTTGTTGATTCTTTGTAGCTATCGTTCGTGAAATAGCTAACTTTGATGAATAATCATAGATATAATCACTATCGGTTACTGCAGTATAATGCTCCACAAGATCAAGATTTAACAACTCCAGGAATTCATCATCGGTGAGTGCATATTCATCAATTGCAATATAATAATGCTGTTTAAAATCATATTCTGCAATAAACCAATGACTCTTGTCTTCGTATTTATCAGCTAGATTGGTTCCTTTAGGCATCTTCATATCTTCTCCAGACTCTAAAATCTTATGGATTTTCCGAACATCGGTATGTGTTGCAACCCATACAGTTTCTCTCCCCAATACAAATTTACTACTATGCCGAAATTCCATGTATATCACATTTGCTAAACTGCTCAGTTCAAACTTTGTGAATGGAATATTTGATTGAAAGTAATAATTTTCAACAGTCAGTCTTTCAACTTTTTCTTTTGCCATATTCTAAAGCCCTCCTGTATTGTCATAATATCTGCCGACTTTTCTCTCTCCATCTTCCCAAGAGATTATCAGCTTATAATTCTTCTCATGTATGTTTATCATGATATCATAACCAGCCTTCACGAAATAATTCAATGTAGACCTTGAATTTACACCAGGATTATACGCCAGTATAATCCCGATTGTATAAAATCCTGCATCTCTTGCGTCCTCAATTGCATTGATCATCTGATTCATCAATTTTAGATTAAGCCCTGATCTACCTTTACGCATTTCATGAGCAATCTGGTTAGATTCTTTTACTGGTGGAATAGGTTTTACAGCTCCTTTCACTCCACCTTTATCACCCAATAACTTCAGATAGATTGATTCCAGCATTGTCGTATAGACCTTCTTATAGAAAGACTCAGGAACCATAAATGAACATGGGTAATGATAGGCCTCCATACGTACATCACAGCGGAATCTGCATTCCATCCATTCACGATCAAAGACCATGTTTATAGAATCTGCAGCACTTTCCAGTTCGATCACATAATCATATTCTTTCTCCGGATCTTCTTTCAATATTTTATTTAGCATATCTGATAAGGCTTCCAAATCCGAAGTCGGTGAATATGTTACATCCAGATTAACCATCGTATTTTCATTCTCGATATATTCTGACAACATCCACTCACCTAAACAAGCTGGTTCTAATACAAAGATAGATTCTTTATCCATGTAAATATGAGACTCGGCTGTAAAGATGATTCGCTCTACATTCTTGAAACTCTTTGGGTGAAATTTCCCAATTTTCGTATCACTCATAGTGCCTCCTTCATCCCAATCTTTGTGAAAACACCATCGCGATGTTTTCCTCTCTCCCAGGAAACTGTAACAACCCATCCCTCTCGTAAACTCTCTTCACCGTAAGGATGTGTAAATTCAGCAATTACATCATATCCTTTCTTCGTGAAGTATTCTACGACAAAGTCAGATGGTAAATCCCTTGAACCATTTAAAACTCTAACAGCACGTTTTCCATCATGTGCAGCTACGCAGATTAAATGATTCCAGCTATCAACGACGCGTTTTGCAAGCCTCCTTTCATCTTCGACACTCTCTGCCAATTTATATGCATCGGCTGCATTTCCATCAAACGTAACCTGTTTATCGGTTGTGTAATATGCGATAATAGATTCCTCCATGGAAAGCTTATCATAGTCAATCTTATCGATCATTTCATAACCACTACGATCTTTCCCGATATAGGCATCATACTTTCTATTTGACATATCAGAGGCTTCGTTTTCCTTTATTTCATAAGCAACCATTTCCTCATAATTGAAATGATATCCACCTTCTGGAATCACGATGTAACGGGATTCACCACCGACTACATTCTTTACCTTAAAATTCAATAAAGAAATCAGGTCCCTTTCTCGACAATCGGTAACCAGTACAATCTGCATCTGATTATAATCATCGTACTCCACGATGCACCAAGTACTTGTGTAATCGTCGTTCTTGAAAGCATCTACTACTGATTTCGTTCCTTTTCTACAAGGAACATCTGATTCCGATATGTATCGGATTCGTTTTACATGCAAGAGACTTTCTACATTAAAACACTTTATATCTCCTGCTTCATTGGTTTCATTTGACATAAAAATCCCTCCTTTTATTAATTGATGTGACTCCTCGGAATGTGATTCTCTGCCTTTGTAATGATCTCCTGAATGCTCATGGAATCATTAAAAACAGTGCGGAAGAAACGAACGATGAGATCCATGTTGGCTTTTACATTCTCCGGAACCACTGATCTTCCAAATTTTTCATAGTTATCCATGACCTTTTTCAGACGATTGAAGAAATCATATAATATAATCGGTTCCTCTGATACGAATCCCATGAACTCCAGATAATCCTTCTTGATTGAAAGGATTGACTCTGCTTTCTCCTCTTCTGAATTCCAGAGTGATCTCGGTCCTTCAAATTCAAATAAATCTGAGCAATCATCAAAAATACCATAGAGAATAGCATATACCTTTAACTTCTCACAATAAAATCGATTTGTGATATCATCATTCGTCATTCTCCTGTAATCAATCATAAATGCCAGAGCACACTCTGCTGAAACTTCATAGCCAGCCGGATGCTTCTTAGAAAATCTTGGATATACGTGTGATACATGGAGATTGAATTCCTTGTATATTGCAAGGCTCCTGTGCGTGTTGTTCTTAAATGGATAAATAAATCCCGTAACATCAGAATCGATAACTTCTGAAAACTGTAAATCCCGGTGTTCAAATTCGGTAATGGTATCTCCACCGATTTTTGCTTTCGCTTCCTCAAAGTCACTTAAAGTTGCGTTAATCTTATAATTAGCATTTATACCAGAGGTAATAAACTCAAGCATGGATGAAAACTGAACGGAATTTGTAAGAGGTGAATATTCCCCTCTAGTATCCGATACCTTCCAGTCATTTCTATCAAACATGAAAACAGCATTGTCTGTATCTGCAATAATTGATACATCGCTGCTTACTGATAATAACCGAAGAAATGCTGCCCTCTTTACTAGCATCATGTGCTCATCTTCATCTTCCACTGAGATATTCTCAATTGTTGCAAGAAGTGGATTCCCTGTTCTAGCTGGTGTTTTTGTACATAATCTTGCAAAGATTAGCACGTACTCTTTTCTTGTGTCTTTCATTCGTTGTCTCCTTTCCAATTCTTTTCTTTTGAAACTCTATCTGCAATAGTTGCTGCAACTTCCCAAATTACCATGGATTCTGGGAAATATTTATTAAAGAGATCACTCAAATCCTCCATAAGTTCTGCAGGATTAACATCCTTAAGAGGATATGGTAAATATCTATCTCCAGACTTCACCTTTTGAATAAGATCAGCTACACGATTGAAGTATATCGTTAAAACTTCTGGTGTTTCGTTCACGATATTCATGAGGTTTATACATTCTTGATGTGGTGTAAGATTGCGAGGACTTGGGTTTTCATCATAAGGATCACAATATTTTGGAAAATTCATTCCTGCTACTTCATAATATGCCTCCTGCTGACACTTATCTTTGATCAATGCATACAAAGACCTTTCAATGTCAATATAACAAATATGCACGTAATTCATCTGTGATATAGGGCTGAATCTACATCTGCGATAGTCATGAATAAATTGCATTGCAAAAGGCAAAAGCATAATCAAGTCATCATCACCTTCATAAGTATCTTCCTTTTTCTTATTTGTGAATGGATTCTGGATTCCAAACTCATCATACACTGTCAATCCTCTATGATTTGGATTCTTAAATGGGAAGAAGTATCCAGTTACATCATAATCTAAAACCTCACTAAACTTCAATGTCTTATTTTTAAAGAAAATCTTTGGTTTGTCATGCCCGATAAATCGAGTTACTAAATCATCTCCTTCATATTTATGCTGGAAGAATTGCACTAGGATATTCCCATTAGACGATTCCTGAATGCAATGAAGTACAGATCTCTTTTCAGCAGCTGTAGCATAATCTTTAACCAACTCGCTATTATGGATATCCATCTCAATAATTGCATACTTTTCAAGCACTGCCATTGTGACAGACCTACTGATAGAGAGTAGCCGAAGCAATGCTGCTCGCTTTATAAGATTTTTATACTCATCACTATCACTAGCATCAACATCTTTACTCTCCATAATGGGTGTATCGTCCAATCGGATTTTTATGATAGTGGAAGGTCGGTACTTGTCATCAGGTTTTGTCATTTCTTCAAACAGACCTGGTGAGCTAAAAAGTTTTCTTTTTATCATGTCTCTTTCTCCTTTCTCGTTTGGTACACGTTTATCTCATATACCTAAATAAATAATATATAAGTGAAACTTAAGTTTAAATCACAGGGTAATTTCAGGCTTTCGTGATTTCTTCATTGAAACAAATATATTAAGAAAATTAAAGACTTTAAAAAGGAGGTAGAGATATATGCCGTCTTTAGTTCAGATTGTTCCAAAGAACACATTTCCTCATGAGGAAACTTATATAAATGACAATACCTCAGGGGCGTTATCGGATGTAAGCTCGAGCACTGTCGTATATCCGTATCTGTCTGTATTTGCAGCAGAGCGTGGAATTGACCGTAAGTTCGTAAAAATCACATCATCCAAGAACTGGACAGCCATGTTTGGTAAAACAAATTACCGCAAGTATGGTCAGGCACACTTAATGCCTGGCGTTATCCTTTCACAGTCTAATACTGTAGTTTGGAGTATGCGTGTAACGGCAGATGATGCCCTGTATGCAAACAGTGTTCTTTCCTTATGGTACAAAGAAGATGTTGAAAACAAAGCTTTCCGCATCAAATTTACAACAAAGAATATTACTGTAGATTCTGACGAGACAACCGGTGTAGCAGGAATGACAAAGATTCTTGGTGACCGTGATCTCCTTATCGAGTATGCAGAAAACACCGATGGTGCTGCAGTCGATGGCGTTTACCAGGACGATGAGGGATACACTCAAATTCCTCTCGTTTTATTTACGGCAATTGGCCGTGGTGACTATGGCAAGAATCTCCGCTGGAGAATCGTTGCTGATGATGATTATGAGAAGGAGTATGGTATTAAGGTATACCGCTTCGAGATCATCGATGTTACTGATGGTGCTACTGTAGTTAACACAAAGATCGGCTCAATGGTAAGTTCTGGAAAGGTATCAGATACCATTTTCATCAACGATGTGATCGAGGATGCAAGCGAAGCAACGCTCTATGCTGACATTCATGCATATGAAGCAAACTTCGAGAAGCTCTATGCTGCTTATTCAGCATTCTGCGCTAAGATCCTTGAGAATAATCCGACAGAAGCTGTAACCGTTCCGGATGTTGACGAGTTCGATCCGTTCTACGGTCTGGCTGTAAAGCAGCAGCGCGTTCGTGTGACTCCGAGTGAGCCATACATCACATTTACACAGCCACTTGATGGCGATGTAGATACCGAAGCTGATGACTATGATGCAGCCGCTTACACAGCAACATCACTTGCTGTTGTAGATGACATCGCTGGAAATAGCCTTGCTGGTGGTAGCGATGGTGCTTTTGCTGGCAGTGATACTGCAACCGTTCAGGCTGCTGTTGATGCTGCTTATATTAAAGCATTTACCGGCAAATTTGACAAGATGATTCTTGCACCGCGTCGTGTAGAGTCTCTGGCTCTCTTTGATGCGAATTACAGCATGGATGTAAAAGTTCAGTTGGCAAGACTTGGAATGTATCGTGCATCTGGTCCGGTCTATCTGGATACTGGACTTACCGAGGAACTCGGTAGCATCGATATTAATACAATGGAAGCAGATTTCGCTCCTCTGGATGACCTGATCGATGAGTTTGAGAACTTCTCAGACACTTGGCCGGTATCTGTAAATACCCATTGGTATTACATCAAAGAGGCAGCAACTGGAAAGAGAATCGCCGTAACTTCGACCTACTTCTTGGCTGGTACAGATGCAAGCATCCGTGCAAACTATGGAGAGATTGCAGATAGAACTGGTGATGTAATGACTCTTTCTGGTCATGTTAAGAATTCCCTGCATCCGGCAATCGCTGAGAACGAGACTGATCTTAAGCAGGAGCTTTACGATGCTCGTATCAACTACTTCGAGGATGTCGGAGATGATACGTTCATCCGTGCAACTCAGTCCATGTATGTTCATAGCGACAGCGAGCTCCTTGAGGAGCCGAACGTTATCGCAATCTTCAGACTTAAGAGAATTCTTGAGGATGAGGTTCGCGTAAACAGAAACAAGATCACAACTCCGAAACTTCGTTCCGAGTTCCGTGATTATCTGGTTGACAAGTACAGCTACATGGTTGGTACGTACTTTGAAACTTTGGATATCCAGTACAAGTCTAACGCTTATGAGCAGCGTCGTAACATTACGCATGTTTATGCGGCAGTTACATTCGCACAGAGATCAAAGATTACACTTATCGAGATCGATGTGAATGAGCGCGAGTATCAGGCAGACGACGATGATGAAGAATAAAAGAAAGGAGATGAGATAAATGCCTATATCAATTCAGAGCGGTGCAAATCAGTTTAACGCAACTGATATCACAAAATACTCCTTGATGATGGGTGGTCTTAATGTCACACATGACGTGCTGGCAAGTTATGATCCACTCGTAACTGGCTTCTACCGTTTATTCATGGTAAGAGAGCCGGCATTCGTAAAGAAATATTACGAAGTAAGCAAAGGAACCTCAAGGTTCGATGCTTACAGACATATTCTTGAGTATGGTAATATGGGTGTTTCTGGATTATCTAACCTTGAGTTGGATACAACCGATATCACCGGTGGTTATTCAGGAAAAACCTTTACCATTCCGACTGTATCGAAGAATGGTATGAACAGCTTTACCATTAAGGTATTTGAGTTCTCCGGATCTCCAATCCGTGAGATTCATAGTACTTGGATCAATGGTATCGCAGATGAGAATGGTGGATTAGCTCATTACAATGGACTGATCGCATCTGGTGACCTTGCTTACTCACAGGCAAACGAGACCGCAGAGTTTATCTATGTGGTAACAGACAGAACCGGTATGAAGGTTGAGTACGCTGTTATGTTTGCAAACTGTATCCCGAAGGCCGTACCGATTCAGCATTTTGATTCAAGTGCTGGAGAACACGATAAGGTCGAGCTTGATCTTGAGTTTACCTGCACACCGTATCATGGTATCGATGTCAACGAGAAGGCAGCGCTTCTTCTGAAGCAGAATCAGATTATGGTTAACTCTCTTGAGTTCTACACAGGTCTCGATTCAAAGAGCGGCCGTTTCGCAACTAGCACAGGTTACAATCCTGCCAATGGTCAGATTGTCAGTCAGGGTGATCTTACATATCGTACAAAGATCAGCAACTCTGATGCAAGTGCAACATCACAGACACTCGATAAAGAGACCCTTGAGAAGGTTACTCCGTCTTACACACAGATTGGTGCTCGTAATAATTCATAATACATTGCGTTTATTTAAGAAGAGATGCTTCGGCATCTCTTCTTTTTACCCCTTAAAAACAGATTTTTAAAGTCTAAAGAAATGAGGGAAATAATATGAATACAGGACCTCTTTATGATGATCCGTTTGATTCGGTTGAATTATTTGAAGAGAACGTGATAATTGATCGAAAAGATCTTTATATAAATATGGATAAATTCGAATCTGGTAAAAGTAATATTATCCTAATTACCGGATTCTCTGGAAGTGGAAAAACAACACTTGCAAAGCAATTAGCTTCCAAATACAAGTGTGAAGATTATATTGAGTTAGATATTTTGGAATGGTATTTTGATAAGAGGATTGAAGAAGAAAATCTTCGCGAGCATGTTCCAGCTTGTTATGACTTTTTACAGTCTCATCCGAAGTATAAAAACATGGAAGAGAAACCAAGGGGAGAAGACTTCTTAAATGCTTATCGAGAATTCATCTCATATATAATCAATTGGTGTAAAAAGAGAAAACCTGCGAAGTTTGTAATTGAAGGAATTCAATTGTACGAGACTGTGAAGAAAGGTGAGAAACCACCTTATACATCAGAGCCTACGATATTAAAAGGAACTTCTGCTCTTAAATCTATTTATAGAGCAATGAAGCGGAATGGAGCATCTGTAAAAGATCTCCCCTTCTTTTTACAGTGGTACTTTAGTACGAATTCGCAGATAGATGATTTGTATAAAGCAATGAAGGAAGCCTATGGTGATGAACCAGTTGAGGAGGACGGATCAGCAAAAGAGTTTGAAGAGACTCCCATGGCAAGTGCCATGGAGAAAGATTTTGAGAAAAAGAAACGATTAAATCTTAGCAGTTTTTCTGTAAAACATCTTGACGAAGCATCTATCAATCGTTACAAAGATCAAGTGAAATTATTACGTCACGTAGAAGCATCCAGTGATATTTGTGATGGATTCTTTGATATGACAAAACTTGTTGCTTACGTTTGTTGTAATAAAGAAAAAGATGGACTCATCTGGATTACTGCACTTGAGATCCTTCCTGAATATAGAGGAGCTGGACTTGCAAGACAGCTTCTTGATTATTGTGTCAAGAAAGGTGCAACCGCTCTTGGCGTTGCAAAAGATAATGAAATTGCAATTCACATTTATGAATCTTATGGGTTTAAAAAATCCAAAGAATCTATAAAAGAAGTTGCAGAAGGGAGAACGAATAATTATCGTATGTATTTACATGGAAATGATAAACCGATTACTGAAGAAGGAGATCCAATGAAGGACTTCTTTGGAAAATATGGGACAAATGAAATGGTTGCTTATATGGAAGCAGCAATTAAAGCAGATAAAGTGCTTCTTAATAAAATCTATCCGATTGTCGAAACTTGCTTCGCGAATAAGGATAATATCAAGGTTTACAAGAAGTTAATTTCGGACTTTTTCGAAAGAAACATGGATAAGTTAACAACTCCCGGGCCGGAGTATTTAATTATCTTTGGGCAGAAAGACAAAGCAAATTATTACTCCTTATTTGGGATTACACCGGAAGAAATTACAGAGTGTATGACGAAGGTAACAAAGTCAAGTGGATCTTCATCTGATTTTAAATATCTGCATGGAAATCCATTCTTAGCACTCTTATACTATATTCTCCGATACTTCACAATTCATAACGATGTGCAGAGTGTGAACGCAACAATTGGAATATTTGAGATCGATGTATACTGGTCAATGTTTACCAAGTATTTCCCATATGGAGTAATCGCTCCAGTTATGAATTATACAATTGATAGCTTGAGTGATAAGTTCATTATAAAGAAAGCAGGAACGATCTTTGGAGCATTAAGTGAATCGGGTCAGCGGTCGTATAAAATGCATAAGGAAAATATCAAGAAAGGTACTGATGATTTATGTGTTGCGTTCTTACAGCGAATCAGAAATGACCAGAACTCAATGCTTCGAACGATCGCAAATCTTTATATGGAAAACCATAAAAAAGGAAATGCAATTGCAACAAGAAACGATGAATACGATCCCGATAGTCCAGTAATAGAAGCATCACCAAGCATCTCAACAGAGATTCAAAATGAAGTAGATAAAGTATCTGCTCCAATTATCACAAATGGAGTTGATATTACGCTGGCAGAAGCAGCTTCCAGGATGGCTTCTATTTCGATTACGAATTTACGCATTTATCTGGGAAAGATTCTGGTGACAGAACGATTAGAAGAATTGACAAATTTGATTGAAGCAATGATCTTCTTATACGTTCACACCTATCACAAACAAATCAAGGATATTAAGAGTCAGTATTTCTTATACTGGTCAGCTACGATGTTTAAGAAGACGAACTCAACTGATCCGAATATTGGAAGAATTAACCGGATATTAAATATGTGGGGTGAAGAGACTGGAATCTACAAAGCATTCAAAGCGGAAGGAAGCCGTATCAATTATAAGAAGGCAATCTTTTTATACATTGCAATGAGCATCCAAAAATACACCTAAAAGGGAAAAAAGAAAGGCACAAGGAATAATCCAAGTGCCTTTCTTCTTATTTCGTCGATTCTGATTTTATCTCATCAATTTTCTTTTTCACCATGTACTCAACGAGTCCCGGTGTGATTGTATATCCTCTGCAATCTAAGCGGAGATCGTGCATAATCGTACCATGGCCAAATTCGATTCTGTGCTGACCAGGTGGTTGATAGAGATCTACATTTGTCAAATACTTGTAAATCTCACACATGATGTTCTCCTCTGTATCAGGGGCTACTTCCATATAGGATTTCTGATAAGCAACCCAGTCTGGTTCCTCTGGACTTCTTGTGTAAGAATACATGATACCAAATCTATCGCAGAGCTTTAACATATACTTGCGATCCATATCTGTCATCCAGCTAACCATGTTGATCGTATCGAATGCATTCTTCGGCTTATCATCCTTTGTATAATGGGCGCATTCATAATCGATAATTGCTTCGAGGTAATCATAAGTAAGCCCGTGTGTTGGATTCTCTCTTCTTATATGATGAGGTGCTGTAAGCTTGTGATATTCAGAAGCAAGCGGTTTCTCAATCAGTGTGTAAAGAAACGCTTTGTCTAAATCATGAATTGCAGCTCGTTCGTACATGGTCTGAGTTTCATCTTCTGTAAGAAGATCCTTCCGGACAAATTCATCAAGAACAAACCGGAATGCCTTTCGGTGATTGTACGTATACTTCAAATATTCAATGTTTTTCATTTCATCCTCCCTTAATCTCTTAATAAAAAAGAGAGGGTTTAAAAACCCTCTCAATCTTTGTGTTACTTTTTGGTTACTCACTAAATGGCTTCGCATAGCCGAGTAACTCACCGGTGGTTCCATCAATGACTGAGATACCAGGTGTTGGTAAACCAAACCGCTTTGCACGATTGTACGCAGCGGTCTGATAAATGTAACCAGTATGATTGTCGTAATAGTCAGCGTTCTGATAGAGCGGATCTTTTGCGATCTCGTAAATATCAGTGCCTGACTTGTGAGAAGACTTCGGAGTTACGCACTCTTTGTTCTTCCCAGCGTTTTCCTGCATGTACTTATCCCACATCTTATTGACATAGGAAAGTACCGTTGCTGCAAGGTCTTCAAACCATCCGAAGTGAGACTTCATGATTCCATCATCGAAGATGGCTTCTTCTGCGTAATGATGAAAGTCATCAACAGCTGTTGAATCGTAGATGGTCTTGTTGACGAACTCAGAGTTATCCTGAGCCTTGAGCCAGTTGGTAAACTCCGGATACTTAAAGTAAAAGCATCCATGAGAACGGAGCCAAACAGATAACTGCTCGGTACGTCCTGAATTTGCCTGGTTTGTAGTTACGTTGTTGAACTTGCCCATAAGAGCCTTTCTCATTGGTAGGTTTTGTACTTCAGCTATTCCTACTGAGCTGGATTTTAATGAATGAATCCTTTTCATTCACTAAATAAATGATATATAAATGAAATCCTGGGATTTAAAAAAATGAGAAAAAAGAAGACAAGAACGAAATAATGCTCTTGTCTTCTTTAAATTAGGAAGGTTATATGATAAATATTTAATCGTGTCTGAAATCAATCAAGTATTCAGAACTGTACTTTCTGGTTGATCACCAAGTGGGATATATGTGATTGATTCAACTGTTCCAGACCCTTTATTCTGTAATGTCAACTTATCAACAAATAAAAGTATCTTCTCTGTTGTTGCACTGTAAGTTTTTGTCTTTGTAGTTGTTGTTAATGTTGTAAATTGTCCAACCAGCGTACTAGAATCAGTTCCAAATGTGATAGAAAGTATAAGTGCCGGACCATCATAAACTGTAACTTCACCAGCTGTACTTAAAAGATATTTTTGATTAGACGATTTATCATAAAAAGTATGTACTACAAGATATGGTGAATTTAAAAATGCATTGTATGATAAAGTCTGGCAATTCATATAATCTTTATTTGCAGTTGAAGCGAAAGCAGTTTCAATAGCAGATGCTTGATTATATAAAACCATGAGTGCATCTTTATTATTTGCTGCATATGTCATCAATTTTGTAGATGCACAGAGCATTTGACAAATATTTTCAACATTGATACAGCCGTTAATACATACAGAATCATTAAAAAATCCTTCAATATCTCCATCATGAACATGAAAATTAGTACCTCTAAAAAGATAAATCATATATGGGATAATGAAAATAGAGGAATTGTATATCCAATCTTTTAATTGAGTAGAAGATTTTACATAGCTATCTTTATATGCACTCATCAAATTATTAAAATGCTTGAAATCATCTGAATTATAATCTTTTATATCTGTATTTGTTGGCTGATAATCTGTAGCAGATCGAAGATCTATTGTAATAGTTGAGCTGGTGTTACTTCCGTATACTCTGGTGGTATAAAATTTTGTAAAAAATTTTAAAAAATTTCCAAGAAAATACGAGTTCTCCATACATCTATCCTTTATAGTTTCAAATGGATAAAGAATCAATGAATCATTTACTTGACTTACGAAGGGTACTGTTGAAGGACTATAATTATTACCACCATTAAATAATTGCTTGATAAGATATGTAGAATCATCTTTTATAAACATATCACACATTACATCAGGATTTGCAAGAATACAATTTCTAAGCAATGCCGAATATGAGCAACCATCAGTTGCAGTGTATTTTGAAGTACTCACATCATATCCATATTTTAAATAATCAAAAGATAAATACTTCGTAATATCATAACTATAATTCCATATGTCATTCGTTTTTTGCAATGCCCATTTACACATTGCAACACCACCGTGCTCACGAATTTTTGCATATGCCCGTTCGGTATCAAAATAACTTCGATAGGTATTCGATAAAAGTGCATTCATTCCCACGACACTATCTACTAAATATTCCAGATAAGCATTCGAATCACTAGAGAACTTCACCAAGAATTCATCTGCTGCAATACTTGCTGCCCATTCTGAATTTGAGATATTCGTTTTTAAATCTGAATACTCATTGTCATTATATCCCATTGCAGCATTTAAAAATCTTCTTGTGTATTCTTCACTTTCCCCTATAACACTTAATGCCGTTTCACTATCATAAATATCTCCCATCCGGTACCGATCCGAAATAAACACCTTCTCGAAATACTTATCGTTTGTAAGCATTCCATTTACAAATGCTTCACTTGTTAATGCAATTGGGTACATCCTTCTGTTACTCGCTAATGTTTCACCAACGGTTTCTCTTGTCAGTATTTGTACCATACATCTTTCATCATCCACCATTGCTATTACAAGTTTTTCATTATTAAATAAGACTTCGAAAAAGTCATCATTCTCCCATAACCCATTAAACATCGTCTGCACAAACGTGCTATATTCCTGAACAGAATCCAATGCTTCTGCTTGATTCTTTAATGTGGTCAATGTATTTTGTACACTGTACTTCAGTGGTTCATAATTATAAATTTTATCTCCATAACTATGAATCTTCTCTAATTCTGTTGTAAGTTCACTTAAGGTATCATAAGACTCCTGAATATCACCGATAAAGTTTACAATGACCTTTAATGCATCCTGATTTCCGGAAAGCGTTGTAAGAGCGTGTTCAGATTTAAATAACTGCTCAGTGAACTTATTTGTCTCCAATAAATACTGGAGATCATCTGGATTATCTCTCAAATACTCACAACAAGTATCACTTTCCAGTGCAACAGTTATCAGATTATCATTTTCTTCGATGATAGTCAAAGCATTCTTTTGACACAGATATTCCATTGCGTCATCGAATTTTTCTTGAATTTTCTCATTTCTCTGCAAAACCCCTTTTACAAGAAGACCGGCGGAAAGCATAGATTCGAGCATTTCCGTGCTTATTGTATTTCCATCTTTCTCTCCAGTTGATGCTAAATAATGATTGCCTTCTTCATCATAATAATTTCCACTGGAATCACGGTATATTGTCATTCCAGCTTTCTCTATTACGGTATTTACGAACCAGTCAGAACAGCAAACTGAACTCATCATCGGACTCGACATAACCATGAGTTTCCAAGCGTCATCGCTTTCTATCGCTTCGTTCAAATCCTTAAAGTCCGTTAAATCAACATTGAAACGATCTCTTATCCATGTAAGAGAATCGTCTCCAGTCATTTTCTCTCCGACATAATTCCCAAATCCCTTCAGAATCTTATCTGGCATTGTATGAATTGCATCCATATTCATATATTCACAGATATTATCGAAATTCCCAGTTGAGAATACCGTCTTTCCAGCGAATCCATTCAATGCTTTTCCGAGATGTTTGTGATTCTTCATAACATACAGCGCGTCATCTTCTGTAAGCCTTTCATAAACAGCATCTCGTATTCCTTCATTTGCCCAGAACATCGTTGACTTTGAAATCAACTCTCTCCAAGCATCTTCGTTTCCCTCCTGCATAATATAACTCTTCGTTCCGGAGTTTTCAATCGAATTAATATATGTTAAATAATTGAGCGGTTCCTCCTTCCATTTGGTATTCAAGAACTTCAATTCTTCAAATCCCATTCTTATTCACCGTCCTCTCCACTTTCTGAAATAACATCGGTTACGACATTATCAATACTTCCGTCGTCATTAAATACAGTCCTTTGTGTAATCGTCTCGATGCTTCCATCAGGAAGATTGATTTTAAGGACCGTTTCTATATCTCCATTATCAAGAAACGTCGTTGTTTTCGTTGTACTATCTGAAGTTGTTACTATACTTCCATCATCTTCAAACGAAATGTGGTTCGTCTCTTGCACAAGTTGGTTGTACTCTTTACGACACTTTCAAGTACAAGCTCTAAGCCCAGTAACAGGCTTGGGATTGAAGTGTATGAAATTTTATTTTATGACACATTAGAGGTCTATACTTGAATAGATTTCTATACAAAGATGAGATAAAGGGATAAAAAAAGAGAACCTACCTAAGTCGGCGGGTTCTCTTTTGCTTGTAACATGTAAGCCATGTTTACAATCACGAGTTTGTTTGCTTGGATTCTGTTTACCATTCCAAACACACACCACTTCATGATTTTGTTTTTATTGATCATCATGGCTTTTTCTAAATCGTATTCTTTATAAGTCTTTTCGAGTTCATCTGATAATCTTAAGATGATGCTTGCTTCTTCTTCACTTTCACATGCAATCTCCATTCTTAAAACACTCCTTTCTTTCTTAGAAAGTTGTATGGAGTGCTCCAACAATTAATATCATGAGTGCAAATGTGTAAGTCGTATAAATGATCACTGGAATCCCACGAATAATATAGTAGAAGAATCGGAAGATCATCTTTCCAATTCCTCTTGAGTTATTCCTCCAGTAAACAACCAACCTCCTACTTGGTCTAAGGAATCGCATCTCAAATCCATATATGAGGATACGATAAGTTACGTATCCCCATAAAATTACCAGAAGACCTATGATTATAAAGACTTTTCCACCATGAGAATACAGCTCCTGAAGTATATCCAATCCAGTATTCCACGCATCCCACATAAATCATCACTCCTCACTAGGGTTCAAATCTACAAGTCTTAACATCGTTATCATGTTGTCGATTCTCTCCCTTGTACTATCAATGCAGTAATCTACATAGAGACTGAGCATACTGTCACTGATGTAAAGACCTGCCGCTGCTTCAGTAAATGTAAGATCAGATTTTCTTGTCATTACATTGATGAGTTTTACAAACTCTTCTTTGTTTGCATTCCTGTCCGATACTCCATCAATTAAGACCTTTGCATATGCTGCAGTCACACCACTCTTTGCTGCAAAGTTTAATCCGGCTTCGTTGTGCAGTCGATAAAATATCTCACATTCCATCAACTCATCCAGTGTCATCTTTTTCCATGGCTCCACATACGGAGCATACTCTGTCGTTCTCATATTATCTATAATCTCCTTTCTACTCTCTTTTGATTCTTCTTCCTTTGTAATAGGTTCTCTCACATTCCAATTATGCACGTCATCAAGGAATAACTCAAACAACCCATCATTAAACCCCTGGAAGAAATTTCCACCACTTAAATCCACTGTAACAGGAAGGAATTTCGACTTTTCAGATTCTACTGGTGAGATTCCTTTAAGCATATCTTTCGTGAGATTTAGCTTCACCCCTTCTCTTACTTCGATGTAAATATGACGTGGTCTCACACTTAGAATATAATTGATTACATCATATTCACCAAATGTATGCTCGTAGCATTTCCAAGGTTCTGATAACTTGCGGGCTCTTAAATTAAAATGATCACATGCACAATTTCCAACAATCATGAAATTCTCTTTATAAGTATTCGTGGTGATGAATGCAAATTTCTTTAAATTACGGAGAAGTTGTCCTGATATCATGGAGGCATAAATCACATAGCAACCATTATTAATCGGCTCTTGATACTCACCGAGGTGATGCTCTTTGTTATACTCATCCGCCCACTCATCGAGCTTCTCCTGTGTGAAACCTTTATCTTCTTGATCTTCCTTTACTTTCTTAGCTTGTAACTTCTTCCTTTCTCTCTCATCATCTTCATCTCTTTTGGTATCATCCATTCGGTCATTTCTTTTGTAGTAGAAATTCATATTTTTAGTAGTTCCATAATAGGTTCCAGAATCAGACACTGTACTCTCAGGCATCTTCACGTCAATATCGAGATAAAGTATATCAGAATTCGGTGTTATATTCACACCGTTTTCATCAAGTACACGAGTTTTTCTCAACATTTTTCTGACATAAATACAAAAAGCATAGAATTCTGTAATCCTCTTATTATTGGAATCACGGAATACATAAGATGTATAACCACGAAGTTCTTTATGCATCCAGATGTCTAAGATTGCATTCCTTTCATAGATCATTTCTCTGACTTTTTCATAATACGTTCCATCACCGATTGCCTGTAAACAATCCACGAGTTCAGTCATAAGATGTACCCATTTTACTCTTTCTACTTTATGAAGGAATTGTGAAGTCCTATTAGCGGTTACATTTCCACTAACCATGGATTTTCCCATCTCTTTGAAACTCTTTATCTCTTTATTTTCAAGTATTCGACCATCCTCGGTTACACCCAAATAATCAAGAGCTGCTAGATGAGTCTTCCAAAGATTTATAGCAACCCGAGTAGGTGGTGCATACTTAAGATAAGTATTTCCAACATATGTTGACCTTGGATATAAATCGAAGTAAAAAAGGAGCCGCCGCATCACATATTGTGACGCAGCGAACTCCTCCGTATCATTTGCTTTCATTTCAAGCAATATTTTTCTAAGCCCAGTACGCGTTCCATTATAATCTCCAATCACAATCTTATCAAAAATCGTAATTGCATTTTGAATCGCTTTCTTCTTCTCCATGTGTGTCATAAAGTTACCTCCATAAAAATCCTAAACATAGAAGTTCTGATGCTGGCCCTGTACTCTCTTCCAGCAATTTCAGCATCATTCTATAATAGGAATAATCATATATTTTTTGAATAACGACAATGGAAATCGATGCTACAAGAAGTACGTAGAAGATTCGAAAAACCCATAATACAATAGTCTTTCTCAACTCACATCTCTTTTCGATATCTTCAAATGTCGTGTAACAAGAATCAGGATGTTTCACCCAATTATCTGCTCCATACGTTTCTGGTTTAAAGATATCAGCGCATGATGATGGAATATTTACTTCCCTAGAATAATCACCAATTGCATAATAATTATCTACTTTACAGGTAATCTTTGGAAGAGAACTTGCCAGATTCATCAAGCATTTTAATTTCATCTCATAATCATCATCTGTTTTTGGATCAGTGAAATATTCTGTTGGGTATTCTGCAATCAGATTTAATACTGCAAAATCTGTATGCATCAAATCTGAAAAGTAAGATTCCAGCTCTTCGTATTGCTCATCTTTTAGTGTCCCTTTCTTGTTATAAATCTTTGAAAGCCTCTTTAATCCTTTCCGAATTTCTTTGTACTTCTTCGCTGTTTCTAAGTAAGTCTCTACATCTTTACAATGCCTTGTCCAAGCGCCTCCACAGTGCTCTTCGATATTTATCGCAACGAACCTGTAAAGCACATATATCCCTAAAAGCACAGCACAAACAACCGCTATCCAAAATAGGATAATTACGCCGTAAGATAGTAGTTTCCAGAATGTATCAATGATTTGCATTAGTATATCCACGGTCTTTCCTCCTAGTCCCATTTGTATTCTTCACGAAGTCTTCTCTTGAACGTGAAATCAATTGTCCAGTCATTATCAGACGCATAAATCGCATGTTCCAGATACTCGTTGTCTTTTGCTTCTGGGAAATTGGTCCGCTTTCCAGATCCATACGTAGTGAGTGTAATATCCAAAATCCTGATTGGATTGATCTCCGCTTCTCCGTGTTCCCCAGTATAAACAAAACACTCCACCAGATTTGTGATTTCATTTACATGACTCTCAAAGTCAATCATATCCGGAAATGATTCATAATCCGGATCAATCAGATTAAACTTAATAACATCATTTCTCTTATCATCAATCACACCGACTGATGTGTTGAAATCAAACTGGTAACTAACACCATTTGCAATCACCTCAAACCCACCAGGTGAAATATAATGCATCTCCTTATTTATCGGACGATCCATCTGCAGTTCCAAGCTCATTCTTATCATGATTCGTTCCCTCCTTTTCTTTACGTGCTTCATTGTATTTTTCACACATGTTTGCTAAAGTTTGTAATCCTCCAAGAGCTAATAATGCTTCTGTATTGTCTTCGTGTGCTCTTGAATTCTCTGAAATCACAAAGCATTTCGTTGCAAATGTAATCTGAGCATCATAGAAAACCAAGATTTTATACATCTGCTTTAAAGCTTCTTCTTTCGAAATTCCTGAAAGAGAAGCAGCTGTTTCAAAAGAATAACCACCGTACAATAACCAGTGTTTAAACCTACTATCCAGATCCAACTCATCAAATCCCCGGACACTTCCCGATAGTGGATAAAATAAATTAAACAAGCTATTCTTTTCACTATCAGTTGGTAATGTTTCTAATGCTTTATTTACTGCCCACCATACAACATCCTGGATTGTATTTTGAAATCCTGGATAATCACTTTTTGTTCCCATTTCACAGTCTCCTTATTCTAGTATTTCTTCATTCTTAAGTTTATTACATACTTCCTCCACTCTTCTATAAAACCAATTGTAATGCATCCGATCTGACATTGCAAGAAGTAACATCCGAATCGTATTTGGGCTTACATCATATTCAATTGCTAACTCTTTCTGTGACATTGGCTTAGCAATGATTTCTCCTTCTTTTGTAATTCCATAATACTTTAAAAAGATCATCTCATTCCGCTTCATAATGTCTTTCTTAAGTCTTTTATCGGTCTTGATATTATAGCTGTTATAGTGAAGACATGGCTCCATTTCAAATCTGTCAATGAGAGCCTTCATGACATACTTTGATGCACTAAATTCTTCTGTATCCTGAACCCGCATCTCAAGCAATGTCCTTCGTACAATCTTCCTGTACTCCGAGCCATATCGACTAAAATTTTCGATATGGAAAATCTCCTCAATGTAAGAGGTAGCAGTTTTCACCGCTACCCTCTTTTCCTCTTGTGTCAATTCCTATTCCTCCTATTATTTCTCCTCATAGCTTCGTATAGTAATACCCCTTATTAGAGCAAGAATCAAATGATATCTTGCTAAGTTTGGAATCGTCATATTCCTCATAAGTTCTAAGTATCCTTCTAAGAAATCCAATGGGAAATCCAGAATAAACTCATCTTCCCTCCTCCAGATGCTTATCGGGATATCGTATTCCATGTGTTTCCGATAATACTTCTCTGGTATTGAATACTCCTTGTATACTACATTGCGTAGCATGAAATAATAATCGGTAACTGGATCAAGCTCATATTTCTTCCCACCATCTATCTCCGGAAAGAGATTGAGGAATCTCCGTTTTTCCAGCTTTCTTGTTATCTCCTCATCAAGTTGTGCGCCTCTTTCGAGGAGCTTATTATAAAGCTCCTCGTTCATTCTAATCATTGGATAACTCATCTTCGTGCTCCTTTCTTACCTTGTAACTGGTTCCATAAACTCCCGGGAACACAGATATCTTCCCTCCTTCCACATTCATAAATCGTGTGATCTTTGATTCCAATAAACAAATCAGAATTTTCGATCGTATTAAATCGATGTGCAATGGAAATTACAGTTTTATCTCTCGAAAGCTTGTCAATTGATTCCTTGATGAGAAGCTCTGATTCTCCATCCAATTTACTAGTCGCTTCATCAAGAACCAGAATTGGAGGATTTAATAAGAAGAGTCTTGCAATTGCAATTCTCTGCCTTTCACCACCTGACAACTTAACACCATTATTTCCAATCATTGAGTCATATCCATCAGGTAATTCCTTGATAAACTCATGACAATGAGCAAGCTTTGCAGCCTTTACCATTTCAACATCAGTACAGTTGATTCCATACTTGATGTTATCTCGGATACTCATATCAGAAAATAAAGTAATCTCTTGATTGACATTACCAACGATTCTTCTTAAAGACTTTGATGTAAACTCGTTGATATTGACTCCATCGATCAGGACCTCACCTTCATCAACCAAGAAGAACCGATTGATGAGATTTACAAAGGTTGATTTACCACATCCAGACTTTCCATAAATACCAACATGAGAACCTTTTGGAATTCGAATATTGATATTCTTAAGTGTGGAATCGGAATCTCCATAAGAGAATGAGACATTCTTAAACTCAATAGAATCATTGAATGCTGTAATCTCAACATCACCATTGTATTCATCTTCCATTCGAAGGATCTCCTCATCGGTTTTGAGATGTACCATAATCTTTGAGATTCGATCGATGATATCTGGCATATTCCGGAATGGTAAGAAGAGATAGTAATATAGAGAATAAAACAGGAGTGCTTTACTAATTGCTCCTGCTAAATCTCCAGCATAAGTCTGGTTGATGTAGATAACGATAACAACATCGATGAGTCCGAACAGTACTCCAACGATTGCATTTCCATCAATAACACGGATAATCTTCCTTACGCAGGCATCTCGGTAACTAAGAGAAGCCTCTTCAATCTGTTCAATCTCTTTCTCTTCCTTTGCAAAGGATTTCGTTACGAGGTAACCTTCGAGATGATTGATACAAGAATTGATTCGGTCATTAGCGTTTCGGATATCCTCAATCATCTTCTTAAATCCTGGGAGAATATGATTGATTCCAAACCCTGCAAATGCTGTCAGTATCATAAGAATCAGGGTTAACTCGGGATCTTCATTCATCATAATAATGAAAGCTGTAATGAAAGCAACCGAGCAGTTGATAAAGTTACATGGAAGAAGCAGAATATTATCCGCCATCTCCGTTGCTGTGTGAATCTCTGTTGTAATCTTAGGAATAGAAAAATCCTGGAGATCTTTTACAGCAAGATGTTGAGATTTCGCATAGAGTGCATTTGCATACTCCATTGCGAAATTCTCTTTAACCCGAACTTTATAACCCATATAAGCACGGTTATAAATCGGATTAAAGACCTCAATGAAAATGAGGGCTATCAGAAACTTGAGGAATGTAGAAGTTCCGATAGAGTTTACAGACATCTGGAATACCTTTGTCTCAATGAGGGGAATAACCTCAGTAATGGATGAGAGGATGATAATCCAGATAAGTGGAATTGTTAAGCGATAACGCTTTAAGATGTTAAAATAGTCTTTCATATAAGACTCCTTTCTCCAAGCTTTCTCTTTGGCTGCTTGGGATGCCATTGATTTGGAAAATGAGATATATGATATTGCTACCTCATCAATTAGATAATATATAAGTGAAATGTAAGATTCTTGAAAAAACTTTAGGTTAAGACTTAGATAAATAAGAAAGGAATGATAGTATGGATATATTCGGAAAGGAAGTAGATCTTGCTTACTTAGAATGTAATCATTATGTTGATACATTAACGGATTCTGCGACTATCGATTTATATACAGAATCTGGTGATGATTCATCTTTCTTTACCAAATTAAAAAATAAGATGAAAGATCTTGTTCAAAAGGTAAAAGAATTCATTTTGAATCTTTTCGGTGAAAAATCTGAAAGACAAAAAGAAATTGATCGGATGAATGAGGAATTAGCAGCAAAGCATCTTGAGAATACAAAGATGAAAGTCTTAGATTCCAAGAAACTTTATGCTTTATCGAAGACATTCGTAGAAAAGATAAAGAATGCGAAGAGTGAAGAAGAGATCAATAAAATCGTTAAAGAATATGATGTTAAGAAGACAAGATGTTTCGTTTTTGCAGCTGCCGGAGCTGTTATTGGTTTTGGTGTTTATGAAATAAAAGCAGCTGATAATCTGGAGCATGATTATAATATAGCATGTGATGAACTTGAAAAAGCAAAGGCCCCTTACGAAGCTACTATTAGTAAGCTCGATAAGGAGTACGATGCAACTTCTGAGAAACTCAGAAAGAAATTTAAAGATAGTTCAGATCCATTCAGTTATGTTGGTGACGTAAATCGTGAGTTTTCCAATTACATGGATAAGAGGAAGAAAGCGGATTCAGCTTATCTGGATAAAATGGGAAAACCAGCAGAAATTGCAGGATCTCGTGCTGGAAAGTATAGAACGGGCTTAAAGTCTTTTGCTATTGGTGGATTAATTCTTTTAAAGAGTAAAACTATTTCTAGGATTACATCAGATGCTTTATCTACATTAAAAGCTGGAGCTGCTGATAGAAAAAGTGGCTTAAAGAAACTTGCAAGTTCTTAAGATGAACAATAATCCATGATTTTACAACGAAAACATTATAGTAAATCCCTATTACAAAAATAATGAAGGAGGAAAATAAATTGGAAGCATATAATATCAGTAACAGAGAAGCTGACGTTGCTTACTTAGAGTGCGTCCAGGCTACTCAGTCATATAATGACTATATGGATGCCTTTTATTTTGAAGAGGCTGGTGAGGGCAATGACCAGAACATTGTTCAGAAGCTCATTGAGAAGATCAAGAAGCTGGCAGAGTCTATCGCAAAGTTTTTCAGTGATTTCTTTGCTTCTGCAAAGGCAAAACTGTTTAAGCAGAAAGCAGATGAGGCTCTTGAGGATAAGGAGCTTGCGGCAAAGAAGGTTGAGGTTCTCGATGCCGGCCGTATCGTGAAGTTCACAAAGACCTATCAGAAGAGAATTTCTGAGGCAAAGAGTGTTGAGGAGATTGACAAGATCGTTGCCGAGTATGAGAAGAAGCGTAATGTAGCCGGTGTGTTCGCTGTAACAGCAACAATCGCTGCTGCTATCGGTGTTTATGTACACCATGCACAGAATCACATTAAGAAAGCAAAGGAAGTAAACGACTACGGTCAGGCGCTCCTTGCAAAAGAGCAGAAAGCTATGAATGAGCAGATCAAGCTCGGTAAGAATATCTCTGAGAGAGCTCGTGCTGAGGCACAGGCAACCGGCAAAGCTGTAAGCACTCATGATCGCCTTAAGAATGATAGCATCTTTGGTGATGCATATCAGGACGCTAAGAAGACCGCTTCGGACCTTAAGGCTGAGCGTGAGGCGTACAAGAATTCTAAGGGATACAAGAAGTATGTTGCAAACGAGCCGAGTAAGCTGGAGAGACTGGCTGCAAGAAAGGCTAATGCACTTGCAAAGATCACTTCTGACGGAATGAATGCTGTTAAGGGTGCTTTCACATCCGGTATCAGCAAGATCCGTGAGGGAATCGGAAATGCAAAGCAGGCTTCTGAAGCAAAGAGTTTCAACAAGCTTGTTGGAGCACATACCGAGTCTGCCGAAGATGGTGACTTCGGCGATGAGGGCAGCTATTTTTTTGGTGAGATCCAAATGGAGTCCGGAGATATGAGCACCGAGGATCTGTTTGGAGTTGACCCTTTCAGCGAGTCTGCTGACGAATTATTTGAAGAGTCATCGCTCAGTGACATTGGGAGTAAAATCTCAAACGCAATTAAGAAACTCATCGAAAAGATCAAGAAGCTTTATGATGATGTAAAAGCTAAGTTTGAGGTTGCCAAGTTAAAGGCAGTCCTCACATGTAAGGCAGCATCCTCTAATCGTCAGATCAAGTACAATATGAAAGATAAGGATATCTCGAAACGTACGAAAGAAATTACGATTGCTTGGAACAAGTATACGATACAGATCAAGAAGATTGAACAGGCGTATACTCGTGGAAAGCTTACATCTGATCAGGCGAATGATCAGATCGATATTGCAAATGTCGATCTTGAGAAAGAGGTTGAAAGAATTGATACCTCTCCGTATGGACAGAATGCGAACATGAAGCTTTGGAACCCATACACTGCAAATCAGGTTCGTTCTTACTGCATGAAGCTTTCAAACTTCCAGGAGAAAACACTTACAGCGTTGAAGAAGTCTATTGATACAGAGATGTATCGTCTTGAGAAAGAAGCTGCTGAACTTGAGCGTGCTCAGGCACAGGCTGCTGCTGAACTTGCTGCAGAAGCAAAGAGAAAAGCATCTTTCAAGTACAAAGTATCACAGGCATATGCAAGAGCAAACAAGAAAGTTCTTGGTTCTGTTGTTGGCGTTATCGGACTTGCTTCAGCTATCGGTGCATTTGCTGCGCAGCTTAAGCTGAATTCTGGTAACGGAAAAGCAGTTCATGAATCTGCTGAGGATGAGATTTCTTCTGAGGTTGATCCATTTGCTGAGGCAGCTGATGTTGCAACTGCATTTGAGAATGATTCTTTCATGGAAGAGACTGCTGAAGCTTCGGAAGAGCATGATGATGCTTATCTTGAAGCTGTGGAAGCTGCACTCGCATTTGAGCGTGGTGAAGATCTTGATTCCGGTGAATCTTTTGCAGAAGGGGCAGATGAGTCATTTGATGATGATTCACTCTTCACAGAGTCCGCTGAAGAAGCGATCCTCGATGACGAGATGGATGACCTTTTCGATCTTGTCTAAATTGAGACTTAAAAAGGAGATAGAACAAAATGGTTCTATCTCCTTTTCTTTTGTCTTTATTAGTAATCTAAAAGGGCATCATCCACTACCAGTTCATCCGGTTTTACATATGATAACCGGCTCTCCAGTAATGGTAAGATGTGATCATACATGATCTTATACATCTCTTTATTCTCGGAGAAGAACTGCTCTACTGTACGAAGTGGAAATTTATTATCTTTATTATTTACGAAATACATCGCATTCTTATTTCCACCAATTAATCCATTCTCTTTTGCAAAATGGATGCAGGTTCTTACCGGTGATACACCTTTGTTTTTGTCATAGATAATCTCTACATATTGCCCTGCCTGATTTGACCTTGACTTTATTATTTCGACCCGGATAAGAAAGCCGTCGAATCCATCATCTTCCAGGTTATATTTCCCAGAACCAACAGCAACATGTTTCAGCATGTAATGCGCATAATAAACGACTGCCTTTCCTCCTGGTAAGGCCTCATCCTGCTTTAAGTACAGTAACTCAGCAGGGCTCTTAACAATTCCCATCTGCGGGTTCACTTTGATATGATTGATAGAGAAAACCATGATATTTGCTGCTCTAAGATATGGGAGCACATCTGTATAGAATCTTCCAATCTCACCAGTCAATCTCATTCGGTCTGTTTGTGATGTCACCTCTTCTAACTTCTGCCATTCCTTTGCATTTCCCTCGTTTAACTTTGTAACCAAGGTTGGAATAGAATCAATCAGAATGACTGTCGGTTGATACATCACAACCGGATTTCCAAACTCATCCTTCTTTCCACTATCATACATATACTGTTTCGGGTTGGAGGTTTTTGTTTTATAAATCTCCATAATCATTTTCTTAATATCTTCAATCGTCGAGTTCATCTGTCTTAATACATACTTGTCTTTTAATTCATTGACAGAGAATCTTGTCATTGCTTTTGCTCGTGTCATATTCATTGCTTGTTCCAAATCATAATGAATAATCAATCCATTTTCATAAGGTCTTACAATCATTGCTGCAATGAAAAGATCTACAGAGGTCTTTGCTGTCGACGATTTTCCAATCGTTAAGACATTACAACCTCCATTAAATCCCAGACACGGGTAAGTGTAATCTACTGTGTTATCTTCTTTAAATACGCTAAGCATATACCCCAGATAATAATCAAGTGGGGCGATTCCTGTCTTATAGGAATCAATGACCATGTTTGATTCAAACATGTCTCCATGCTCAGCGATTAATGCTTCTTTTAATGCACTACTCAATTTTAATTCCTCCTTTTAAATTCGATTAATCTTTTGTCTTTTCGTATACAAAAAACCAAACTCCAGGAGAAATTCTATGTTCCAAGAGGAAAAAAAGAGCGCCCATAGAGCGCCCCGGAAAACTTTCGTTTTTTACTACTTTGTCTCAAAGAGCTTCTGACTCTTCTGTACTAACTCTTCACGCTTGATACGATCATACGCATCCTTGATATGCTTCATTTCCGGACAGTAGTGATACGCCACCGTTTCCCGTGAGATGTACTTCTTCTGTAAGCCTTCATCAACAATTGGCTGGATTGTACGGAATGCTGCATCTAAACGCTCCAGATAATTATCCTTTGCTGCCTTGTATGCTGCCCGTGCTGCTTCCTTTGCTGCCTTTCTTGCTCTGTGATCTTCCATTGCCTTGCTTACAAATTCTCCAAATTTACTCATGACTTTTTTTCCTCCTTGGAATGATTTGATTTGGGATTCATTTTAATGAATCCTTAGTTTTTAAAGTTGGTTATGTTTTATTTGTAATCTACACCTAGATATTATATAAGTGAAATTTACTAAAATTCAAATCCTGAAGGGAAAAAAGACTCACCCTCCCTTTCGGGAGGGCTCTTAAAATCTGTCCCAACGAAATCTTGGTTTACCATTTTAAGAAAATAATTTGGTCTCTGAATTGTACACAAATTACCGAGTTTCTTTTGTTAAGTATTCTTCGATTTCTTCCTCTTTCGGTACTTCAAAAGGCTTCATCAATAGGTAATACCTATACACCTTAAACAGATGCACAAATATTACCTATTGGTGGGTGATCTTTCGCTTTGTGTTGCAATTCTTACTACAATTTCCCCATGTATAAGCAAGAAATAATTAGTAAGCGCGAAAGTGAGTAAAAAATTGGGAAGCCACAAACATCTTGCAGCTTCCCAAAATTATGGAAATTATTTCCTCTTATTGAATTTCTTACCGCCTTTGTTATTGCGGTTTCCACCACGCTTATCCGATGCTCCCGAGTTTGGGAAACTGATACGGATACTGGTGATGTGAGAGGAGTCATCCTCATCATACGTAGCAACGAGTGTGTACTTTCTACTCTCATCAATCGGACGGTTTCCAAAAATCATACGGTTTACGAAGTTGATAATCATATCACACTTCTCAACCTCTTCCTCGGTCGGCTCATCTACCAGCAGATAAGCATTCAGCCATCCATACATGTTTTCCGCGATCTCTGCGCCGGTTCCAGAAACAACGACATTTCTTAAGAAGTCATTGTACTGATCCTCAGTGAATGTGTCGTAGTCCTTTAACTTACGGAACTCGTTCAGACGGCTCTTGTTAAGCGGAGCCAGTCTCTTCGCATAGATAAACTCATTTCCCTCTTTAGAGGTTGCATATCCAACGCGGTAGATTCCATTCTCCGCGAGCGGATTCTCGTTGTTTACATATCTCTCTACGAATTCCTGAATGAGAGAATCATCCGGATTCTCCTCAGCAGCTTTTACTGCCTTCTCTTTGATATATTTGCCAAGAAACTCCGGTAATCCAGCTGATACCAAACTTCTCATGCCAAATGGAGTTTCGTTCTTCTCTGTCGTTGTTGTGTTATTTACATTGCTCATGTCTTTTAATTCTCCTTCACTTTCGAGCGCGTTCTTAATTTTATCTTTCACGCGCGTAATTAATCCAGCAGCTTCCCCAAGTTCAAACACTGCTGTATTGTCGTCTTTTAAGATATCCAAAATGATATCCAACTTGGAATTTGTAAGGGAACTTGCTATCCCCTCTAAACTAGTAATAAATGCAAGGCCGTATTCAATACTTTCGTTTTTCATACTATTTAACCCCTTCATTTCGTATTCATATTCGTTAGATTTATCATATGATGTTATCTAACGTGAAGACTTCACCGATTACATCAGTGCGAGCTTCAATTGCATCTGGACCCCACTCTCTGTCATTCGAATCATCAATTAAGAGAGGACCCATAGATGATAAGTCTGCTAAAGGAATTGGATCAGAACGATCAATGTCTGATTTTCCTTTCTTTGAACTTAATGTATCTGTTAGGCGAATGAATTCTCGACGGTTTTCATCTACTACAAGAACACCAGGGATTTCTTCTCCCATTGCTCTTGCATGTCTCAAGAGATGTTTTCCTTCTTCTATCGTAAGTGAAACGATATAAGCATTCTTCATTGCTGCCAGTACGATCAGCATACTTGTAGAACCCTGTTGTCTCCCAGAATAAATCTGTAGCCTTTCTACATTATGCTTTTTGATCCTTTGTACACTGATATTTGGAGTTGGATATTCCTGATACTGATAAATCACCGGAACTCCAACAAGCAGTGCATACAGGATTTCATACCTTGTGCTCTCTCCTATGTAACCATCTTTGTTGATTACAATAACACATTGTGAGTTATCAATCCTGACTTTTCCAACCCGATAAAGGGTATTCACCAGTTTATCTGATAACTCCTCCCCTTCTGCATGAGAGAAATAAGGCGTGTGGACTACGACGTATCCTTGTCGTGTCAGCTTCTTGTTCAACTTAAGAAATTCATCTTTGAACTTCGTTGAACCAATTAATGTAATCACTCTTCTGTTCGGATTCATTAATTTATCCCTCCATTTTTGTGTGAGTTTATAAGGGACCTTCTCGTATTAAGTTTTCATGTGTTTAAAATCCTCCTTGTTAAAATAATGGTCTAGTCCTCAAATCGAAGACTAGACCTGATTAGTTAAAAGTGATTCGCAATATAGTTTTCCACATCATTAATCTCTACGATTGGAACTCCGTATTTTCTTGCTTTGTCACTAGCACTACTGTGTTGATCACCGAATCCATTCGGAACGATTAAGAAGCTTGTATGCTTGGTTAAATTATCCTCTACGATACCACCTGCTTCTCGAATCATCTTTGATACTAATTCTGAACGGATTTTATGAAATACTGCTACGAAACGACCAGCTTCTTCTTTCTGGTAAACGACTTCTACATAATCTTTCATGAGCTTCTTGATAAGTCTTTCATTATCCCTCACACCAGATAAGATCTTTAAAGCCTTTAGATCGCTTATCCCCGGAACTGCTACGAGTTTTGATACCAGCTTATCTTCTGCAAACTCAATCAAATCTTCAATCGTATAAACTTCAAAGATCTTCTTGAATGTCTTTGGACCAATACTTTCAATTCCGATTGCTCCCATGAAGATTTCTGCCGGAACTTTTCTTCCATACTTCTCAACTGCTAAGCAAAGTGCTGCTGTAGAATCTTTATCATATCCTGGGAGTTTACAGATCTTCTCATAATTCTCCTGCAATCTGTAATAATCTACAATGGAAGTTAAATATCCTGCATCGTAAAGATCGTTTACCGTAGCTTCACCAACACCCTTCATATTGAGGCGCTTTGCATATGTTAAAATCTTTCCACGATGCCTACATCCACAATCTGGGTTCTGACAATAGATAGAGCTTCCCGTAGAATTTACTTCCAGAGGTTCCCCACATTCTGGACAAATTGTCGGTGCTTTGATTGGAGGATTTCCGCTTCGTTTACACTTCTCATCATCCTTGTCATAGGTAAGATAAGGAACGATTTCGTAGTGAATCTTTACGGTGTCACCCTTTGCCAATTGTAACTTATTAAACCGGTCAATAGATCCTAAGGAAACACACTTTACTTCGTTTCCTTTCATTTTCAGAGGTTTGAACTTCGCTCTTGGAAAGATTCTTCCGAATGTCGTTAACCGAAATTCGATATCCTCAATTTCACTATAACCGATCTCTTCATTAAACTTAAATGCAACTTCATACTTGTTCTTATTATCTTTTCTTCCCAAGATACCACGAAGTTCTTCGTCAATGATATAAAGAACAGCTCCATCACAATTAAGTCCATCAATATTTCGATGATCATATGCAAACTTTCTAATTGCTTCTGTATCCGATAATTTACATTTGATATACGGTCTTTCAAAAGCATTTAACGCTAACCTTTGAAGATTCTCTTCTCCAGTTTCCGGATTCTTAACAGAAGTTCTTAATCGTACAATCTCAAGAAGATTTTCTCTTCCATCCAAGCTTCCAGTATTTACAATAGAGGAAGCTATGCTTCTTGGTGAATGGAAGTCCTCATTATACTTCTTATTATACGCTTCCAGATCATAATCATGAACCATGACCTCTGTCTTTAATCCATATGCTCTTCCAACCATTCCTGGATCTGCAATTCGGTTTGTGAGTGGAAGGAATATAGATGTTACAATCTTTCCTTCATTCGTTTCAGTATTCCCACGAGTAAGTGCCATGATAAGTTCATTCTTCTCATTAAACTCAAACTCTACGGAAACTCCATCCCATTTCGGAAATACATAAATCCATTCATCCCAAAGATTTACACGTCTTCCCGTATTCTCATCAATGATTCGTTGCCCACTTTCTACCCATTCTGTTAAGCTCTTTCTGGATTCATTGATTGCTGTATCCTTTTCATCCAATACATAAATCTTCTCCAGAGTTCCTCTTAACGTCGGATATTTATGGAATGCTTTCTCTCCACTAATGGTCGGAACTGAAATCAGTTCTTTTCCATTCTTATTTAAAAGCTCATACAAGCGGTCATAATCATAATCAGACACACCTGTATCATAACCACCTTCATTATAGATCATCTGAAGAATATAGATAAGCAGATATAAATTCTGCTCATCATTCTCATTCAGATTCTCGTTGTTTAATTCCTTAAATACAAGATACTGGACATAACGTTTGATCGTACTATCCTGCATCAAGTCTGATACTTCTTTCATGGGAACCTGCTCAAGCCCATCTTTGATAGTTGTAAAAATGGTATTCATATCACTATCACTTGTTAAAGCCCCATTAATTAGCTCCTGAATTGTCATCCTCGTCCTCCTTCTTGTTTTCTCTAACACAAACCACGATCATGATAGCCGCTGGAATTAACGGAAGTAATTTTGCAATATCGTTTCCTAAAATATTAATTACATCTTCCAACTCTATCAATACTACGATTAAGAGAAGACATATAATTCCAATTATGCGTTTGATATTTTGACTCATAAAACACATTTTCCTTTCTCTTATTAAATAGATAATATATAAGTAAAATTAATATTGCTTATAGCAATTAGATCATATCGTCTTCTCTACACTTGTCCCAGACTTTAATTACAATTTGTGTGAATATCCACATCAATACATACGATATGATTCCAAAAACGACTTCACTATGCATTACACAATAAGTACCGAGTCCAAAGAACCCGATGTCTATAAAAATCGCTAATATACAAATCAAATAGTCTAAAAGCGAATTTCCTCCATTATTCATTTTTTCTTATCCTCCTCTTTCTTATAATAATTCTTTAAAAAGAAACTTAAAACGATCATCAGTACAGAGAATGCTAAGATCATAATCATTAAAAGCACGATCATAATGGCAGCATCTTCTAATGTTCGCACAACTCGTGCTAAACAGATAAAGAATGTAAAATCTGCTACACAAATAAAAAGCATAGCAAGTAATATTGCTATTCCAACTGCTTTTGCAATTCTCCCCTTCTTTTTTCTTCTTGGTTTTCTTCCCATATTAAGTCCTTCCTTTCTTCTCTTTCGATTAAGTCATAGTAATAGAAAGCATCCTAATTTATAAGGAGAAAAAACATATCCATTATCTATCTATTAACCATTTATCTATTCACATAGATATTATATAAGTGAAATTCAAGTTGAATTTTGCATGAAATCTTAAACCCTTGGAAACCTCACAAAAAACAATCTATTAAAATCGAAAAGTATAAAGGAAAGGAGTGTCAGGAAGAATGGGTTTTAATATCATTGAAAATATCAAAAGCGCATTACAAGCTGCAGCTGAGCTCGGTGGTAAAGTCGATAACTTCAATACCCGATCAGTAGCGCGTGGCGCAAACGAACAATCTTTCCAATTTCCTGCATACGTTGACAGTACGGTTCCCGTGGAACTCGCTGTTACTACCGTGCGAAATCTGGATCGTGTGTATGCATCATGGACACAGATTTATTTATCCAGCATTGGCTTCATAGATCTGAATTACATTAAAAACCCGAGACAATTCGTCGCGAAGTATCAGCCAAAATATCAGCTTGAATCTGCTGATGACGCAGACTCCGTGGATGAGTACTGCTTAGAGAGCTTCGATGAATCATTGGAACCTCTTTATGGTGATTCTGAAATGTTATTTACAGAATCCGTTGGAGAAGATGGCCGCGTATCTGCGCTGTTCACACCTGGTACACGAGCAAGTGCAACAATGATGCGCTTACAAAAAGAGGGACAAAAACCTTATTTAGAAGGAGTCAACACAACTGGACTTAATTCTTATACAGAAGCGACTGGTGATGTTGACAAGTTATTTGACGATTTGCTTGCAAATACCGCAAATAACGAAATAGATCGTAGAAATAATGAACACCTACGTTCTCAGAAAGATACGAGAGCACCGCGGCTTACAGAGGGTGATTGCAAGAAAGCAAATGACATGCAGCCGTATATGATTGATCTTCGTCTTTTAGCTGGGCGTGGGGACTCTTCATTTTCTCAGTGGATCAATTACACCATTGGTGTAAAGACCAATATGCATTTGGCAGATACAAAGGTCCTTGAGAAAAATATCGTATATCTTTTACAGAATAAGAATCCGATGTTTAACTTTATTCGTTGGACAACAGGAGAGATTTCTCTTGTAAAAGATATTATCTTAAAATTGGATGACATCAATTTCGATGTTGCAAATAAAACCGATAAGACCGGAAAGTTTATCGCTTCTATGCGAAGACTGAAAAAGAAAGGGATTAAGGTTGGAACCCATGGTGTAAACCGTCAGGCTCCTTTTGCAACTATTATTCTTTCAACAGCAACTTACGCAAGTATCCGTGACAACTGGGGATATGATCTTAAGAATATCACCTTTGGTCACAAGATTATGGAAGAGCTGTTTTTAATGTGTCTTGTCATCATTGATGATGTCAATCGCACCGTGGATATGCTAGTAGATGGACAAGCAGATTATCAGACCTATTCGTTAGACATGCTGGAACGAGAAGTAACCATGAATTCCAACAAACTCGGAAAGGAATTGACGCGGATGCTTGGAACTGGAATGTAAAAGAATAGGAGGTATTGAAATACTATGATCACCAATCAAACAACCCATTACTTAGCAGATTTAAATATCGATCCTGGGAATATTCCTGTGAGCAATGTGTTGGAACGCTCCGAAGACGCGATAGAACTCGCGCACTCTTTAAAAAGAGGAGAGTATATTACATTACCGAACAAGAATGACTTATCAGAGGTTTTGATCTATCGCAGATCGAACTTCCAGGATCAGGATTTGTCCATTTTGCGTTGGGACGGACGTCACGTTGATACTTCTTGGTTTAACGATCAATCTGCTACGGATTATCAAATTCATAATGCAGAGCAATTCGCTGGATTAAAGGAGTTAGTTGAATCCGGATACACATTTGATGGAAAAGTCATTCATTTGACATCAAATATTAACCTCGGTGGAGAGGAGTGGAATCCTATTGGTGAGGGGTATGAAATTGAGACCATTGAAGACGATGGAATGGATCTTTACTTCCGGGTTCATTTCAGTGAAGAGAAATCTTTTTCTGGTACCTTAGATGGTGGAAACCACGTCATATATGGTTTGAAAATAACCAATACAAACATGCTCGATAATCAGCGGTTTACTGGTATTTTTAGAACGCTGAATAATGCTACCATTAAGAATTTATCCATTGAAGGAGCGCAGATTGGTTCCTTAGACAGAAGACAGATCGCGTTCTCTACCTTATTTGGTTATGCAGAAGATTCAACCTTTATCAATATTGCAATAAATGGTTCTATATTAGGACAGGAGATTGCTTCCTTAGGTTGTGTCGCAATTAACTGCTCATTTGTTGATTGTATCAACAGAGCATCTCTTCGAGCACTTGCAACCGAAGCAAATGGTAAAATTATTGTTGGTGGGTTAGTGGAATACGTCGGACTTTCCTCTAAGATGATTAAGAAAGTCCATGAAAATAAACCAAGAATTTTCGACAAATGCGTACAGGCAGGCGTCGTTACAATTGATGGAACAGATGCTTGTTCCATTTTTGGTGGACAACTTTATGGAGCAACGCTCTATAAGAAAACCGGAAAGAATTATGGATTTACAATTGACCATTGCACAATCTATGATGGTTCTGTTCCAATCATTCATAATTTCGATAAAAAGAAAACTTCCGCAATTATTTACGGAAAACTCATTGACTCAAAATATCCAAAGAATATCATATCTGGAATCAGTTCCAAAATTGATCTTCTTGGAGGTATCATTGGAAAGACAAACGTCAATATTTCAGTGACAGTAGTTCGTGTTACACGCTCCACAAAGATTGACTCTTTAGTAATACCTGGGAGTGTAAACACTTTAAAATCACAGGAATTTTTAAATTCCTTTGTGACAACGGACGTATCACAAGTTACCTCAGAAGATTTGATTAGTAACTTACGTCCATATTATACATTCGTAAAAGCTGATAAAATATAAAGAAAGGGGGTATGAAGAGTTATGGATTTCTTAAAACCAACTGTAGACATTCTCTGTTATGGAACAGACAGCTCACCACGAGAGGTACGTGCCGTTTTGGAAGATGCAGAATCCCCTAAAACAAGAAAAACGATGGCTACTCTTTATCAGAGTATCATTGATAAATCTCATGTAGACTTTGGAGATATTCCGAAGTCACGCGGAAATATTACCAAATATTCTGGTTATAAGACCATGATTGATACCTTAGCAGCAATAAAGGAATTATCCACTGAGGATAAAGCCTATGAGGATCTTGCATCCTATGCAAATACTGTTACAAAGGCAATAGGTAATATTGCAACTAATGCAACTTATTATGAGAAGGCTTATAGCAAAAAGATCCAGGTTCTGGTTCTTGAGTACAACAGCTTTGTGTATGCTTGTGTAGAAGCAACCACAGCGTTACTCTTCCAGATTGGAGATTTTGTAAAAACACCTTCTTCACAGAAACTTAGTGTAAACTTAAAGAATACGAAATATCGTGCAGATGAGTTCTTCTTACAGCAGTTAAAGGAATTCAACAAAGTCGTTGCTTCTGGAAAATATCAGACTTATCTTTCTACTACTTTAAAGAGTGGCCAGGAAAATATGGTACTGGATGCATTCGCTGTTGGATCCATTGCAATCGTTGGAACTGTTGTATTTACAATCGTTCCGGTAACAAGAAGAATCATTTACGCAATTCAGGATCTTCGTGGTAGACTTGCCCGCGATCTTGAGTTACAGGCATACTTCTTAGAGCTTAATAAGTCGAATGTCCAGGCAAGAGAAAAAGTTGTTGGCAAAGAAAAGACTGAAAGCATTTTAAAGAAACAAGAAGCACTTCGCCTGAAGTTCTTACGATTAGCTGAGAAGTTAAGAGTGGAATCTGTAAAGGCTGAAGAAATTGGAAACCGAACAGTTTCCGAAGAAGATCGTACTATGACAATGGATTCTATGCGTGATTCCGTTAACGATACCGATATTGGTCTTGTATAAAGGAGGTGAAAGAGGCGCATGAATAAATATGATATGAGCGAGTTTTTATCTGTATTTACAGAGTGCTGCACGCATGATGAAGTGGATAAAGCGACTAATCATGATAAACTTCGTGGTGTTCAACATGCATTAAAGAAATTCGCAGTAGAGTACAAGAAGGAGATTTTAGAGTTGTTTCCTTACTCAGAAAGAGAAGGGAAGTATACCTTCGTAGTTGTACAGAATCTGGTACAGATGATGGACGCTTATGAAGAATACCATAATGATATGGTTCGCTTTATAACCTCCTTACAGAGTATCCGAAACGAACGAGTTGATAATCTCGACAAGTTCTTGGGACTTATGAAACAGGCCGAAGAGGCAGATCAAAACTTCCTGAATAAAACTATTAATGCCCCTGAGGTAAAGATGGTTGTTCCGGAAGCACTGAAAAATGTCGAACTTATGGTTCGATTAGTAACCTTTATTGATGAGGTCTTAGACAACTTTATCAAGTATTCTGGTGAGAATGAGGAAGTAGATTCCGAACGTGTAAAGGTAACAGTTGCCTTTTACAAGCATTCCACAGAGATTTTCATCACTACAATTGCAACCAAATTCTTTGATGCTATGTCAAAACTGATTGCTGTAAAAGATGGAAGAAAAGACTTGATTCCGATAAGCGGAGACTTCAAGTTAATTTAGGACCGTGAAACAAATCATTAAGGTTGAAGACTTTCGGAAAGGAGGAAGTTAATCATTATGACTCTTTTTGATGATGTGACCGGTGGAGAAATCCTTCTTAGACAGTCTAACTTAAAGGTTGATCTTATGAGTCATCAGGCTTATAATCTGATCAATATGTACTGTTATACAGAGGATGGTGATGAAGGATCATCTTCCACGGATTCCGCAAAGAAAAGTTTGGGATCAACAATCATTGCCAAGATACGTCAGATTTTACAGAATATCAAGGACATGATTAAGCTTTTTAAAGCAAATATAAGTAAAAATAAACTTACCGAATCTCAGTATATGAATAGCGATACAGCAAGATTGGAAATTCAATTGAATGTCCAGGAGATGCAGAAAGAGATCGACGAGGAGTATTTAGCTGCTCGCAAGATCGTCTCAAAGATTGCTGCTGCCACAAGTTTTCCGGCTAAGGATGTTGCTGCTTTTTGTGACAATATTCAGGAAAAGATCCACAATAATCGGGATAAGGTAATACCTGTTGGAAAAGCAATTGTTTCTACAGCTATCATCAATTCTGCCAGAAATAAAGCATACCAGAAAATCAATGATTCTGAGAAAATCGTTGAGGATGCTAATAAGCTTTTGGATAAATATGCTGCTGAAGAGCAGAGTACTCTTAGAGGTATCAAAAGTGATGAAGTTGCTTATAAAAAGCAGATGAAGGCTGAGAAACAGGCTAAGAAAGAAGCAAAGAAAGCTGAAAGGCTTAAAGCAAAAGCCGAACAGACAAAGGGAAAGAGTGCAAACGCTGAAGCATACCGTGGAATGACGAAATTATCTAGTACATTACATAGTATGGTAAAAGGCTGGACTACTATGGCACATACTTTAGATGCTGAAGTAAATCGTGCACTTAAACATGCGAAGTAGTGAGGTGATATAAAAATGGAATTATACGCATTTTATGAGTCTGACGAAGAGCGTCAGGACATGATTGCGCTGGAAAGCGCTGAGATTTCGCTGGATAGAGCACTGTTAGCATATAAAGCTATCATGGAGTCCAGAGAGATAAATTTACGTGAAGCAGAACTCCGCTGCGTTATGGAAGGTGGAGATGCTTGCACCCTTATGGATTTCTATGAGGATGCACAGGAACAGACAGATGATAAGCAGAAGGGCCTTCTTGCAACTATTTGGGATAAGATTACCCAGTTCGTTGATAAGATTAAAAAGGCTCTTGGAATCGGTCAGAAGCAGGATGATGCTGAGTATGCAGTAAGTTCAAATACCAATAAATTTATTGCTGGTTTGAAACAGGCTGCTTCAGCTGTAAAGAATTTCTTTGCAACACCGGTCAAAGCTGCTATCAATGCTTTAAAGTCTGTGAAGAATATTCTTACCGGTCTCGTGCTCGGGACAGTTGTTATCGTTGGTGGTAAATTCATTATCAATAAAATAAAGAATGCCAAAGGTGGAAATGATGGAGAACAATCATCTTCCGGTGAAACCGTTCAGAAGATGAAAGGTTCTGAAATTAATGGTCATCTTAAATTCCTTAGCAGTCTTTGTGATCAGGTGAAAAATGGAGCCAACAGCATCAAATCAAAATTTGGAAAGAACAACAATCAGGATGCTGATGTTTCCGGTGAAGGTGGTGGAATCGTAAGCTTCTTTACAAAGAAGATTAACGAATGCCGGAATCACCTTAAGAATGCACCATCCTTTGATGACCTTACAAAGAAAGCATCTGAAGGAATTGACAAGGCCGGAAAAGCTGCCACTGAACTCAGTGGAAAAGCAGCCAAGCAAGCTGAGAAAATTAGCAAGAATGTTCAAAAAGGTGGTAAAGCGGTGAAAGCTGCAGCTGATACTACTACCGGTGCTGCAAAATCAGTTGGAAATGCTATTGTTGGCGCCGTACAAGGGGCACTTTCTAAATTCACCGGAGGTGCTCAGGAAGAGGGTGCTGAAGAATATGGTATGACCAAAGATTTCGCAGAACTTCTTGCTTCTGAGGAATATACAGAATCAGCTGATGAAGAGGAGCTCGCAGGTATGCTTGCTGACTTGATCTAAATGAAAGAAAGAGGTGAAAACCATGAGTTTATTAATGAATGAAATTTATGGGGTATCTTCTACAAATACGATGGAAGTAGCAGATACCTGTTCAGGCTTGTTCCAGGAAGCTGCCATTGACAGCATTGAACTGGATCACAAGTTTGATGTAATGATGATGAAGCTCGATGCTTATACAGAATCAGTTGATCGTGAACTTGAGATCAACCTTAAGAAGGCAGAGCTTAAGTGTATTACAGAATCTGGCACTGATGCAGATCTTGCATATTTGGAAGAGGCTGCCGAAGAGGGTGCACTTGCAAAATTTAAGAATATGATCGCGAAACTGATCTCCGCTATCAAGGAGTGGTTCTCGCAGAAGAAGACGAAGGTTATCGCAAAGATCGCTTCTAAAGAAGCTCGCGATGTCCTTTCAAAGGCTGAGAAGAAGGTTAAGATTAACCCGATTCTTGCAAATAAGAAAGTTCAGGTTATGGATGAAAAGAAGCCACTCGGTGTTATCCATACCTATCGTTCTAAGAATGACAAGATTCTGGCAAAGACCGTGCGTGGAATGCTCTCCGAGAATACCATGAAAACCCTTTCAAAGACGAAAGAGGATTTCCGGGATGATTTCCGAAATGCTATCAGTGCAACAGCTTCCACAACAACAATTACAATCGCAGCGCTTCTTACGAAGCTGAATGCAGAGATCAATCACCTTCCGTCATATGTTGATAAGATGGAGAAGAGCACAACAGATGCTCTTGAGAGATTGAAGCTTACTTGTAGTGATGAGGCTGCTGCAGCTGCTACCGCTGCAACAAATGCTGCTGCAAACTTCGGTGCTGAGCTTGCAAAAGAGGAAGTCAATATTAAGATTGACATTATTATGAATATGATGAATGTCCTCAAAGCTCAGGTTATGAGAGCAAAGGGTCATGTGGTTGCACCAGTTGTTGAATCTGCTGAGAGTGAGTCTACAGATGATTTTGATGATGCTTTTCTTGAGGAAGCATTCGCAGAGGCTGCTGCAGCTGCCGGAGAATCCATTGATGGAACAGAAACCTCTGATGAGAACTTCTTCAGTGAGGGAACAGAGGACTTCGAAGATATGCAGGATGATTCTTTTACAGAGTCATCAGAAGATCCGTTTGCTGAAGCAACCAATGCTGCAACAGCGTTCGAAGAGGGCGCAGAGGATGATTCCTTTAGTGATTTAGAAGATCCATTTGGATTTTAAAATCCGTCAATAAATCAATAATATGGGAAAGGTGGATTATATAAACACCTTTCCCTATTTTAAAGAAAGGGTGATTACATTTATGGATGCTATGGTATATTTTGAAGCAGCCGATATGATCCTTGATGACTATAAAGAGGTTTCCTATTATTCTGCAGTCTTTGAAGATTCTGAAGGGGATCAGGCGAATAATGAACTCGTTATAAAGAAATCCCAGAATCTTATTCAGAAGGGTATTTCCGCATTAAAGCGTTTTCTTGAAAAGATTCGCCAGATTATATCTGATATTGTCGCTTATTTTAAGGCTGATGCTGGAACAAAAAGTGCATATCAGAAATTCGTTGAGAATGTAAAGAATAATCCAGAATTTGCTGGAAAGAAGGTCACATTTAAGGATTATACAAAGATTGCTGAAGCATGGTCTGAAGAGATGCAGTGGGAAGAAGACAAGTATCGCAATATGAAAGATGATGAACTTGAGAAAAAGCCCACAATTGCTAAAGATCTTCAGGAAGCTTGGGATAAAGCAAGACAGAAACTCCCTGAGGTTGGGTCTATCGTTGCAAAAGAAGTTACTATTCAGTACCTTTTGGAATCAGCAAAAAGATGTGAAAAGATGGCTGGAAAAGCAAATACAGCTTTGCGTGTTTATGAAATGTGGATGGGAGATATTGAAAAAGATCTCGGGAAAAAAGAAGCATTCATGGTAAAGATGAAAATGAAAATGCTCAACAGCAAACTTGGAATCATTAGGAAGCTTGCTGGTGGAAAAGAGAAAGAATACCTTACTTGGAAAGATGCATTAAAGAACGTCTTCTCCACTTCAGGTGTTATGGAAGTTATCAAACGAAACGATAAGGCTGCAAAGATTGCAGTTGGTGGTAAACTTGAATATGAGCGTGATGTTATGAAGGGTAAAGCTATGGGTAAGGAAGAAGCCCATAAAGATCAGAAAGCCCTTAGGAAACTCCAGAAGAATAATGAGAAAGATATCAAGAAGCTTCAGGATATTCGTAAAAATGATAAGCTTCGTTTCGACCAGAAACGTCAGGCTATCGCAGTACAACGTGAAAAACGAAAAGATAAATACAATCGTTTGGATAAGTAAACTCAAAGAGTGTGATTTCGGTCACACTCTTTTTTTTATCCCTTGAAAAGAGGCTCAAAAAACATAGATATAATTGTATGAGAATTTAAGGAAAGGAGATCTCCTATGATTAATACAGCATACGTAAATTCATCTATAGTGAATGAAAGTATAGAAAAACTCTATATGGAAACTGTAGATGAAATTCATGATATTGTAAGTCCGTTACAGATTGCGCAAATGCAACGGAATGATATGTTAGAACTTGGGATATATGAGGAGTCTGCTGATTCTTATTTTGAAGAGTCTGTAAAAGATGCAGTTACTAAATTAGGTGAGAAAATCCTTGAGATTTTGAACCGTATCAAGGAGTTTATCAAAAATATCCCAAATGCTTTTAAAGAAGCAAAATTCAGTAAAGCCGATGTTGATAAGAAAGCAGATATGATCCGAAAAGCAGATCCTGCAAGATACGAACAGCTTCAGGTTTATGTTGAGAAAGGTCTTTTAGACCTCAATTCATTTGAAAGTATGAAAGATTACTACAAGAATGTGGATGATCTGATTGACGAGCTGAAGAAGAAAGACGTTAATGAGAAAAGTCTCAGGGGAAAACTTGAAAAAGTAAAGAAGGGTATTGAAAAGAATGGTGATACCATTAAGACTATTTCTATTATTGTAGGTATCGTTGGAACTGGAGCTACCCTTGCTTTAACTTGGAGAAGATTCCGAAATGCTGGTGATGATAGATTAGCAAGAGAGGAACAACTCCAGGCAAATGCTGCACAGAAACGTGTTCAGGAATTAGAGCGTGTTCAAAGGATGATTGATAATCCGGGAGCTAATAATATTGACATGAATGCAAATACGCGTGGATATGTGACAGCACAGCTTGCTGCTGAACTCGAAAGGACCACCAAGATCAATATTAGTGCTGTTACACGGCTTCGTTTAGCTATTTGGAGGCGGTTTGATGCAACCATTGGAAGGATCCATAATACAAATAATGGTGGAGCAGGATTGAGGGATAATGTCAATAATGAATTGAATAGAATGCAGCAGGTATCTGAATTCCATCGTTCAAATTATAATACACAAGTAGAAAATGTCTTGAGACAAAGGCATTAATGGAAAGGAGGACTAAGAATGTCAAAAGAACTTTTTATGTTGGCAGCATTCTTAGAGGAAGCTGATAGAAATATCTACCATTTTCAGGAAGCTTCAGAAGAGAATGTTTGGTCCAAACTTTTAAAGAAAACTGATGATGCAATTCCCAATATTGATATCAGTGTGAAGCATCTCTCTGAGATGGCTGAGATTGCAAGGGGATTGTCTGGACAGGCTCTTGAAGCTTCTGAATTTTTCCGTAAGAACCGGGAATATTTTGCGAACAAGAAGCCTTCCATTACGATAAAGCTTTATTATCCGACCTCATTTGATCGGATTGGTGCAGGAGGTCTTTCAAGCTTTGTAAAAAATGTTGAAAGACTCTTTGAAAAAATCTCTAAAGGAGATGGGAATATAAAGGATGTTGAAAAGTACATCAACGATCCAGCTACTCTTAGCCGTGGAAAACGAAGTGTCGTTTCTATCAGCGGTGGTGGAGAATACTATTCAACAAAGGACATCATGAACTTTGATCGTTCTTATGAAATCGAAGTTTGTGCTCAAACAATCGATCGTACGATCTGCCCGATGCTTACAGAATTTGCAAGGCAGAAAACAGATCCTTTTGTTGGAAAAGTTGACGATAACTCAAACTTCAAATCAGATACATTTGCACACATGGTAAAAGCAACAAAGAAGAATATCACTTCTAACTTTGAAGAGCTTTTACGTGTGGAAGACAGTGCAATGCACTCAGATCTTCCGAATGATATTGTAACACGCGTTATGTACGCTGCAAAGTCTTACTATGCAGAAATCTGCAAGTATCTTGTAGCATCCGAAATGAAGTACATGACTGAGTGGATCTCTGATGTGAGAAATCTGATTCAATTCTCAGAATCTACATCTCAGACCATGACTTCAGCAAGGTTTGAAGAGGGCGTAAAAGCCGAGTTTGAATCAGCCGGACTTACCTTGGATAACTGTTCAATGCTTGATGTTGATGTGCTTGTAACAGCAGCACAGAAGCTGGAAGCAGATATCGCTATTGAATCTTCTGAGAATTCAGATGATGTAGAAGACTTCGATACAAAGGTTGATGCTCGCTCATATGATCTTATCTTAAAGATGTTAGAGACTTACCGTGATGTATTATTAGAAGCAACAAAATTCTATCAGGATAACTTCCACAAAGTATCCGTTGAGTTACTGCTTCGTAGATACAATCTCTTCTCAGAGGATTTCTGGAAGACAATTAACGGTGAGAGAAGTGTGAATGATAAATTCTTACGTTCTGTGAATTTCCATCCAACACTTGTAAGACTGGATCTCCAGTCTATGCAGAGATTTGCTCCAAAGATTTCTCAGCTTTACAAAGAAGATATGAGAATTTTGGATAAGTTTATTTCTCTGGTAAAAGCTGGAAACTCAAATGACTATTCAGTAGGAACTGATTCATTTGATATGGAGAATTTGGAAGAGAAGAAAGCAGAGCTTATCAGTAAGCTGGAAGATTTGTATAGCTCGTTTGAGTTAGCAAGTCGTGATCTTATGAAAGCTTATATTAAGAGACTTTCTACGATTGATGAATCTGTTCATCAGAACATCGGATCAATCAGTAGCTTCGTTCCGGATTCTCATGACTATTTCATTGATGCATTCAATGCCAATTATGACATGGTAACAGAGGCTCATGAAGAGAAGTTGACCTCCATGTTTGCATTCTATGAGTCTGAATATATGAGGAGTCTGTCTGATGTAGACATCTTCATGGAAGCTCCGAATGATCAGAACAACGGAAACAACAATAACCAGCCTCAGAATAATAACCAGAACAACAATCAGAAGAATAACAATAATCAGAATGCTGGAAATAACAACCAGCAGAAAGCAAATACCAACCCATCTGTAGAAGATAACTCTGGAAACAATAACCAGAATGGAAGTAATCGGAACACAGATGAAGGGCAGAAAACAACTGGTTTTGTTGCTAGAATTCAGAAGTTTATATCTGGTGTAATTGATAAAATCCTCGGATTTTTCAATAAAGGGCATATGAAAGATAAGAACCTGAAATTCATCAACGATTACAGGAATTATCTTACTACAAGAAATTACTCGAATGTGACAATTCACATTCTTCCATACAACAACACCAACTATATCAAGTGGTGCAACAATGTAATCAAGAAAGCTTCTTCTATGAATGAGCAGCAGCTTCGCAGTATGAATGAAGATCAGGTTTACAGTTTCCTGTATTCTGGAACAAGTTTTGCGAAAGTAAAAGGAGATACAAATGCGGAAAGGTTTGAACTTGCAATCAAGTTAGGAACTGCTAAGAACCAGACAATTGCGATCTCCAACAACAAGATCAAAGCACAGATTCCAATGATGATTGAGTATGTATTAAATTACTACAACCAGATTGAGAATGACCTGAAATCTTTGAATAATGAAGTGAAGTCTCTTGCAAATCTGGAAGCAATCAAAGGAACTGAAGGGAACACTCAGACAAACCTGTCCCTTGTTCCAAGAATTATCAACGAGTCTATTGGTTCAGCGATTAACGTTTCAAGAAAACGTGCAAATGATTACATGGTAATTTTAAATTCTCTGGTTCCTGATAGTGTTAGGAAGAATAACAATCAGAATCAGCAGAATAATAACCAGAATGCTGGTAATGCCAATAATCAGCAATAAAAATAAAAAAAAAAGAAGAGGGTCGCAAATTCCTGCGCTCTCTTCTTTTTATCCTGACTACTTCAAGAAGCTTGGATCAATTCCAAGCTTCTCTAATTCACCACATGTTTCATCCAAGATGTCTTTCTCTTTTATATCCTCTTTCTTATCAAACTCATCCCAGTTCTTTTGCAGTGCTTTTTCACTCATCTCCATTAAATCACCAAAAGTATCATTAAATGCTTTCATGTAATCAAAATTTTCCATCACTTTACCTCCATTATACTCGCTTCATGAAATTCTCAGTTGTCATATAGGTTACTTTTCCGAGAACATCATAGAAGTATCCATCTTCACATTCAACAGCAATATCGCTGGTGGATGCTAACCATTCGGTTTCCAATGCATGATTCAGATGTCGGCACATCAATGCTGTCGATACCATAGCATCCGGAACTTTCTTACTCAGTGCATCAAGTTTATCTTCAAAATAGTTCCAATAAGTTCCATTCTTCTCGAACCGATAGCAATCCTTTTCTGGATTGGTTTCTTTCGTAGATCCCGGACGATACTTAATAGCGGTTACATGATCCAAACGATCCTCTGTGAATATCCTACGTGCAACTTCATTCTTGTTTAAATAATTATCTTTCATCATGATCTTTCTCCTCATTTCTTTTATTTTGAATTTTCTTTAAGTGCCAATTTGTCACCTTTGCGGTGACTGGTGTTAAAATTACTACCGGTATTATGATATCCAGTAATAAAAATATGATAACGAATAAGACCCTTCCCCACCAAGGTAGAGCCTTCAAATAATCTTTGAATGTATCAAAAATCAATCGTATCAATTCTTTTAGTTTCTTAAATGCTTTCATTCTTCATCCCTTCATTTTGCTTTATATTCGCTCACCTTATACTCGCTTACTTTGTACTCACTTACCTTGTACTCCTCTACTTTATATTCTTCCACTTTATACTCTTCAACTTCATAACCCTCAACTTTATATCCTTCAACTCCATTTTCATCTATCTCTTTATTCAGTTTTACAAGATCTTTAATTTTATCAATGACCTTCATTTTTTATTCTCCTTTTCTTTTGCAACATAGAAAATGGAGGCTGCCTTTCGACAACCTCCTTAAAATACTAGATCAAATCAATACCATCAAACCAGTTCCCTAATGAAACTTCCTGATAGTCGTCGATATGATCCAACCACTCCTGATCCTTCCAAACAGACTTGTGTCCTGTCATTGGCCACGCATCAGAGCAAAGGCTCCAATTCATTTCTTCCATCTTCTCATCTACTACTGTACTTAAACTCTTGAACATAATGTCCTCGCTTTCTCCCGTTTATTATGGGCTCGGGTTGCCGTAATTTGTAATTTGGAAGGTTTCTTATTGCTTTCCTTCCTTTGTATCGCGAAAATAGTATATAAATGAAAATCTGGAAAATCCAAATTTGGGGATAAAAGAGGAATAGACAAAATAGTCTATTCCTCAATTTATCAGATGTCAGGATCACCTCCTGTTATTTCTTGGTTGGTAAGATCTGTTTTGCTGCTTTCTTAAGACCATTCGAGTTAGACCTCATAAGTCTTCTCAGGTACTTAATAGCACGGCGCATAGCCAGTCTGCCATAACGCTTTCTCCAGCCTGCTTTGATGCGGCGCTCGATTGCATATGCCTTGTCGATCTTCTTAACAAATGGATCATGATGAGCTCTTGCCTCAATCTGAAGAGACAGCTCATACAGCTGATTCAATCTTGCTTTCTTTGTCATCTTGTACGGTCTGCTTGCCGGAGCAAATACGCTCTCGGTATAAGCCTGCTCACCGTTTGTAAGATCAGCAACCAACTCATCTAATGTAGACTCAAGCATGAGTCCCTCAGAGATTGCGATCTCTGCATCGCCAGACTCCATGAAGTCTGCTGCTTCCTGAACAGTCATGCACTCCTCAAGAAGTACCGGTGTTCCAACAGCCGCCATCATGTCATCTGCATCCTGATCTTCCTGGCCATCAAGTGGAGCTGCGGGAGTCGGATCATCAACATCCATAACCGGTGATGTCGGCTGCTCTGCCGGAACTGAGCCAGGATCAAGCGGATCTGTTCCTACATCTGTTCCGAGATCTCCACCACCAGTAAGCTCTTCTCCATCTTCTTTTGCACATCCGGAGCAAGCCTCTGTAGCACAGCCTTCTCCACACTCTTCACCAAGATCTCCTAAAAGATCATCGATATCGTCCGGATTGACGTCATCGTCATCTCCATCCGGCTCGGTTCCAAGAAGTCCAGCAATATCACTGTTTTCGTCTCCACCGAAATCATCATCGTCGTCCAGAGAACCGAAAAGGCTCTCATCCCCGTCTTCCTTCATTGCTGCATCCAAATCTTTCTCAAAATCGTTATCAGAACTCTCTGTGAAAGATGTTCCTGATTTAGAAGGAAGGGGTGCGTTCAGTATATCGTTAAATAATGACATATTAAAATACCACCTTTCATAATTTTCTTGATGTATTCTTTTACATTACCATTATGTTCTAACAGCTTATTTCAAGGAATCATCAAGACTCTGTTGCTTCATTTTCAGTTGTAGCAGATGCTTCTGCATCTTCTGTTGTAGTTTCTTCTTTTGTAACAACATTTGCAGTCGGTCCCATCAGATTATTTTCTGCTGTGGAGTTTGCTTTCCGATTTGCATAACTGTCGTCTCCATTGTAGTAACGTCCATACCTCTTCTGTGACCTGATAAACTCTTCACCATTCTCATTTACAGTCATGATTGGCTTTAATACCAAGACACGCTCTGTTGTAGAATCATCTACCCTGTTGAAGTATTGTCTTGTGACATCATATGAAACACCCTCAACGACTAAACGGCAAACAGTTACCACAGTAAGGTCGATGGAGCTCTCTTCAAAATCGAATTTTACAAGACGATCTCTATTATTCTTGATATAATCCCACCCAATTACTGCCGGATTTTCACTCGGCTTAAGTGGTAATACATATCCATTCATAAGCTCTTCTTCCTTTCTATATTTATTCTTTATAGCCTTATTTTCTTTGTTTTTTAAGCAAAATATCAATAGAAATTACGTCATGAAGGGAAAAAAGAAAGAGCAAGGATATTTTCCAAGCTCTTTCTTTTCTTTCGTCTTATGCTTTTACTTTCTTTTTCTTCTTCTTTTTCTTGCTTTCTTCTTTTGCCATATCAGCAACCAATCCAGCCATATGGACTTTATCCACAGCACTCGGCACGACATCTTCGAACACTCTGCAGCCGTGCTCGAACCCAGCCATCATCATATATACACTAATCCCTAAGATAGCACCATGGATAATCTTGTCTTTTACTGGATAACTATTTACCTCTACTTTCTTCATGCTACTCCTTTCTACTTCTTCCGGAAGAATCCCTTTGGTTGCACCGGTTCCGGACTAAACTTATCCTTTGCCTGCTTGATCAGATATTCTGCATCATCTACCGCTGCATTGCATCCAATTGCCACCAACTCTCCTACGATTACCGCTGCAACAACACCTGTTGCTACTTTTCCTACCTTAAACACCACGTCATTCATATCAATTTTCTCCTTTCTTTCTATCGATACTAGAAAGATAATATATAAATGAAAATCAGGTTGATTTATATTTAATTGAGTCGATCAAATACCAATCCCTCTTTCATATAATCAGAAAACCCTTCAATCACCCGATAACATTCTAACTCCACAGCACTGTACCAATCATAAATAAGATTCCACCTTGATAATAAAACTTCTAATCTAATTCGAAGATCTTCTGTTTCTGCTTCTTTTGCTAAAGCACGAATCATCCGAATTGGTTCTTCAAATCTTGTAATCTCCGCATCCGATTTATGTGCCTCAAAAGATACAATGATAATCTTTAACTTCAAACGATCTGTATTTGTAATTTGCAACTCTACTGGAGGTTTCTCAAATGGCTTTCTCCTGTTAATACAAGCCAAAATATCCCCAATCTCTCTCATATACCTCGATACAGTTGTATCCTCTAATTCTAAATCCAATACTGTACCGTCTTTTGCACTACATCGATATAGATGTTTCATAAAGCAATCATCTCCTTCCTTTATAAAACAGTCCAGAGCAATAATAAAATATATCTTTAAAAAAAATAAAGAGAGGAAGCATCTTAATAGACACTTCCTCTCGAATATACAAAAATTATTTAACGACCAGATCTTCTGGATAAACTTTACGGATTTCACCATTCGGCATATAAATGACCTTTCTGGTACTTTCCTTCTCAGTCTGTTTGATATAAGCCCAAAGTTTCTCTTCATCCATCTCTTCAAGACCTTCTTCATTCTTAAAGGTTGAGAAGTGATAGAAATCGATAAGCTGTCCCTTACCAACTGCAAAGAGTTTGTTGAGAGATCCATCTTCACGGTTCATGATGTATTTCTCCATTGGACTAAACTTTCTAAACATCTTTACGAATTCTGGTTGAACTAATGCAATCTGATTCAAGATATCACCATCAAATGTGCTATTTCCACATTATAACACGGACTATATCTTCATCCTAGATTATTCTAGGAGGTACGCGCTTCGAACTTAGCCCTCAAACTAAGCCCTACATAAATAGTCTCTACACCTTCTTTATTACTAAAGCTTGGCACGGTATTACCAGGCTATCCAATTTCTTGGACCCAGGCTCTCTTACGAAGCTCATTCGTCTATGGTCGATATATAGGACTTCCTATATACGGTCTATAATTATCATATAAACAGTCTTATTTAACTTCTACCGTTAGCTAACCATTCTTAATGAATGATTAACACCGTTTGTTAAACGTTCACGTACTTCTCGACTATGTGTTACCACACGTCCCGACCTTGCGGTGATTCGTTGATCGGCATTCAAACCGGCTAAAATAAATAAAGGAACAGACAACGTTGTCCTCTTCCAATCGTCCTTCACCCGGCGTATTCTTAACATAAGCATTGAATACAGATTGATTGTAGGATTTCTATTTAATAAAATCCTCGGTTTTTCTTTCTTTACTATATAATTCATAATAGAAAGAACGTAATCGTCTTTCTTATATGCATCTTTCCACATCATGTAGGCATCAGAGAGCGATATATTAAGTATTTTCATCAAGTAGTAAATAATCTTATATTTAAATAAGATACGAAATCCCTGATAACTCATGTCTACCTGATCTACAGCAAGTGTTGGATCCGGCGTTATGACTGAGCGACTCGTATAATTTAGGGAACCTGATATGATCTTATTACGTATAAATCCCTTCTTTTGCGAGACTTGGTTGAAGTTCAACTCCCACATGGTTTGCAGTCTAGTCTGCATATGTGTTTGAATAAAGGGTTTCTCTATGGGCTCACAATCCCTGAGCGTCATAGATAAGTTAACCAATGTATTTATCTCTTTATCAATACCATTGAAATAGAATGTATCAGCTGTAACCGATGATGGTCTTAAGAAAGTCGAATATACAGGAATATGATGAATGAAAGCTTTGTATTTACAACGCTTTGCCTGATTCAGTTGTTCCCTCTTATCTTTTTTCTTTGCTGCAAAGTAATCGAGTATCTCATCATATCTTTCGTAAAACCCGTCGATTCCTATTCCAGCAAATGGAGATGATGGTGGATGATCCTCATCATAAGCGACCTCATGACGATTACCATCAGCATCAACTCTTTCGATTCTTTCCACCATCTCTGCAAATGGTTTCTTCCCAATGGTTCTTTCAAATATCTTATACCAGTAAGGGCTAATTAAAACATTATCACCCAAACTAATCCAGCCAGTCTTTTTGATATCCATATCTCTGGCTTCTACCTTTGTACCACAGAAAGGGCAAATTTCACCTTTGAAACGTAGTCCTTTAAATTCTCCACATTTACATCTATGCCTTTCCATAAATGCCTGCTCGTCACCATAAGTGGTTCCAAACAGTGGAGAGTTTGGTCCAAACATATTTTTCTCTTTTCTACCATCTAATGATAAGACGGCAGGTTCTGAAATAACAAATCCATCATGGTTCATAATGTCATCATAGAATAATCGATCCCATGAGACTTGGTCAGCCACGACATATTCATTTTTCAAATTAATGACTTCTGTTCGTACTACATGTGCCATTTAAAATTCCTCCCAAACTACTCTTTATACTTTTCTCCTATTAATTCTGTCCGTATGAATGTAATCACGGTTAACTACCTCCTTTCTGATTAACCGAATGTGAAAAGGGAAGTAGAAAATTATCCTACTCCCCTTTACCTCAAATAGATAATGTATAACTCAAATTTGAGTTGAGCATTCTTACTCGTATTTTACACCAATAGTGGATTTATCTAAGTCTTCCATGTTAATAATATCAACTGGATACTGACGAAACATCATGTTGTGTGTAATTAAGAATGCCTGTCTGATGTTATTAAGCTCCATCTGTTTCTCTAAGACAGGAATAAATCTTTGTCGGTTTTTATCATCAAACATGGAATCTACTTCATCATAGAGTCCTACATTATAACGTGACATACTCATTGCTCGAAGTGCAGAAGAGATCGCCATATTAAAGAAGCTGGCTTCTCCCTGCGAAGCAGAAGAGACATCATCGATACGAACTCCATTTTTCACGTAAGGCATCAAGAAATCATTCTCAGTAATCTCAAACTTATCAAGATATAAATCTCCATGATAGACAATATCAAGAAGTTCATTTGCAATCTTTGTGACTTTCTTAAAGTATGCTCGGATATGTTCAAGTGGAATACCTGTTGTTCCCGATAAAGCGAACTTTAAGTTCGAATAGTCTTCATAAAGCAAGCGATAATCCTCTAATTGAGTTACTAAATCACGATATCTTTTAAGTTTTGACTCTTTGCTGGACACGTCTAGGGATAACAAATAACGACGCTGATTAAACTCATTCAATTGAGAGTCTAAATCCCCTATTCTTGAAGATAATTTCTTACCTTCTTCATCACGTTTTGTGATATCCTCATAATTTGTTTTTGCTTCATCATATTCAGTAAGAGCTTCAGAAATAGTCCGAACCGAAGTGATATCAGATCTACAACTACGAAGTTCATCTTCTACTGCTTCTTTTGAAGCTTTCTCATCTTCGAGTTCTTCTTGGAGCTTTTCTATATGAGAAGAGATCTTATCTCGTTGCTTTGTCAAAAACTCCATCTTACTCAATGCTTTCATTTTAATGAGATCTTTTTCAACCTCATCACATTCTTTCTTCAACTGATTATAATTTTCTCGTTCTGTCAAGAAAGAAATGTAATCATTGATAAGTTTATCATCGAAGATGCATTCTGCATTTCCAATCTTCTTGTAAAGATTATCTACAAGGAAGAATTTCTGAATGTCTTCAGGAAGCTTCTGAATAAACTCCGCTTTCTCATTGAGCTGAGAAAAGACATTCGTTAAGTTATCATAAGCAAGTTGCATCATATGATAAAACTCAGAAGTATATTTTACAGAAGCAACTGGAACAGCATCTTTGATGTCAAGTAGTTCTTTGTGAAGTTGCTTTAATGGACATTCCTGTTCACAAGTAATTTTAATTCCTGCATAACGATTGATAATCCTGTCTACTAATGATAATCGCTCTGCATTCTCCTGTGCTTCAATTGTAAGTAAAGAAGCTTTGATAAGAGATGGAATATCGTTATTTGCTTTCATCTCTTTTAAGACTTTCTTAATCGGGTCTTTGCCGAAGTCATAAGTGAGATTTAACTGTGACTGGATATTCTTTAAGAATACCACGAACTCATCAAACTCTTCTTTTGAACAGTTGACAGTTCTCTCATCAAAAGCACTTCGATAAGCATGATTTGTACGTTTCCGTAAATCATGAAAGTAATTCTCTAAAGATTCCAGATTTAAATCCTTTTCTTCTTTCTTAATCGAAGCTTTGATTTCATCGAGTTCATTCATCTCATTATCAATATCCTGTAAGATTCTTGAAATGACATCAGAAGCTGCTTTTACTTTTCCTTGTAATTCAACTTCCAGTAAGGATAAAGATTCCAACTTCTTATTGGCTTTCTTTAAGTCCAGACTTTCTGCCTTTGCAATCTCTAATGCATTCGTAAATGATTCTATTCGTTTCGTTGCTGCCTTTAAAAGAAATGGAAAATCTCCACCGATATTTAACTTCTCGTAATCGTATTTATATCGTGTGAGTTCTTCATTTACTTTTGCAATTACAGCATCTAATGTAGCAAGCTCCTGATTCATCTCAGCAATCTCAATCTCAGACTTCTTTTCATCTTCTACAGAAGTCTTTTTGATTTCATCAATGATATGACCAATAACTGCTTTTGTATCTTTCTCTCTTTGAGAAGCTTCTTTATATTGCTTTAAGTACCAATCCACTTCCTCTAAGATTTTCGTAGCAAAGACTTTTCTCTCTGCTCCTCTTGATGTAATGAGATTCTTTACATTATCACCCATTCTTATGAGCTTTAAGTAACTCATCTCAATATCCAGATGCTCTGCTACCAAATCCTTAAATGATGTGACATTTCCATTCTCATTTAATTCCACATCATTCATCTTAAAATAAGACTTGATGATAAATGCTCCATCGCTTTTTGGGGTGTAAAAATGCTCGATGACGTATTCATTTCGTTCGTCATCAAGCAATACAATCTTCTTATACCCATTCTTTCCTTTTATGATGGGTCTCGTTGCATTTCTTATATCCAAATCTCCAACGGTAGCAAATGGAGTCAAATAACTTAATAGACTCGTTTTCCCTGCACCGTTTGGACCAATAATAATACAGACTGGATTCTTTTGTTTTGTGAAGTCTAATTCTAATTTGTTTACTCCAATTCCAGTCTTTAAATTCTGAAAGTTTTCTAAGATAATTTCTCTTATAAACATCGAATCAAATCCTTTCTAATTCCTCGTTAATTTTCAGTTTTACCTAAAATATAAAGCGATAACAAAAAGTTAAAGCCCGGAGCTTATTTCCTTTTTGTATTAGTTAGTTTGACTCTGGTACATTGATTTTTCATGTAGTTTTTTGAATGATTCATGATATGGTAAAGTGTCCGAAAAGTTGTCTCCTGTTGGACAACCTAATTACTCATGATGAAAACCCTCCTAAACAGTTAATTTTTTGAACGTGTGAAATAGAATCTTTTGCTATAATTCGCGCACCGGGCTTAGAAGAAGGTAGAGGAATGTGCAAACCTCTACCTTCTTTCTTTTGTCACTCTAAATGAAAGACATCTTTAATGAGCTGGTTGATATACTGAGTATCAACAGTAATCACAATTGTGTATGTGTAATAACCATAATCATGGTTATAAAACTGCACCACTTTCTTTTCATAATCAATGGAATAATCTGATCCTTCCAACAATAAATCTCCCTGTTTTCTTACCCTGATATCAATCAAGTTTACAAGCGGAATATGATTTGAAATGTGATAATCGATCGCCTGTATAATTGATTGCTTTAAGATCGGTTTGATATCAACTGAATCGTTTGGTTTATCCAGTCGATAAGATGCATGTGAATACACACTCCATCCAGGGTTTAACTCCAAATCATCAAAGTCAAAAATATCTGCATAAATTGGAATCAATGTGGAATCCGTTGGAATCTCCATCTTCGGTATTTCCTTGATATGTGGAGAAAAAAGATACGTGATAGACGGAGACCAGAACTCTAGTTTGAGAGATAAGGTAATTCGGTATGATGTCATTACCTGATTCGTTGATTCTCCATCATCCTTATCCAAATCCTGTAAGATAGTAAAAATCTTTGCCGGATAATACCGATAGAACTCTTCTTTTCCTGTTTCTCCAGCAAGCTTATAAGTAACTGGGAAATAGGAATGTCCATTCAAATAATCTAAGAAATCCCCAACTGACCCATCTTTCTGATGTACTGGAACCCCTGCTAAATTTCCAAGCGTTTCCATAAAAGTATTTGGTAAATATGCTTCCAAGTGTGTATCAATATCAAATGGTCTCCCCGGAACAAATTGTGTTCTTAAGAAATCCATATAATTAAGCTGTTGGATTAGTGTAGAAAATACCATCGTAATATCCATGTACATAATCCTTCTTGTCTGAGAGAATTGTACCTCTAAATTCCTTTCTGGATCAAATAAGAAGGGATTCAAATCTACAGTTCCTGGAGACTGACTATTGATTGGTCCTCCACCCATTCTCTCAACAAACATCGTTTTCCCTAAGAATGTATCCTCGTTGTAATCAATTCTTGGACGAAAGATAATCATTGGTTTTGATTTCTTTAAGAATTGGGTTGGTGTTGATAATATCTGTTTATGGGCGATTCTTGAGCTTACATGAATCGTCTTAAAAAAGTTATCCGGAAAAATATCCAGAAACCACTTCTGTACTGTTGCAAGCAAGTTTCCATAAGTATGCGCACTACTTGCCATTACGGACATATAATTCAGACGGTGTTCGTCTAAATCAAAATATGAAGTATTCTGCTGCATAATGCTCACTCCTTTCTTTAAGTTAATGTCCAAGGGTGTAAAAGAAGCAAGACATCGTAAAGACATCTTGCTTCTCTCTATTAATAAAAGTAAAATCCATTCTTGATTTTCAGGGATGGGTTGTCAAGAATTATACTGCTTAATTGATAGCTTGTCATGTGAGCGACATAAATATATCTATAACCGGATAAATTTGCATCTGGTAATAACACCACTCTCTGGAGACGATTATAGTGAGATAACCAATCTTTCTCCTTCCCACTACTTGCTAAAACTTGGCGCATACGATACATAATCTTTCTCTTTACGCCAATTTCTCCAACTACTACAACGGGATTCTCCTCGTCTCTGATTGCCTCTTTTACAACTAATTCTAACAACTCATCGTCTACTGCACGACTTGTATTTCTTACACAAATCGCCTTTCCAGAATTATCGTTTAATTTATACCTTAATTTATAATATATTTTTTGCAGTAAAGACTGTAAGTTGTAAAGCATAGTTTTCCCTCTTTCCTCTTTATTCAGTTTTTTATTTAGTTATATTGGTATTAACGATAGGACCCAAAGCCACAGCAATTCTCAATTACTGGAATTAAATCCTCCACAACATCGTAAACATGCGTATCTTTTGTGATACTATACGAATAGATGTTATCGTTTTCACCAAACTCTGAAAATACTTTCAGATAATTTTCCCTGATCTGTTTTAATGTATCAAGCTTTTCAAAGACCTCTTCAGATCTATTCCGCCTGCTGAGTCTTTCCAAAGCAAGCTCTGGATCAATATCAAGATAAATGATAATATCAGGTTTTAAAATCTGATTGTATTTATTATGAAGATACACCAAATAATCCCTGCTAACATCGCTCATATTATAAGCGAGTGTTGAATAGGTATACCTAGATTCGAGTACAGTTTTCCCTTCATTGATTTTCTTAAGAAGCCCACGATTTGGATTAACGATATGATCATATCGATCCATCGAAATAAATCCAGCAGCTACCTCATTATCAAATGGGAGATCCCCAGTCATAAGTTGATGAAAAATCTGTCCAACTGAATTATGGGTTGGTTCCTCTTCGCAAAGAAAGTGATTTCCATACCTACTGCTAAGATTTCCCTCTAACAGGCTCATGGTAGTGGATTTCCCACTACCATCAATGCCCTCGAATACAATAAATTTCCCCCGTGGCATATTATTCCTCCCCTTTATTTTCTGTCACTTTTGTAACCTCATCCTGAACAGCAAAGGAATCGCTGATCTCACGAACTTCTTTTGTTGTTTCCGGAACTTCAGCATTATCAGATGCTTCCTCTGTAGCATCTCCAGGATCATCAGATGGTTCTGCATCTTCATCATTGGATTCAGTCTGCTCTTCATCCGAATCGGCTACTTTAACCTGTACTTTCTCTTCTGCTTCTTTTGCTTTTTCCTCAGACTTCTGGTTCCAGATCTCTTTCAGTTCATCTAAGGACATATCGAACATCTCGCTGGTAACTTCAACACTGAAGTCATTCTTGAGACTCTTTAAAAGAATGGTGTACTGATGAAGATCATCTACACTCATATCATCGTATTTGCTTCTGTCAAGGACTGTGTTGAACTCCTTGTTCAGATTGCTAATTGCAACATCTTTAAAGTTCTCAGCAGCCTGTCTCTCCTTCTCAAGACGAACCGGATGATTTGGATAAGAAGTGTTGTTCTCGATGAACTTCTCTGTGTAACCTGCTTCGATGTAAGCATCATGATGTGCCATGATTGCATTTAATGCACTCTGGCGAGCTTCCTCACTCGGGAACTTGTTGTACACGATCTTTGTTAAGATGTTAAATACTAGCTTGATCTCATCTCTCTGCTTCGTAGCATCGGCGTTTCCGATCCATCTCATACAGTAGAAGAGGAAGAGGTTGTTGAATGGATGATAATGCTCATCCAAGAACTTCTCCTCAATATTGAAGAAGTAACGATAAACATCCGGATTCACCTTGCTCTGCTTACACTTAGAGGTGAACTTCTCAATCACATAATTGCTGCGATAGTTATTGAAGAAGTTTTCCATCTCATTTTCGATGGTAACACGGTTATCCATGAAGCTGAAATCATAACGACCCTTCAACAGGCGAATATCTGCCTTAAGCTTCTTGATGTTTACATACTGATTCTTTTCAGACTTCTCAAGCTCTTCCAAACGAGCAGACAGTTCTTCAATCTTCTTATCCTGAAGTGCACTGTACTCCGGAGAAGCCAGATAATCAAGATACTTATCATACTCCTCATTCAGATTTGCCTGGAGGTCTTTGATCTCGTTTTCAGACTCAATGAGTTCTACCATTCCAACGAGAGCATCAACAAGATCTTTCTTATTGTCGTCATTCTCTTCGATAACGACTCCTGAATCCAGAGATAACAGAACAGAAAGATCTTTAAACTGCCCAGTTACAAGCTCTGTGTATCCAGCGATTGTTTCTTCTTTATACTTATTCTGATTCTCTTTGATGGCTGCTTCCAGGTCCTCCTCGGTACCTTCAGAAATCTCCGGAGTCTCATCTGTATTCTCAGTCGTCTCTTCTTCATGAGCAACCGGATGCTCGATGACATACTCACGAATCTTCTCCGGATCATAGCCACAATCTTTTATGGAACCCTCAACCAATTCACGTTCGGTTTCCACCATTTCTTTCGCAGACTTCAGTAACTCATCTGCTTCACGAATTTCTCTTTGATTCATGTTTAAATCCTCCTTATAAATCGTATTAATGGTTTGTCATACGGATAATAAGAAAAGACAAAAAAAAAAAGAAGGGGCGAGACATGAAAACCCCTTCTTTATCAAATTATCGGATCATAGTATCAATGTACCTTGAAACTACCGGATTATCCATATAAAGACCCAATAATTCCAAAGCTTGACAGGCGACACTAATCTCCGGGAAATCAGCAATATCTTCAAATCTTGTCTCGATCGCTGGATTTGCTTCTACCATGATTCGATAGAAGAAGCTCTTATTTCCTTTGGACTGTGAATGCATAATTGCATATCCAAGCTGCCCAAGCTGCTTCTTCATCAGTTCATCATCGTCCCGATAATCCCCTTCAATATATTCCGGGGTTTTCTTAAACTTCAATGTGAGTGTTGCTAACATGAAAGCTGTCTTCATGATATTATTCAAGATGATGCCTTCATCCAAATCCGGATCCGTACACTGCTCTTCCAAGAACTTGATTGCTGTATCCAGCTTCTCTAAGATCTCTTCATCATATCCACCGGATAAGATGAGAATCTGTGTCATTGCCTGAAGCGGTTCTGCATACGAGAAGTCCTTTGTCAATATTCCAACAATCAACAAATCGGATCTTGTGATGATATTGTCAAGAAGATGGTTGTACACTTTGTACTTCTTCTTGTCCTTGTAACAATACAGCTGCGTCTTCTTGATCCAGCGATTTACTTCTCTTACCAGATGAAATAGATATACCGTTGCAAACTTCCCACGAAACTCCGGATTCTCCATCGGATAAGCATTTTCCCAATCCAAATCCGAGAGCTTCTTAAACTTCTTATTGAGAACGATATTCCGCTTCATCATTCCATAATCACTATCGATGTATTCTTCCTCATCAATATTATTGATAAGAAGAATCATCTCAAACACATGTGAGAAGAAGTTACTTAACGAAATCGTATACAAAGCCTCTCCTTTGATTCGCTTCCCTTTTGATTTCTTTTCCGTTACGGCATAAATATCACCTGCCTTCTTCTCACTCTTTTCCAGTTCCTTTAATCGTTTCTTTGACTCACTAGCCATAGACAAACCACCTTTCTTTACATTTCTTTTTATCGATACTAGAAAGATAATATATAAATGAAATTACAGTTTGTGAAAGGTTATCTTTACAATTCTATTACCTTTCCGTAAATATTGATCCAACGTAATTGTCTTTACACAGAGTGTCCTTGTACCTGGGTACTCAAAGACCAATTCTTCATCCGATCTACTGTGTAATATCATTGGTATGAATTCATGATTATCACAAACATCATAAACTCTCCCTGGAACAAAAACCTCTGGATCAAAATAACGACAGGTAATAACACCCTCTCGTTCAACTCCTGGTGATAGCAACATAATTAATCCTCCAATTTATCTGCTTATTTTATCCGGTAAATCTTCATAAGCATACAAGCATCCATCCTCTCCACAATCAGAAAGGATGACATCGGATGTTGGATATTTATCAATATCATCATCTGTCATAGTGCTCGGGTTAAGATCATACCTGTATACATCGTCTTTTTCTTTACAAAGCCAAAGGACTGCATTTACGCGCTTTCCTGTAACCCGCGCAACTGCATTAAGCATCATCCCTACAAACCTTCTCTGTTGTAACCGGTCGAGTTGATTATACTCACCACGACGATGACGTTCAATCATTTCGTTAATTTCTTTCTCCTCTGGTTGACCCTTTAAGATTGTCTTTACCAAAGTTTCCATGATATCATCATTACCCAGTTCAAAGATTTCATGCCGAACAACGGAGACGGAATCTCTTCTTCCGTCTCCAAAAGGTAATTCACTTCTATATCCATAAGTTACATCTATCATTTTAATCTTCCTCCCTATTCAAATACCCAATTTCAAATAAATAATCCAAATGCTCCAATACTCTTTCGTATAAAATTGGACACATGTTTTCTTTGTGATATTGCATATTTCTAAGCAAATCATAATCAATACCCCACATGCAATGATCATCTGGACGACATCTTGCATCACATTTCTGAAGTGGAGCATGATAAATATTTTTATTACAGATGAGATGTAATTTCGAATTTTGGATAATAAAGGGAAGGTCAGACTCTCTGACCTTCCTCATCCAATCCTGTTTCACATCAGCATCGAAAATAGGTTTTTCCATAAGAAATACCTGCCTCTCATTTATTAATCGATTACATCTGCTTCCACAGGGATCCACATGTTGGGATTGAAGTTTAACGTGTATCGATACTTCGAAACTTCATTTGAACCAAGGTTCAAATCTTCGACAACATAAGTTACGTTATCACTTAACCCAACAAAATGCTTCACATAAGTTCCCTCGTCCTCCACGATAATTTCGAGTTGGTCGTCTTCCGTGTCAGCAGTGATACTCATCTTTCCAGTCATCTGGAATAACGTGTCACCGGTAATACAATTGATCACCGTAAGCTGTCTTACTACATTGAAGTTGTCTGCTTCCTGAGAGAGGTTATACGAAACCCGCTCTGCTTCAGAGCAACCTGTAACCAATGCACAAAGTAAGATAAGGACTGAGATAATTCCTACGATCTTCTTTTTCACGGTCTCTTTCCTCCTTTCCTTTTATTTTATGAGAATGTGACTTGTATGGATTTACACCTTTGTTGAAACTCCATCTAACTGCCGATCTTTCTTTACTGCTAAAAGGAAATCAAGGGTTCTCATAGAATCTCCAAAATGTGACATCAAAAGAATATAATCTACTTCAAATGGGTTACCTTCAGAATCTATATCATGTGATTCTTGATAGGCTTTAAAATCAGAAGCCATTTTACAGATCTTTTCTCTATCTTTCTCCAGTCCACGCTTGCAATCCTCTATCAATTTATCGAGTGATTTCATGCTCATTTTCCAAAGATATCCATTATCAAATTTATCAGACTCAGTTATTGGACGATTACCAAGAACCTCGTCATAATTTTTATTAAAAACAGGATTATCTGACATAATATACACCTCCAATTTATACTGTGTTTTTAGGTATCAAAATAAGACATATTTGGAGCCATTGATGTAATCAATTTCTTAATCGATGTTAAGAACGTAATCTCATTTTCAATGACTGTAATCTGTGCACTAGCTAAAGCTGCTAAATTATCTGCTGTATTGCAAGTTCCATAAGGTTCACAATAACTACCTTGTGCTGTTGCACAGACACCTTTTAAAGCATTTAAGGAACTTTTTAAAGCATCAATTTGGGCATCGATTGCTTTTATATTCCAAATGTCTCCTTTTGATCCAGTTGTTTTTGGCTTTGCCATTCCATATTACTCCTTTCCTTCATCTTTATCCTCATTGTCCTCCTCCCACTTTTCAAGTTCTTCTTCCTGTCTCTTTTCCATCTTCCGGAGTTTCTTCTTGTCTTTCTTTACTTTCTTAAGTAAGCGAAGTTGATTCTCTTCATAAAGAATTCGAATCAGAATGTTGGTAGTATTGAATTGAGAGACGTTCTGATAGTATAACCTGCTGACACCTGCTTGTAGTTGCCATGTTATTCTATGGAAATCAGAGGTATCACTTTCCGGTTTCTGTAACTCTTTTTCACCATCTTCTAACGGATCACATCTTCGAAAAAGGATATCATAAGCATCTTCTAATTCCTTTTCACACTTATGAATTCTCTTCTTGATCTCATCATCCGATAGTCTGTAAAGATCGCTGTAATCATAGTTGATATAACTCTTCCTCACCTTAACAACCCCCTTTATCAATTGCCTTTCTTTTTCTTTCTTTTCTTCTTCTTTTCATCAACATGAACCATAATCATTTGACTAAAGAGGACTTTTCCTAACTCCGGATGAATAATTTCATCTGGACTTAATCCATTTGCAGTCTGGATAATATGACGTGCTTTTGGAGCTACAAAAGCCATATAATCCATTACATCAGATGGATCATGATCTGGATCAAACTGATATTCATATGCTTGTAATTGCTCTGCTAAACTTCGCAGTTGCTCTTCTACAAAGTTTGCATCCTTTACAGAAGCATCAAGCCCACTCATCTGATTAATGATATTTTGAAGCATTACGATTTCGCCAGGATCTGTATTTGGAAAATACCTCTCCAATGAGTCAGCATCCAGTACATCCATGATATGATTGCAAGCAAATCCAAAATACCACAATCCATCTTTTGCATACTTACTCTCTTTTGTCGGCCAGTAATCCGAGAAATCGACGCCTCCATGTACATAGAAGAATGAGTTTATCGTCTCATTTGGGCTCCCATCAGTAAGGGATTGTAATAAGTCAAGAAAACTTACCTCGTTGACATTATACGCTTTATCACCATCTTTTACCTTATCTTCAAGATGATCTGAATAGTCCTTACCAAATAATCGATGATCTTTATCTACTCCAACGTAGCCACAACGAAACCCTGCTACATTGAATAAAACTAAACAACGTAATCCTGCATGAATGAACTCACGCTCAATTACATATTGATCTGTACGTTCATACATTTCATCCACCTCTTTGTAACTTAAAGGTCAACAGTTTTCGGATCGATGACTTTACATATTCCATCTTCACCTAATATATTATTGACCGTCTTTACTATGTAATCCTTGAAACTTTTATCATCTGTAAAAGCAGCTCCATCCTGCTCTTCGATACCTTTATAAAATGCTTCTCGGATCTTATTTGCTAACTGTTTACCATCATATTGCTGTTTTGTCATAACTGTAACCAAAAGCCAGTCTTTCTCAAGACTTACAATAGGATCCAGCCTCTTTTGATCTACTTGGAAGAAGTAGTTATAAAAGCGGTAATCCTTAAGACGATCTGGCTTCTTTCCAATATTTTCAGCAAATATCTCATCTTTATCATTGACCATCCTAATAGCTTCTGCAGTTGTTTCAATTGGAGGAGTAATGACAATTTTAAAACCTCTCCAATTAGAATCATCTCTTTCAAGATTCATATTAAACGGTGTACTGTATACACGTTTTACATGTTTTCCACTGGAGTTTCTCTGGATCAAATGACAAGAAACAATAAACCGCGCGGCATTAACCTCCGGGATATAATCCGGTAAAATTCCTCTAAGAACGGTAGCTGGCATCTCTCGTAATATGCGTTGGGGGTCATATGTTTCCGGATCATAATTGATCATTCCAAGATTCTCAAGCACCATGTCTCTATACCATCGTTCAGCTCCAGTACTTCTTATGTGATTTCCATTCACATAAATCCGTATGTATTTTTGTCTACTCATGTCTCTTTTTTTAAATCTCCTTTCTTCTATTCCTACAAAGATAATATATAAGTGAAATAAATAATAAAAAAAGAGGGAACCCATGAGATTCCCTCGTATTATTACTACTCTGTAACGGCTGCCTTCTTTTCC